GCAATCCCGTACTTCGCTCCGTACTTCTTGAGCATCCAATCCCAGGTCGAGGAAATGAACTGGAACAGGCCCGTGGCGGACGACGTACCTGCACGCACGGTGTAGTCAAACCCCGACTCCAGCGAGGCCATGGCAGCCAACAGCTTACCGTCTACGCCCACCATCTTGGCAGCCGCCAGAATGGTATCCTTCAACGCGTTCCACGATTTGTTACCTTGCGGTTTCGGGATCGCGTTGATATCGCCACCTGTGCCGCGGCCCGGGTGATCCATCTCACGACCACCCGACATGGAACTGGGCATGCTGCTGTAGGGTGTGGTACCTACCTGCGCTGTCGGAATCGCAGTCTTGGCGTTCGGTGAACCTTGGATGGTTTCCTTGGTCGACGTCCACCAATTTTTGATCCCGGCGAAGAAGCCTGTCGGTTTGGCCACGGTCGGCGTTTGGCTGTTTGCCGCACTCTTACCTGCGGTGGGTTGGTTAGCGCCTTTACCACCCGGCTCTGCCAACACCACAGCTTTGGCCATATCCTTCAAGCCTTGCATGTTGCCATCAGTCGAACGCACGTCGGTGTTCAGCTCGTACCCTTCCCAGGGCGATACACTCACGTTCCAGACACTGCCACTACCGGTGTTGGTGGTGTACAACGCAGTCGCTACGTCTACCGCCTGTTGTGGTTTGAGAAGAGGTTTACCGACGCTTGGATCATCTTTACCCGTTTGGGCTTTGATGAGGCTTGCGTAGTTCAAGAACACGGGCAGGAAGCGTTGGTTGAACCAGCTGATCCAGTTCGCCACCATTGCATCATTCGAGACATCGACCCCGAACGCTGCACCGCTATCGAGCACGACTTGTTCCACCGAACCCGACCAGGTCGCTACGTTCTTGGCAAACGACAGCTTGGGTGCCAAGTTCTTCTCCAAGGCTTGCAGCGCGCGCACCTTATCGATTTCCATCTTCACCAAACCGTACGCCTTCAAACGTACCACATCGACACCGTCCAGTTTATCCACTCCAAGGCTCTCCAATACCACAGCCGAACCGCTGGCCATGACTTGTGCCCCTTTCGCGGGTTGGACCGACGATGCTGCGCCCCCCAACGTCAAGGCTTTCGCGCTGACACCTGCTGCCGCCTGTGGGCCTGCTACGGGGGTGGCGGTTGCTTTCGCTGCTCCCACGGCTGCTGCCGCGGTCACACCCGCTTGCTGTGCACCCGGCGCTTTCTTCTTCAGCTCGCGTTCCGCCAACTCGATGATGGCTCGCACGTCACCCGGCCCCATCTTGAGCGATGACAAATCCTTGAACGGCGAGGTACCGTCGTTGTAAGGACCGTCAGGGAAACGCACCGCATTGATGTATTGCAACGCAGTCGCAGGTTCCAAACTGTCGACATCACTCAGCCACTTATCGCTGGCGATTTGCTTGAGCGCGGCCACGTGCAGCAAGAACACCGGTTTGAAACGCATCCCAAACCACTGGAGCCAGTTCTGCATGCCATCTTGATCATCTTTATCGATTCCGAAGTCTTTCGGCAACGACATGGGGTCCACGCGCTTAGCGTCGAGCTTCGCCCCATCTTTGGTGAAGATGATCGCGTCTTTGAGCTTGTCTTCCAGCCCAAACACCGCGGCCACGTGATCGTTGTCAGCTGGTGAGAAACCGTACTGGGTATAACGAATGCGCGAGAGCAGACCGAGCTTCTTACGGGTCAAATACTTATACCCGAAATATAACCCGGCGCCCACCGCAGCCACTGCCAGTGCGCCGATGACGACCGGTGCCGAGATTACTCCTGCGATGGCGGAAGCGCCCGCGGCGATGGCTCCGCCGACTGCGGTAGCGCCACTGGCGATGGCACTTCCGGCGCCTGCCACAACGCCGCCCAACCCCAGTCCACCCAGACCCAGCAACCCCATACCGACTTTGCCAGCGCCTTTAAGGAAGCCCCAGCCTTTACCCGCCAAGAACTTGGCTTTGCCGAGGACACCTTTGGACGTAGCCCAGGAGCCTCCAGGGCGTCGAGCCATCCGACGCGCCCGCCGCGCATCACGCGAACCCTTGCCATCGCCCGCATTTCCCGTACTAACGTTGATGTCCGTATCACCGTCATCCTCCTCCTTTTTGCCACGCAGACGATCCCACAGCGACTTGGCACCATTTTTAATACGGGTACCAATGCCTGGCCCTTTGGCGGACGGGTCTTGATTCGCTTGTTCCGCTTTGGCTTTCGCTTCAGCTTCCTTGCGTTTCATCTGGTCTTCGTAACTGCCGTCACGGATACCATCTCCATCCACGTCTTGGTCACTATGACCCTTGGGTTTCGGCAAGCGATCGCGCAGCAGATCTCGGATCTCTTTCAAGTACGAATTCTGCTCCACTTGAATCGCCGTGGTCTTAGCGAGAGCTTCCGCACTGACGCCTTGTGCGAATGGGTTACGGCCGCGCAGCAAATCGAATGCGCCGCCGACGCCTTTCACCCCGGCTTTCAGAACGGCGTTACCGAGCTTGACACCACCCTTAACCAGACCCACTGCCGCTTTGTTAGCCACCTTACCTGCTTTGATGGCCAGACTGGTGATCTTCTTCACATTGCCGAACGCAAAATGCAACAATTTCGACAAACCAGTACGAATCGGTTTGTTGTTTTTATCCACCAACCCTTTACGGATATCGTCATGGGTGAGTACCGTTTCCGGACCGCTCGCCCCATCAATCAACACCACGCCGTCGATGTGGGAAGGACGCTTGATGACTTTGCCAGAGCTGGCCGAGTAGTACGAACCAGCGCGCATGAGTTTAGCAGTCATGGCGGGTTCATCCAGCCGGTCTTTAACAAAGATGTCTTGCGCCATGTCGAGCAAGCTCCATGCTTTCTTGGCCGCCCACCATGCCGCCCGAAACACTGGCGGAATACCGCCGGCCACAGCACCGAAGATCTTCTTACCAATCCCATAGGCACCTTTGACGGTGACGCCGAGGGCTTTCAGAGTCTTCTTGACCGGACCAACTTTCTGCCATGCGTGTTCGATCTCATCCGCTGACAAGACAAGTTCTTCGCCTGCTTCGGTTTTACGGACTACATCACCCGTAATGTCTTTCAGGCGACGGATGGGTTTGCCCGACTCTTTATCAAAGTAGACATTCCCTTCTTGCAACATCCGGCCGTACAGACGCGGTTTGCGTTCGTTACCGACGTAGATATCGACAAAGCCGCGGGCGCGGCGGTACTGGGTCGAGACTGCGTAACCCACCGCATCCCCTGCCAAACCAGCCGAACCTTTAAAGATGTTCCAACCCAGTCGGGCGCTACCGCCCACCAGACCGTTGACTACCCGCCCACCCAAACGAGCGGTTCCCGAGACCAACCCGAAACCACCTTTGACCAGATCCGAGATGCGCATGTTCAGACGCGAGATCCCGCGCCGCGCACCACCCGTCATCCGGCGCAACATGCCTTCCGGCGGCACACCGCCTGTAGTGATAATGCCATCTTCCAACCGATCACGAATCGCGGTGAGAATATCCTTGATCTCGGTGAACACGTCGCGGTTTTGAGCACGTTCAGCCGAACGGCCGAGTGCGGCCGTACCCGACTGAATGTTACGATACATCTGTTCACCCACACCACGGGCACGTGCGGCAGCATCATTCACACCGCCACGCATGCGCTCGCGGGCATTACGGACTTGATCACGGAATTCATCGCTATGCAAATGGTCGTACGCCTCACTTGCACGCCCCCGCAATTGATCCCAACGCTGACGCAGCATACCGCCCAGCATTGCTACACCTTCGTCACGGTGCTCCCACATGTCACGCAGTTTCGTCTGGGTGTTATTCAGACGGTTTTGTGCAGCATCGATCTGGGGTTGGAAACGTTGACGCAGACGACCGGCTTGCACAGCTGCGCGGCGTTGAGCGCGGCGGGCTTGTTGCATCGCCGATTGGCGAAGTTCTTCAGCCCGTTGACGTGCGGCGTCGATGCGTGCCTGATTCTCATTCAAGAACCGACGACCCGCAGTCGAAGCCCGACGACGCATCCGACGGGCACCACGAACCGTAGCCTGCGCTGCACTGGAAGCTCCATCGATTGCACGATCAAAGGCGGACGGACCTGCCTCTCCACCCTGCTCACGCAGCTGCGTTTGCATGGTCAGCAAAATGTCTTTGATATCGGACACCAGCGGTTTGCTGTTTTGCAGTTCGGTGATTTCGATCAGACGCTTGATTTCATCGATGAGACTGTTGGTCGGGAGAACATCCGAAGTCGAAGGTAACGTGGGCGGCGGCATCCCGGCACCTTGGCGAATCCGACGGCGGCTGCCGCCCGGCATACCCATCACACCTTTGGCTTGGTACTGGGCGCCGGAGAAATACGCATTGACTTTGGCCATGTCGATTTCACTCGAACCCGGCTTAATCAACCCCATGTCTTCCAGCATATCGCGCGGGTACACATCCAGCAGACGCTGAATCTCTTCGCGGCGATCCGCAGCCGACCGGCCGACATTACGGAACCGAGCGGCAAACTCGATATTGGTATTGCCTTCCGTGGTCTTGTCTTTCTCGGCCAGCGCTTGGAACTGCTTCGCGAATATTTCAGCGTGACGCGACTCACCGAAGTTGTAAGCGTGGGTGTAGTTACTGATCCGCCCAGCCTCATACCCAGCACGACCACGCAAATTGTCTTTCATCAAGATGTCGGCCAACTCATTGCGTTGTTCTGCACTGAGTTCGCCACGCGGGTCAACCAGTTCGAGCAGACGCTCGCGCTCGTTCTTGACACCACTACGCGATTGTTCGTCGAACAAGCGATTGAAGGCCGATTGGCGCACGGCTTTGGTGTTAGAGAAGGTACCGCGAGTATAGTCGTATTGAATCAGATCGATGTTGGTATTACCGGTGCGTGCAATTTGTAGTTCTTGAAGCTGTCGCGCCAGCAGGCCAGGAATCACTTCAACGATCGATTTATGCGCTTGGTTGCTGAACGCAGTCGGTTGGTACAGATCACCGATGCCAGTTTCCTTCACTTGGGTGGTGGTCGAGTTAGCGCGACGGATCGTACCTTTGGCCAGATCCATCAACGGGTCACCAATGGCGCCAAAGATGCTGGAGAGGAAGCGACGCTTGCCGTCCGATAGACGCTCACCAAAACGCTCTTCCAAGAATTGCTCGGCAGCGGTGGTAGCATCAGTGGCACTATTAGAAAAGTCCGTAGCGATCTGCGGAGCGTTTTCCACACCGTACTGTAAGCGATTGCCGAACCGGCGGATGCTTTGCGCGTGGCGGCTGGTGGAACCCACGATCCGCTTACCGACCTTGGTCGCGGCCAGTTTACCAGCCCACTTGGTGATTTCACCACCGAGCACATTACCACCCATGCGGAACTTGTCCATGCCCATTTCTTGGGCCATCTGGGCGGAGTCATGTGCCATCTCGGCACCCGTGATCCCGTCTTGCAGACCACCGGCAAATTCACGCAGGCTACCCAGTGCTTGCTCCCGGAATGCCCGACCGAGGTTTTGCACGAAGTTGTTGCGTTGTCCAAAGATACCGTCTTGCAAGCCAGCCATCAGCTTGTTGCGCAGCATGTCTTTGAACTTCTCGCTGGTCTTCATCTTGATGAGATCCGGCAGCGAGGTGTTGTGCAGAATGCCCGAGAGCATCTCACTGGTGCGCAGATTCGCACGCTTCATCTCGTTAAGCGAATCCACCGCCACGAAGTATTGACGGGCTTGCAGCTCCAGCGACTTCTTGTGGTAACCGAACTGAACACGACGTTGGTATGCCGCCATCGATACTACAGAACGACGAATACCGTCCAGTTGTTCATGGTTGGCATTGAAACGATCGTTCTGCACGGCGTCACGCAACGTCTCGCGCGCATCGTTCTTGGCTTCACGCCGGGTGTCTTCTTTGACGTTATAACGGAACGTGTCGGCCAACATGGCGGTGACCGCCAGATCGGTGGCAGCATTAGCGCCAATCCCGACTTGGGGCTTATCACGTACATCGTCAGCGAAATTCTTCAGCAGTTTCTCAGCCGGACCCGGCAGATACTTACTGGCCGCCGGCATCATTTTGTCGATCACGCGACCGACATCTTTCATCAAAGGCTTGGTTTCCTTCAAGCCTTCATTGTATAGCTCACGGACGGACGACGCTCCTTGGTCGGCAAAATCCACCATGTCGCCATAGCCACGCGGCAGCGCCCGCTTGATAAATTCGCGGAAGAACGAGGGGCTTTTCACGGCGTCCTTGGCGCCTTCCCATGCTCCTTCTCCGATACGTTCAATGGCTTCTCGCTTGGTTTTGACTGGCTTCGGTTCCAAACTGAATTCGTCAAAATCAAATTCATCCCCGAAGTCATAGGCGTCAAGGTTCAGCGGTTCGTTTTTCGATTGCTTGGCCATTCCGTCTTACTCCTGTATATAGTCTATCCTCTACCCGAGGCGTCATAGTTTTAGTTTCCAAAGGACCATCATGCAACGGTCACTCGTTCCATTCAACGTAAGCATTCTCGCTTTAACCCCGGCGAAACTGGCGGGATTGTTCCCGATCACCTCGCTGGCGATGTATGACGGCATCACCAATAACTTCCATCCGGAAGGCTTGTTTTCCACACGTATCTTCGGCCGTGTCGGGGACGATGTGCGACTGCGGCGCTATGCTTACATCGACGTCAAAGTTGGGATCTTCCACCCGATCATCTACGGGGCGCTCGTGCAGCTCAAGCGCCTGTACGGCGGCATTATGTCCGGTAACGAGTACGCCATCTGGAATCCCGAGAAGAAAGACTTCGAACGCTCGGACGCCATCAACGGTGAAACGGGTTACCATTACTTTACCCAGTATTGGGATAAGATCGATTTCAGTCGCACCAACTCCGACAAACGCGACCTGACCATCCGTTTGATCGAGAAGTACAAAGCCGTGGCAATGACCAGTAAAGTGCTGGTGTTGCCCGCGGGTCTGCGCGATGTGGAAATCGGCGCTGATGGTCGGCCACGGGAAGACGAAATCAACCCCATGTACCGACAACTGCTGGCGGTGGCCAATACGTTGTCGGACATCGCCATTCGCTCCAATCCGGAACTCATTGACCGGGCTCGCTTCAAGCTGCAAACCACGTTCGTTCAAATCTACGAACTGTTCGAGCGGCTGATCTACGGCAAGAGCAAACTGATTCAAGGTAAGTGGGCGAGCCGACGCGTCATGAACGGCACTGGTAACGTGATTACAGCGCTGCCGGTGGATACCCAATATCTGGGTGAACCGGGTTCGGTCGGATTTAACGATACCGCGGTCGGCCTGTTCCAGCTCATTAAGGGGTTGTTGCCGGTTGCGCTGTACCAGCTCAAACACGGCTGGCTCAAGCAAGTGTTTGCAGATGTCAGCCAACCCATGCAGCTTGTCGACAAGAAGTCGTTCAAGCGCGTTGAAATGCCGATGAAGCCGGAATACTACGATCGCTTCCAGACCAACGAGGGGTTGGAGAAAGTCATTAACTCGTTCCGGGAAGAGTCACTGCGTGACCAACCGCTGGAGATCGATGGTCACTATCTGGGTCTGGTGTACAAAGGTCCGGACGGTACGTTCAAGATTTTCAACGACATCGATGAATTGCCCGCAGACCGTAAGCGTGAAGACGTCTATCCGCTCACGTTCTGCGAACTGATTTATTTGTCGGGCTACCGTGTGTGGAATAATTATCCAGCGACAGTGACCCGTTACCCAGTAACGGGTGTGGGGTCGATCTACCCGACGCACTTGTACGTACGTACCACTACGGTTGCGGAACGGCGGCGTGAACTGGACCGTAACTGGGAACCGATGGACGATAAACATATCGCGCTGGAGTTCCCGATTCCCGGACCTTATATGAAGTCGATGTCCCCGCACCCCACCCGTCTGGCGAAACTGGGCGGTGACTTCGACGGCGACATGATGAACTGCAACATCCTGTATTCGGATGAAGCGCTTCAGGAGATCCAAGAGTATTTCACCAAACGTCGCGCCTACGTCGGCACCGACGGTCGTTTCATTTCCAGTACAGCTGTTCACACTGTGGACCTGGTGCTCCATAACCTCACCGGGGATTAACAAGAATGCTACTCGATTTTAATGTCTTCTACCGCACATACGGCCTGCGCCGCGTCGATCAGCTTCAGACGCCGCACTTCGGTCATCTGGAGCGGTTCCAGTTGCCGCGCCGTTCGATTGTGCACATGGCGCACCTGAGCCCGACGGCGTATGGTCCTTCGGACAGTGATGTGGTGTTGCAAGGCTTTTCCGCTGCCATCATGAAAGATGACAAGGTCTTGCAGAAAGCCCAAGCGCGCAACATCTGGGTACACCATATCACCCAGATGGCTCCGGGTATCTTGGGTGCGCCCATCAAACAAGCGGTGCAAGCCGCTACGGTGATTCGCCAATATCACCAACACTATCGTCGTTTCCGCAACGCGACTGACGATAAAGTCCTCGCGGACGAAAACAGCCTGCTGGTGGTCAACTACGGGCTGCTGCCACATCTGGTGCGCTATCCACGTGGTCCGATGAACCAGTACCTCGAATGGTACAACATCGAAGAAACACTGTGGACGGAAGTCGCGCGTCTGGCTGCGGTAAGCGATCGTCAGCAGTTCATCGTCATGCGCATGCCACAAGTTCTGCCGGCCCGCTCGATGCTGTTGCAATACGAGGCGATGGACCCGCGTAAACCCGTCCAGCGCCTGATGCATACCTTCTACTCGAACGAGCATCTGTTTTTGGGAGAGGTGTGGAAGTGGTTCGGCGCTAACCGCCGCAACTCGATGCTGGGTAAAGTGGCGCGTAAGGATTTGTCCCGTGTGAACCTCGTGTTCTTCGAATCGGGTCAATGGACCACGATCAACCTCGGCATGCTCGACTCGTGGCGCAAACCCACCCAAGACGAACTGTTCGAGAACGAAGAAGTCAAAGCCAACCTAATCGACCCGCCGCGTTTCCAGAATCGCATCCTGCATTTCTTCATGATGATCACGCAGCTGCGTTCGGCTGCCCCGACGGTCAGCATTGACGCTGCTGAGAAACAGGTGTTCGATGCTGATGATCGGGAAGATCTCAAGAAGGAACTGGCAACCGTGACCAAGGTCGGCTCGGGACCCGCTGTGATCGATCCGACCACGGGCATGGCTAAGGTGCCAACCAGCACGCTCAAAGCGGAACTGGGTAGTCCCATCGATGACAAGCCCGACGACACCGCCGATACCGTCAAGGTCGACGAAAAACTCGACGAAGCCATCAATGCGGAAATCGCTGAGATGGAAAAGGTGCTGACACCGGCGCCGTCAGACGATGCCGGTGTGGTCCAGAGCACGCTGGAAAAGCGTAAACTCGCCATCGACACTCCGCAACCGGTCGAAGCCGAGATTCCGCCGCTCAAGCGTTTGCCCCATGACGAGGCGTTGATCAAGATCGCCAAAGCCAATTTGGCCAGTGGTTCGATCAGTGCAGCGCAGTATCGCAACTACGAGAAAGTGGCGACAGCGTACAAGACCATGAAGGCCCCGGACGGTCAATCGACGGTGGAGCAATTCATCACGATCCCGCCGGAGACGCTTAAGATCACTGAGTCGAAAGCGATTCCTGATATCCCGACCGTGCCGGACAAATCGATGTTGAAATCGTCGCTGCTCGATTTCGATCGCCGTTATATCGAAGAAGTCATGCAACGCGACGTGGCCTCGATGGTGATGTCGTTCGCACAAGCGGGTTATGGTGTCACGGAGTACCATGTCGAAGCGGTGCATGACCTGATGGGTTCGTACAACATCTACACCGTGCGTTTGTTGCCCACGGACGGTACGGCCTCCACGGTGCGCTTCAAACTACCAGTCATCGATGAAGACGGTACCTATACCGCCAACGGCGTGAAGTACAGCCTGCGTAAACAGCGGATCGACATCCCGATTCGTAAGACTGCGCCCGACACGGTGGCTCTGACGAGCTACTACGGGAAGGCATTCGTGCGCCGCAGTGAGAAGAAAGTCAACAACTACGCCATGTGGATGACCAACGGTCTGATGGCGAAGATGCTCGACGATGCCGACCCGACGATCACCAACGGTCACACCGGCGACATGTCGGACAATACGGTCAAGGTTCCGCGGTTGTATTCGGTCATCGCCAGCGCGTTCAGTAGTTTCACCATGACCCCGCAAGCCTATCCGCGTGACCTCGGCCAACTGACATTTAACATGTCGTTTGACCATACCAAACGTGAGGAACTGTTCGGTAAAGAGGCCATGGCCAAATACGAACAGAATGGCGCCATCATCGCAGGTAAGTCGACCATGGGTACGCATTACGTCCTGATCGGTAAATCCTCAACGGTGGCTATCGTGGGCCCGAGCCGAATGGGTGAGCCGGCGGTGTACCAGTTCAATTCGCTGGAAGAGTTGATCGGTATGGATCGCCGTAAAGCCCCGGTTGACATCGCCGTGATGAAACTCGGGGGTGCTGCGATTCCAGTGGGGGTGATCCTCGCTTACGAGATGGGGCTGGAGCCGATGCTGGCATTGCTCAAATCGAAGGTGCGTCGTGTCCCAGCAGGTACACGGGTGGATCTGGGTCTGAATGAAGAACCCGTTGTCTTCAATGACGAAACCATCGTCTTCGACAAGAACGATCGCTTGACTGGATTGTTCCTGGGTGGCTTTAACGAGTACCATCGTCACATCCGCCGCTATAACGTTCATCTGTTTAACAGCAAAGAGGTGTACCTGAACGTGCTGGAAGCCGATGGCTTGGGCGTGCGTTACATCCGTGAGATGGATCTGTTCTACCAAATGTTCATCGACCCGATCACCCATGACATTCTCGTGGAAATGAATGAGCCGACGGACATGCGCGCGCTGCTGGTACGTGCCGGTACGATGTTGCTGCTGGACGAACACGGCGATGAGCTGGACGGCGCTTACCAACGTCTGCGTGGCTATGAGCGCATGGCTGGCGCGGTGTATTCGGAAATGGTGCAATCGATCCGGCGCCACAACGGTTCGGCCGGTAAGAGCCGCAGTCCTTTGAACATGGACCCGTACGCAGTGTTCACGGCGGTGCAAACCGACGCTTCCAAAGCCCAAGTCAACGAGATCAACCCGATCCAAAACTTGAAGGAACAAGAAGCGGTGACCTACAACGGTACTGGTGGCCGGAATAGCCGTACCATGACGAAGGAAACCCGGACGTATCACAAGAACGACATGGGGTTGATTTCGACCGACACCGTTGACAGTTCGGACGTGGCGATTAACACCTACACCAGTGCTGATCCGCAATTCACCTCGCTGCGTGGCGTCACTCGGCGCTACAACAAAGAGGAGATGGGTACGGCCCCGTTGCTTTCGACAGCGGTGCTGCTGGCGCCTGGTTCCGACCGGGATGATCCCAAGCGTGCCAACTTCGTCGGTATTCAGCACTCGCACAGCGTGGCGTGTAATGGCTATCACCAGTTGCCAGTTCGCACCGGCTACGAGCAAGTCATCGCGCACCGTACGGGTGACATGTTCGCTGTCTCGGCCAAACAAGACGGCAAGGTTGTGTCGGTCTCGCCCACGGGCGTGGTGGTGCAATATGCGGACGGTAAGAAGAAGGGTTATGAGATCGGTCGCCGTTTCGGCAACGCTGCTGGTTTGACCATTCCGCACATGGTACTTGCCAACGTCAAGCCGGGTCAGGACTTCAAGGCAGGCCACATCCTGACTTACAACGACGGTTTCTTCGAACCGGATCTGCTCAACCCCGACAACGTCGTGTGGAAAGCAGGTCTGCTCGTCAAGACCGTACTGATGGAAGTTCCCGAGACGCTGGAAGACTCCTCGATGATCTCGACTCGGTTGGCGGAGAAATTGGTCACGAAAGTGGCGAAGTATTCTGACATCGTCGTGACGTTTGATCAGTCGATTTCTCAGCTGGTCAAGACGGGCCAAGCCGTGGGTAGCGAGGATATTTTATGCATAATCGAGGACGCTGTCACCAGCCAAGCGAATTTGTTTAATGCTGATTCTTTGAATACGCTGAAACTTCTGAGTAACTATGCGCCGCAAGCGAAAGTAAAAGGGATTGTGGAACGTGTCGAAGTGTACTATCACGGCGACAAAGAAGACATGAGCGATTCGCTGCGTAAGATCGCTGATGCGGCTGACAAAGAACTGGCGGCGCGTCTGGCCTCGACCAACAAACGGGTGTTGACTGGTAGTGTGGATGAAGCCTTCCGTGTCGACGGCGAACCTTTGCAATTCGAACACATGTGCATCCGGGTGTACATCACCTCCGACGTGGGCATGGGTGAGGGTGACAAAGGGGTCTTTGCCAACCAGATGAAAACAGTGGTGGGCAAGAAGTCGACGGCGGAATACAAAACCGAGTCGGGTGAGATGATTGACGCGGTGTTCGGTTCGACCAGTATCGATAACCGTATTGTGATTTCGCCTTACGTCATCGGCATGTACAGTGTCTTGTCGTACCTGACCACGCAAGAAGCCATCGCGGCATACGAGTCGTAAATCCCCAGGGGAGCTAGTCTCCCCTGGGTTGCTCTTTTAGAATTGAAAAAAGGAATTGACATGGTAAACGTGGAATCGTTGCAAACCGTTGTGACGCTCGCCAATGCGGCTGAGCTGACGGCGGGAATTGCCAAAGAGGTTCTGGGCAATGATGTGGCCGACATGGTGGAAGGCAGTGAGCTGACAGCCGATGTGGTTCGCGACATCGCTCTGGCCAATATCCAATCGAAGCTGGCTATCCACACCGGGAGCGTATAAATGCTGAGCACACAAGCCCTGTACAAAGCCATTGCACTGGCTGAACAATTCGATGCCAAGGGCGTCATCGTTACCCCGCTCGGCGGCTCGCCCCTGCATCACCTGGTCGAATCGTCCAACATCTCGTCGGACATGGCCTTCAAAGGCGAAGGCGGGCAAGTCACGCTCGACATCTTCCGCATCGAGCAAGCGGCCAACAGCAAAGAAGGCATCTTCGACAGCTCGCGCCACAACTACGCGATGGCTGACTTCGTCAAACTCGGCGCCACCGCGGTGCAGAACGCACTGTACACCGCTCGCAACCTGGTTGCACCACGCATTCATGAGCTGCTGGAACTGATCACCCTGCGTCTGGGCAATGCCCCGGTGTCGGAACTGTCCAAGCTCAAGATCAGTGAAGACGAAGACTGCCCGGCCGTGTACGGTCCGAACCTGCGCAAGTTGGTCGACCAGTACGCCAACTACCACAACGCTGAACCAACGCTGTCGATCGATGGTCCGGAACTGGGGACGGAAGATATCCTGAAGTACCTGGAAACTGGCATCGCGTCGATCGACCAAGACCTGCTGCCGTGGGCTGCGGCTCTGCCGGAATCGGTGCTGCAATACGCCTATCGCAGCTTCTTCACGATCCGCAACACCAAGGACAGCCGCTCGTTCTTCGGTCGGATCGACAAGTCGGTCGTCAACATGGTTCTGGTCTACTGCCTGGCCCGTCACTTCCTCGAAAACGATGTCGTGTTCGAGGGCATGTCGCTGAGCCTGAAGGATTACCGCACCAATCTGACCGCCATCATGGCTCAGACCGCGCATCTGCTGTCGATCCAGATGGAGAACAACGACGCTGCCATCAAGAACGGTAACATGATCCGTAGCATGGCTGGTGGCGAAATCCGTGTGTTCCCGCCGGTGTATCGCGAATGGCTCAAGCAAGGCGGTAACACTGACGTGCTGTACGGCATGGCTATCTCGGGCGAAATGGCGTTCACGGTTGACGCCCTGACCGACAAGGCCGACAAGTACATCGCGGCATGGAATCGCTACTCGTCCTTGGTGACGGCGCGCGACAGCATGACGCGTATGAACTTCCTGCGCGAGCAACTCGTGATGTCGTACGAGAGCGTCATCAGCAAACCCGACGCCGACGGCAACGTCCCGAGCCAGAATGTCATCAAGCAAGAAATGGACGCGTTCCGCGCCGTGCTGCGCACCATGACCGTCGCCGATGCTGACGACCTGCACCTGATGTGCCTGAAGCTCGTGTGCCGCAGCTCGTTCGCCGATACGCCAGCTGAAACCATCCTGACCCGGATGGACGAAGAAGGCAAGAAGAACCCGAAACTGTCGCCGCGCGAAGCCGGCGCTGTGGCAGTGCTGGAATACATCTCCAGCTGGGTGGCGTCGCTCCTGGTGGTGGGTGGTAAGTAATCGACATGGACCATCGTCAGTACGTTCACGATGGCGACAAAGTCAAAGCGTGTTTGGCTGAAGTGGGGGATCGCTTGGTGGCAAAAAAGCCGCTGAAGATTGTGATTCCTGCCCGCTTCGCCGAACGCGGCTTGGCCTTCGTCGGCATCAATACACGCATCGTTGGCATCTACGCCATCATCGTGGATGACCAATATTACGGCGTGTCGGTGGCTTGCGCGATGATGAATATCACGCCCAGCTCGACCACCAAGGTCATGTACGATGACGATGAGTATTACGAGTTTTCGTTCGATGCGGGTGCAACCATTTGCCCGCAGCTCAATCTGGTGAAGATCGATACGTTGGTGTACAACATCTACGATGAGATCATTTCCAAAGGACGTGTCCCGTGGTACCTGTCGTACGAGTTGCTGGGTTCCTTGTTCGATACTGCCAAGGAGCACGCCGGTGCTAACATCGGTCAGCAACAAGAAGTGACGGAACTCATGGTGTCGATCATCGCACGTGATCCCGACAATCGTGTCATGTACTACCGTCAAGTGGCCGCCAACGATCCCAAGAAGAAACCCGTCTTCATCCCGCTGCGCTCCGTGGCTTATGCTGCGACCAATACGCTGAACAAGCTGGCTGGTAGCTACGCCAAAGACGGCATGGTCTCGGCGCTGGTGACCCCGACTGAGCGGGTGGAACGTCTCGAAGGATTGCTGCGCGCTTAAATCTGTTTTCTCCCCTCGCTGAAAGTCCGTTATGGGAAACATGAATCTCAATTCGGTCGTCTTTGCGTGCACCTCGCTCACGGGGGTCAACAAAGTCGGTACTCTGAAACAAGACGAGAATGGTTACTACCCGATGGTGGTAGGCGCCCTGAACGTCTTCAACTCGGGCGGTAGCTTCTATCCGCTCGCTGGCGCCAAGCAACTCTTCGAGGAATCGTCGAGCTTCCAACGCCGGGTGCAACGTGGTGCACTGCGTGGTGAGATGGGTCACCCCAAACCCCCGCCACGCGCCATGACGGCGGCAGAACAACGGGTTCGTGACGAGGAATTCATTCGTCGCAACTTGTCGATCTACGAAGAGCGGGTCTGCTGCCACCACATGAAGATCTGGCTCGACTTCGACTCCGTCAAGGACAAAGAAGGCCGGCCAGTGATTTCGATCATGTCGCTGGTCAAACCCAGTGGTGAACTCGGTCATGTGCTGGAGAAACAACTCCAGAACCCGCATGAGAACGTCTGCTTCTCGATCCGCTCGTTCACGGACAACCGTGTGCGTTTCGGCATCGAAGAGCGTACACTCAAAGAGATCGTCACGTTCGATTGCGTTAACGAACCGGGTATCGCTACCGCAGAGAAATACTTCTCGCCTGCCCTGGAGAGCCACTTCGACATGCCCATGTCGCGCGGCCTCTTGGAAGATGCCATCATTCAGCATCGTCCGGCCGGCATGTCGAACGAATCGATGGTGATCTCGGCGGAATCGCTGTTCAACGCCATCGGTTACCCGTTGCCGAACCAAGAAGCAGTACGTCGTCCGTCGCTGAACTGGCGCTGAACTGTCACTACGTCCCTCCCTACCCTGCGAGGGGTAGGGAGGCGTATGGCGCTAAACGTTTTGAGGACTATATCACTAATCTGAATCGCAATCGTAATGTTAACAGATTGCAAAAATGTGATAAGAAAATAGTCGTTATCCTCCTGCTATAGAGCAGAACACCCTTAACGTAAAGGATTAGAAATTGGGTACTCCCGCAATTGACGTGGCTCAATGGAAGAATACCATGATCGAAGTTTTCGGTCATCAACACAACCTGGCCCTCGTGCTGGCCCGCGCTGGCAGCTGCCCCCTGATCGATGTCAATGTCGATGAACTCAATCTGGAAACCTGTTTTCCGACTACACCGGAAAACGAAGATGCTGTACAAGAACTGATGCTGGTTGTTTACAAACACAGCGGCAAACTGCGCGTCGTCGTTGGTCGCAACCATGTCAGCCGCGCGGTGCTCAAAAACCAGACAACGCTCAAGGCTCGTCTGCTGACCTCGGTGGCGCTCAAAGAAGCACGCATCGTCGAAGCACAACCTGAACCCGTATCCCGGGTGCCGTTCAATCCGCCACGTTGGACGGACAACAAACGCTTCGGTGCCAATGCTGGGCCGGGTCATGAGCGCACTCGCACAGCGGATCACATCCGCAATGATTCCGGCCGCCCGCAACATAGCGCGTCGCGTTTCTCCAACGGGGAACGCACCCAGTCTTTCGGCAAACCGTCTCCCACCAAGAAACGGTTCGCTTAACGCTGTTTTATGCAGCACCTCTGTAGCACCCTGTTTTACCACCTCAAATCTTTAAAAGGAAACAAACATGTCGGACGATAAATACAAAGCCAGTGCACTGCACGTCGAACTCGCGGACAAGATCGAACCGCTGGTCACCCTCACGAACGGCGTCGGCGAGAAGCTCGAAAACATCTACGAGAACACCCTGCCGGCTGACCTGCCGCTGGAAACCGTGCTGAAAGTTCGCGCCCACGACAAAGCCTTCATCGCTGCTGCTGCCGACGCCTTCGGCAATGTGTCCCGCGCCGCCGCCGTCGACAACGGCTCCCTGAACGACACCTCGGGCCGCTTCCCGATGGTCGGCGGTTCCTACTTCGACGTCACCTGGCAACGTTCGGTCGAGCGCAACGCCGGCATCCCCAAGCAGGGCGAAGTCGCCACGAAGAAGACGGTCTACGGCGCGATGTCGGGCAAAGCGGTCATGGGCGGCTCCGATTCCGGCGCCGGCGAGCTGAACAAGGTGTTCCAACGCCAGAAGGGCGCCGCTGCTGCCCTGTTCGCCCCGGCTACCGAAGCCGCGTAATCCGTCGCCGGCCGGCACGAGCCTAGTCAAATCACAAGCCGCTACCAGGCACACCTTGTGATTTAGCTACGTGCCCGCCACAAAGAAATCAACTGAGTGAAACAAGTCGCCAATGGCTGTGCCGCTTGGGAACTTGGTTGGGGGCAAAACGCTGTCCTGTGAGTCGCTGTCGCGACATGCGTGCAATAAACCCTGAGCTGGTAGTGCGCCATGATCCCTCCCAGTCATCAACAGCCCGCTTCGGGTCGTAGAAAACAGTTAGTCCGTGAAGTCGTGCCCAAATTGGTAAACGGATCAAAGTGGAGTGTTGTCGACAGTTGAAGGACTGCGGTCTGCAAAACAACTGATTGTGCTCCGCGGATGTGGTCGAAAGACTTGCGGGTTCGAGTCCCGTCGACTTTATCGGCTAACTGCATTACGTTGTCTGAAACATTCCAGTGAGAAGTACGGGGGCGCTGGTCCTCATCAGGCAACGTAATTATTAGGTATGGGCAACCGTACCTAGAGGGGTCCGGGATCTCCTCATTGGTAGCGACTCTGCCGCTACCTTTATACCCAGCCCGGTAGTCATGCTCCCGCCTCGGCCTTCGGGTCGGGGCGGGCAGTATGCCCTCTTTCTTTTTTTGTTTCTTTTTAGAAGCGTTTTAAGCGCTTTGTTTCCTAAGGACGACAGAAGTTACCAGCTGCAATAGAAAACCCCGTATAACGCGTTCTATGATGTTTTTGACGGCATAACTACCTCTCCTTCCCAAGCGGGAAGGAGAGGCGGTATGTTGCGTTGAATTACACGCTGATTTGACGCTCGGAAACAGCCTTGACGCTGGCATCGTAGCCGGTGTTGGCGGCGCGGATGTCGGCGCTGATCTGGTCGATCATGGCTTGCTTCATCATCGGGTTGGCACCGACGTAGTTGACGGTGTTGAGGATCTGCTGCGCGAACGCATCGACGCCGTAACCGACTTGTTGCAGGGCCGTGAACTGGACGTCCACGTTGAGCGTCTGCATGTCCTGGGTCTTGTCAGCCGAGCCGACGATGTCGCCCGTACCTTCCGGGAACATGTTGAAGCACAGGAATGCCTGCTCGACTTTGCGGCCGTACGGATCGGGTTCGATGTACAGCACCGTCGCCGTGGTCATGTCGCCCAGGTTGTCGGTCACCGTACCGGCTTGGTAAGCAGCTTGGAAAGCCGGCAGGGTCGTGACTTGCGGGAACTTGGTGTCCGGGTCGAGACCAGCGTAGGTGATCCAGGTTTCCAGGAAACGTTGGATCGGGCGACCAGCACGTTCCAGGAAGGTGTGCTTCGGCTTGGACTCGGCACGCTTGACGTTGACCAGGTCTTGCTGGGTTTGACCCGAACCACCGTACGGGTTCTGGGCGAACTCGGCGGTCAGGCCGCGGTTCAGACCTTCGACGTTCAACCACTGCGTCTCGATCAGAGCGCGCAGAGCGGCGACGTATTTGTCCGGATTGGGGAAGAACTGGAACAGCTTCGGCGCTTCCAGCAGGATCGGGATGAGGTGGCGACGGACGTATGCTTGGTTGTTGACCCAAGCCGCGTTGTCGGGCGCCCAACCCATCTGACCACCGTAGGTCAGGTCGATCATGGGGGCTTGTGCACCCAGACCGTACGCTGTGCCGGCTTGCAGAATGGCACCATTAGGACGAGTCATGTTAATACCTTTTTAAGTAAAGCAGCCCGGCACAAGCCAGGCTGCCTAGGTTATCACGGGAAGCGCTTAAGCCGCGGTGGCCAGGTCTTCGTTGCGATACGATTCGATGGTCAGCGACTGGACCGTGGTCATCGAGTTCGCGCCGATCTTGACGATGGTCGTCCAGCTGTAGCCACGCAGGTTGTCGTCTGCGGTGAACTGGGTGTCGACCAGGATCGTGAAGCGGTTGTCGAACTTGTCCTTGACGGCATCCAGGTAAGCGTTGTTGATACGCTCGACCAGCTGCTCTTTGGTCAGATCGCTGCGGCCGGTGAAGTCACGGTGAACTTTCTCGCCGATACGCACCAGCTGCGCGCAGGCAAACGCGGTCAGACCAGCGTTGAGCACCGAGGTGTCGTCCGGGTAGACCGTCTGGAACTGCGGGAAGTACATCATGTCCATCGAGTACGGCTCCGGCCATACCAGACCGGCGTCCCAGTCTTTGTAGCGCGCGTTGGCCGGGCGGAATGCCACGTTCAGATCGCGCAGCAGCGTGACTTGGTTGTTCGGGCTGACGTCCGGCTTGCGGCTGGAGACCCACTTGCCGTTCGAAGCACCCATGTACAGCGACCAGGCCCAGGCACGGTCGATCGATGCCGGCACCGACTTGCTGTAGTTGCTGTTGAGCAGGTAGCCCGAACCACCGATGATCGAAGCACGCACCGTCGGGGTAGCGTAGGTCGTCGATTCCGGGTAGTTCTGGAATGCCGAAGCGAGGGTGATCGCCACCGAGCGCTCTTGGTCATCCGTGAGGTCCGGACCACCGACGACGTGGGTCGAACCCACCACGTAAGTGTCCTTGCGCACAGCGATGAAGCTGCCCATGGTTTTCTTGACATCGAGCGGGAAGCCCGAATCCCAGAAGATGTTTTCCGGGTGATTGACCGAGTCCTGGCGTTGGCTGTTCTTATCAGCGTATTCCAGCAGCTTGGTCTTGACCAGTGCCGCGAACGTGGTATCGTCCATCGTACCGTCCGAGCCGCCTTGGGCGAACATGGTGTTGCCTTCGGACAGGCGCACCGAGTTCTGTGCACCGGTTACCAGCTGGTAGGCGTGGTACGGCGTACCGTAGGAGGTCAGCGCAGTGAACAGGTTGACGCGGTAGATCTCGTCGTCTTCGCCGGTGAAATCCGAGAACGCGTCCAGGGCCGGCAGTTCGGCCGTGTAGATCTTGCCCAGCACGGTGGCGACATGGTTGTCGTACACCTTGATGCGGTCGAAGTCGCCGATGGTCGGGGACATGCCCGGGGTCGTCGTGTCTTGCCAGTTGCGCACGAAGATGTCGCCCAGGTACAGTTGCGCCGACGTGTTGCGGTCGCGCAGGCCGGGTTTCAGCGAGAACGTGATCGAGGTCGAGCCGGTCAGGGTCGACACTGCGGTCGGGGTGGTCAGAGCGTCCGGACGCGATTTGACAGCCAGCTGGAACGGGTAGGCTTTCTGATCGGTGATCAGGCGGCTGTCGACTTGCACGTTCGTCAGTTGGGTCAGAGCCCAGATCGAAATGCCCTTGTTGTTACCCCACTCGCCTTCCGAGCTGACCATGAAGTCCATGATCGGATAGCGGTCGGACTGGGTGGCGTTGGTGCCGTCGACTTGGTCGCCCTTGACGATTTGACCATTGCCGAAGTCACGGATGCCGTCGGTAGCCGAAATTGCTTCGACGACCCACTTACCCAGGTAACCGGCGATCTTGCTGTTGGTCGGCACTTTGTTACCGCTGCCGTCGATCAGGTAGGTGCCGTCCGGATTGCGCTGGAAATCCTGCACATCGGTCGCCAGCAGGTCGAGCGACAGACGGAACGCGGCCGGCGGGTTGGCATCTTGCGGGAGCACGCGCTCGACCATCGACGCGTTGCCGGCCTTGTTGAAGATGTTGTTGAACGCGGTGGCGTGGTTGAAATACTTACCCAGTTCGTCGAACGTTTCCGCGCCGAAGATCGACGTGCGGCTGTCGCCCACGACGAGGTAGCTTTTGCCGGGCTTACCTTTGCGAGCAAAGATAAACGATTTCGGCAGGTGGGATGGCTGGTCGAGGGGTTGAGGAGCCAGCGTCCGACCAGACACATCGTGGATGCCGTTGTTATACGACATCGGTGTTGCGTTAATGATGTTCATTATGTCAGGTTCCTGTCGCTAATAATGAATGGTATGGTTTCGGTATTGTTTCGAAGTCGATGCCCAGCATCATAGAATCGTAAAAAAATACTGGAGTTCTGAGCGCAAACACTCCAGTGATGTTAAAACAACCTGAGCGGACTCGACATTGATTTAACATATCATTCAGCCCGCAGCATTAAGGATGAGTCATCATGACAATTCACCATACGGCCTACGACACGACAGCATGCGCGGGTTTCCGCATGGCGCCGATCGTGGACGCGATCCTCGAAGCCCAATTGCGTGACCACCTGGACCGTGCCGACGGCGTGGCTTATGTGGATGCGTCCAACGGTGCCTCGGGTCAAATCAAGGCTTTCAAACACGCAGTGTACATCCACAAGTCCACTAACCCACAAGACCACCGTGGGGCCCGCACCCACTACGATGAAGCGATCCTCGCCATGGACCTGCGTGCCTGCGGTCGCTTCGACGCCCAACTCGGTCGCTTCAAAGTGACCAACTCGACCATGTACAAAAACCTGGTCTATCGCGGCGGCCTGTCCTCGGTCTGGCTCACCAGTGGCGCCAACGCCTTCCGCGCCATCACCCCCACCGCCACCGCCATCTTCGCTTCGTGGCTGTCGGAGGCCATCGGGTTCAAGTATCAACTCGACCCCAAGTCGAAGATCGAGCTGATGATCCTCGCTGGTCTGTTCTATCAGTCCAACCATGTCGAAGGCATTGAGTTCGACAAGGGTAACGAAGACCGTTATCTGTCGGCCGTGGCCAATGCGTTGAAAGTGAGCGTCACTGACGTCAAGCGTATCTACACGCAGAGCCAAGTCATCGTCTCCATCGAAGACTTCTGCACCAAAGCCAAGACGGTGCTCGGCAACGTGCGACTGGAAAACCTCAACCATGGTGTGCTGGTGACCCTGATGGGTGGCACCTGGGCTGGCGACAACGCGATCGAGCTGTGCGCGGTGGCGATGGAACATCCGCCGACCTGGATCTCGCTCATCTACGAAGCCTACACCAATCTGGCGCTGAAGAAGGTCGGCCTGTCGCGCATCGTGGAGCGTCCACGCTTCGCTGACGGGATGGAACGTTTGGTCCAGACGCTGCGCAGCATCCTGCCGGAATCGACCGCCAAGGTCGACAGCGAAGCGACGAGCCGTTTCTAATACCGCACCCACCATCTGGATCGCCCAAGCGGTCTGGATGGTGGTTTCGTTTATGTGTTTTTTCTTTGAAGGACCACCATGGCTGACTATCTGATCAAGCAAGCCATCCAAAACGTGTGGTGCACGCCCAGTCAAGACCAACAGTCCGTCATCAAGCTGGCCAAGATCACCCGTTATGGCGGTGTCTACACATCCGTGGATGTGATGTGGCGCCAATACAAATTGCCTGTCGCTGGGGCGTTGTTTCACTGCTATCAAGTCGGCGGTATCAATCCGTCGCAACTCGGCCTTACCATTCCACCCAGCCGTGGTGTCTGGATGCACATGCCCAGCGTGTGTGAGACCGAAGAAACCATCATCGATCTCTATACCGACAACGGTCGTCAATCGCCGCGCATTCTGGCATGGTACATGGTCACGGCTGACAACGATTTGATCATCGCGGTCCAAGAAAACAAAAAGGTCGATATCAATTACAACACCGACTCGCTATACCTGCGTGTGTACCACAATGCGTACTTCGGATCGACCCGCCGTGACGTGAGCACTGACTTCATTCAAGTGCGCGGTAGCGTGACGCGAGACACCAACGACATCGTGCGCATCCAAAACGATTTCATTGCGGCCAACCAGCTAGGACATGCATACGGGTTTGTCAACGGCTATCTGGTGGATTCGATCGACCTCACGACCGTGCAACCCGGCGACGTGATCGAATACGTGTACGACGGGTCTATCTACGCCGTCGAAGACATCGTGATTTCGACCCTAAGCGTGTTCGACAGCACCTTGGACACCAAACGCAAGTATCTGGTGCATCCGACCAAGGCGCTCAAGACCAACATCACGTACCAAGACGACATCGACATCTTCATTTACAAGCTCGATGACCTCGGCCGGGCTCAAGGTTTGTACTTTCACCGTAACCAAGTGGATGCAGTGCGACAAGTCACTCATGCGGATTACGCAGTGTGTGTACCGTACCTGGAATCGTATCTGGCCTCCAAGCCCGAATGGGGAGATCTGAACACGGTCACGATGCGTCTGCATCTGCGCAAGTCCGGTTACCGTCGACCGCTGGTCAACGAAGCCAACCGACTGCGTGAACTCTACAGTTTGACCGATGAACAAATCGTGAAAGCGATGATCGGCGTGGATGCGACTGTGCCGGAATGGCAGCCCGCTCACTTGGAAGCATCGAGCTATACCAAGATCATGCGCGCCACGACGTTCGAGATCACGGCCCCACTGGTGCAAGATGCTTTCGGCTACAACTCGATGAGTCAACAACTCGCCCCTACGCCGCAGTTCGTCAAGAACGTGTCGGGAATCGGGCAAGTGAGCATTCCGCCGAATTTGCAATACCGCAGCACAGTGTTCGAATTCGATAGCGACGGCCATCTGTTGGGTTGGTATGTACATACCCTCGGGGCCAGCTGGACCACCCGCAACGCGAAAACGGTGTTGGTGCAAATCATCTCCGGCTACGGCGTACGGCAGCTCGATGAGAAGTACGGTCAGCAGACAGGCACCATCGACAACAATCTCGATTACCGCATGTACACCTGCACGATCGTCAACGGTCTGCCGGACAACCTGTGGCGTGATGTGACCGACAGCGCGCTCTACACCGTTAGCGGTACCGGACTGAATTGGCTCACGTCGCCGGTGACCACGTACACGATGGTGCGCAGCAACCGGGATTTCCTGTGCTACAACCTGAGTCTGCCGATCCAAAGCGGGGTGCTCCAGTTCTCGTTGACTTCGGACCAAGACCGCGGCCACGGACCGTCGAATACGGTCATGCAAGTACAGATGGGTGAACTCGATCTGTGGTTGAATGGTAAAGCGTTGGTGGAAGGCATCGATTACATCGTGAACTTCCCGCGGGTAGTGATCATTAGCAAGAAACACATCCAACCCAACCAACCCATGCAAGCCATTACGGTGCGATTCTGCGGTCACTGCGACGAGAATCTGGAACGGGCGGTGTTGGGGGACCGGGGTTTCGTAAGTCATGGCGTGCTTTCCAACAACAACCGCTACGACATCCGCAGTGACAAGGTGTTGCACATCGCAGTGGGGGGCGGCGTGTACGACGCGACGGAGCTGACTTTCGCTGAAGAACACAGTGGCGTGAACGTGCCGGGTGTGCCGAATGGTTCGCCTTACGTTATCCGCGACATCGTGGTACCGATGCGAGGAACCACCAACGCGAAAACGTATGACCTGCGCGCAAAAGCGTTGGTGACGGACAAACATGTGTCGGATTACCTGACGATGAAGTTGCCGCCACCGAGCTACACAGAACCCAGCCCGATTAACGAGCGGTACGCGGTGTACAGCCCGTTCGTGTCCGCCCTGATTGACGATCTGGCACACAAGGTCTTCACCGACCCACGCATGTACGATCACTACAATGACAACGATGTGCGCGACATGTGCCAATTCTACGAACAGCTGTTACCGTTCGACCCGACGCGTGATCCCAACAAAGCCGATGAGAATTACGTCAGTGTCCAAGCGTATTACAAGGACACCGTGACGAACCTCGGTCTGTTCGAATACCGCTTCCTGTCGCGCGCTGTATCGCTTTACTTAAACAATGCAGTGAGCTTGTCGGAATACGTCACCGTCACTGCGTAATGGAGAAAACATGACAGACGTTACTTTGAGTACCGTGGGGATTACCGGTACTGACGGCGAAGTGCCGGTCTATGAACCCGATGCTCGGTGGACCCAGTGGGCGCTGAGTGAAATTTACACGGGCGGTGTCGGTAGTAACCGTTACGTCCCGAAAGTCAAGGACTGGGTGATCGATTACGAAACCGGCCAGTATTACCGGGTGACGGCGATCGATGTGACGACTTTGATCCCGCGCTTGGAAACCTTCAAGCCGCTGGCGCAGAACCAACAGTTCGACAACATCGACGTGATTCTCGGCGTCGGTCCGGGTTCGATCTCGGACACGTTCCGCGCTTACGTCAACAAGAACGTGATGCCGCACACGATCACGCTGGACGCACGTCTGCATTGCTATACCGAAGAAGCCGAAAGCTTTACGATCTTCCTCGGGACCGATGTGGTCGGCGAAGCCAAACCGATCAGCCAAGTCTACAGTCCGACCAACCAGTTGCTCGGTACCGCTGTACCGATGGTGCTCGCGGCAATCGACGGTAACAACCGCAGCATCAAGTCGTTCCCGACCTGCTACACCACCGAAGACCTGGCCGACAACACCAAGCTGGCAGTGATCGTGTATTCGGATGCCGGCCATCAAGTGTCGAAGGTGGAAGTGCTGGTGGAAAACACCCAGTTCGTGCCGGCGGCCAACAACTCGGTCAAGTACATCACCAACATCAGCCTGGAATCGCCGTTCATTTCGTCGTCCGATCCGAACGTGTTGTCGTTCCCCGTCAACATCACGATGAATGGCCTGTCGTTGATTGGTGTGGTGGAATACAGCGACGGCAGCAAAATCCGTCTGCCGGTGAACAACACCAAGTTCTCGCTGCGCGGTCTGGACAACTTCATCTCGACCTACGCGGGTCAAGAGTTCGATCTGGTGCTCGATTACAAGCTCTCGCCGGGCGAAGTGGTCATGGGTCTGCAAACAAGTGTGGCGGGCTCGGTGACGCGTGACTACAAGGGCATCACCACCAACTACGAGGGCATGTATTCGCCGAAGCTGTATGGTTTCCCGGTCTGGATTAACTCCGTATTGGGTTACCGTCTGGAATGGTGGCTGTACGACATGGAACGCCGCATGGCGCAACTCGTCACACCGTATGTCAAGATCAACAACAACTCGCGTCCGTTCGACCCACTCGGGTATGGCTTCAAGCAGACGCTCGGGGTGTCGATCAATCTGAAGGATGTCAATCCGGCAGGACTGGCGCTGATCCATGTACAGACCATCGACATCGTGCTGCGTCAACCGGGTACGGCGCGCACCACCAACTGGGCGATCGGTTTCACACCAAACCAAGAGATCCTGTTTGGCGAGAACAACTACGCCAAGCTGATCGTGATCAACCAGAATCAGTGCACGCTGGATATCAGCTGTGGCGAGACCGACGTGAATGCGTGGCTGGCTCGTCTGTACGGCCTGGTGTACCCGCTCACCGACCAAGGTCAAGAAGTCGCGCCGCCCACCCCGACGCACTTCTCGATCTGCACCACGGGTTGGGAGACAGCGTACCCGATCAACCAGTGGAACAAACTGCTGACGCTGGGTCACCTGCTCGCCAACAACGACACGATCTTCGTGAAGTTCTTCATCCGTACGGTGGACACGGACATCCAACTTGCCATCGCGGCCATGCCGATGTACCAGCAGTAATCCTTACCCTCTGCTACCGCAAGGTGGCAGAGGGGTTTCCATCTATGATCTTTAGATAAAGAGGTGCAGCATGATCCTCTACGAACAAGATTGGGCCTACTACCCGACCGCGATCCCGCACCTGTCGACGCGGAACGAGTCGTGGTTGTATATGGCCAAACTCTACAAAAGCATGGGGGTGAAGAACCACATGTTTCTGTTGGCGTTAATCAATCCATTGTTGGAACACGTCGATCCGCATTCGCCCAATCTCACGCAAGAAGAAAAAGACATGATCGTTGCCGAGTGCAAGATCAATCCTTGGTACTACTTCCGTGAAGTGGCACGCATTCCGGCTGGTAGTGGTTCACAGCCACTGCCCATGAAAGCCAACCGTGGTAATATCGCGGTGCTGTGGTGTTTCTTCAATCACATCACCATCACCCTGATCCAGCCTCGACAGACTGGTAAGTCGTACACGATCTACGAGTTAATCGTGTGTTTGATGTGCGTGATGTCGGAAGGTTCGCTGATTAACCTGTACACGGCAGGTGAAAAGCTGCGTAAGGAAAGTATCGACATCATCAAAAAGGTGTTCGATGCGTTGCCCGATTACATGGACTTGCGCAACAAACGCACCGACGCCAACAATACCGAAGAAATCACGGTTAACCTGCTCAGCAACAAACTCAAGACCTGGGTGCCACGTGCTTCGGAAAAAGACGCCAACCTCGTGGGTCGTGGTTTCGGTAGCCCGATCAACTGGATTGACGAAGCAGCGTTCTGCGGTAATGCGCACATCTCGATCCCGGCACTGCTGTCCGCAGGTAACGCCAAACGTGACGTGGCTGCATCCGTCGGCGCCCCGTACTGCAACATCCTGACCACAACGGCCGGTAAACTCGATACGCCGGAAGGCAAGTTCGTCTACGACAACTACATTCTCGGTTCGATGCCGTGGAGCGAACACGTCTTTGACATGCCCAATGAAGCAGCGTTGAAAGAATTTGTGGAACGCAATGCGGGCGGTAACTTCCGTATCGCGATCATCATGAGCCACCGTCAACTCGGCTTTACCGACAAGTGGCTGTGGGAGAAGATGCGTGAATCGAACTCCTCGGGTGATGCAGCTGACCGCGACTACTTCAACGTCTGGACTTCGGGTACGGAATCGCATCCGCTTTCGCCGCAACTTTTGAAACGGATCGTGGCCTCGGCGAACGATTTCGTCTACGATCAGGTCTTCCCGCATCAGAAGTACATGATCCGGTGGAACGTGGATGAGAAGAATCTAGCCAACTATTTGTCACGGGCTAAACTCGTGTTGGGGGTGGACCCCTCGTCCGCTAACAACAACGACGATATCGCGCTGGTTTGGCTCGATGCCGATACGCTGGATGTCGTCGCAACCGCTGCGATCAATGAAACCAATATCCTCATGTTCGGTAACTGGCTCGCGGTGTATCTGGTCGAGAACAAGAATGTGACGCTGGTATTGGAAACCAAGTCCACGGGTGAAGCACTGCGCGATATGCTCCTTAGCATCTTGCCATCGTTCGGGGAAGATCCTTTCAAACGGATTTTCAACACGATCGTGCAAGACAAAGATGACTATCCGGAGCGCTATGAAATCGTGCGGTTGCCAGTGTCGCGGCGTGACGACAGCATGTACACGCTGAACAAATCGGCATTTGGTTTCTGCACAGCCGCAAGTGGTCGCTTTGCGCGGAGTGACCTGTACGGTAACACGCTGCAAAATGCCGCGAAGCGCAGTGCGGATAAGGTGTACGACAAACGCCTGATCCAACAGATCGCTGGACTCGTGAAGAAGAACGACCGTGTCGATCACCAAGCCGGTAAGCATGACGATATGGTGGTGGCATGGCTCTTGTGCCATTGGTTCCTCTCGTACGGTAAACACATGGGTGTGTACGGTATCCAAAACGTCATGACCCAAATCGATGATAACAAATCGATGACGTACGAAGAATACATGGCGTTGGAAAAGCAGAAAGCACTTCGTGCGCAGATCGAAGAAATCGGCCGTCAGTTGGAAGAAACGGCTGATCCGTATCTGGCCTCCAAACTGGAACATCAGCTGCGGGTAACCGCCCAAGGCATCGTGTACCAGCAAGGTGATTTGACCAGCGTTGATCAATTGCTGGCTGACATCAAAGAACGGAAGAAGAAACGCAGTCAAACCGCCGCCGTGAATTACGAAGCGCCGGCCATTAACGACAACGACTTCTACCTGAAAATGATGGGTTACCAAAGAAACTCCTACCGGTGACGGCATACGCTCCCTCTACCCGGTGGGGTAGAGGGAGTTATGTCCACGCAGGTACAGGATCGAAATCCAACAGACGCTGTTCCAACAAATCGAGATAAGCCAGCACTTGACGACGCCGGATCTCTTCATCGAAGTTATTCCGAGGAATCAAGGCCGGCAGTTCCACATCCAGTTCACACGCTTTACGTAGCGCGATCGGTGCGTCGTTACTGATGACCGAAAACACGTTGTAAGTGAAAAAGCTGCGGTCAGGCACATACCAGTGTTTGTAATGAACACGATACGATTTACGATGGCAGTAAATCGCGATCTCGTATCCTCGCACGGAAAATCCCTTCAGACACCCCAATGCTTGATCGGGCTGTTTGATCTCGTTGATGTACCTTGGACCCCGTACGCGCTCAAAGAGTAGAAGCACGACGCTGACGAAGAATCCCCAAGCGCTTCTCATATCGCTTCTCCCCACCCCATGGCGCGTTAAGCTCCGGCGTAATGACGTTTTGCCAAACTGCGCAGAACGATATACAACAATACACCAGTGCGAATCGGCGGTAGCAAACTCACGTTCCGGGTTCCAGTGGCTTCTTTGACCATGTTTTCCGTAAGGCGTCGGATTTCCATCAGCACGGGGTCGGTTGAGCGTGCTGCAGTATACACACCCCGCAAGCGCGCCAACAGTCCCGGCAGATCGTGCGGGTTCTGGAGCGAATCGGTATTGTGCATCAGGTAATCGAAGCAGTGCACCATGATTTCTTTGGTGAGATTCTGCAAGCGATGCGCGTGGGGACCTTGGAAGTTATCCGACAGCCATTCCAGCGAGCCCCGGAACAGATGAGGAGGCATGGTTTGCACCATTCCTTCCACGATGGTCAAGAGTTCTTCCCGCATGAAGCTGGTCTTGTCGGGAATGACAGACTGGATATAACGCGTGTAGTTGGCCAAGGACTTGGTTTTGTCTTTGAGGATTTCTTTACCGTCGTGTTCCACCGTCTGGGAGACCGCGATGATGCGCTTACCCGAAGCCGCGATCTGGTAATGGATACCGGCGATCAAGCGTAAGCTCTTACGTAAACGGGTTTGGATATCGTTGACGATCTTCTCGATCTCGCGATCGTCTTGCATTTTCTTGAAATGCTGAAAACGTGGCGTGTGTTCGTCAAGAATATCTTCAGCGCGTTTACGCAGATAGGCCCCCCAGCTACCTTCTTGTTTCAAGTCGAACTTCATCGACAACGAAGCATACGTCGCTTCCGCCACGGCTTTATCGGCCGGGTACACGAAGTGACGATACAGGCGACTGGTGAGGAACTTATACTGCATCACGAGCATCACCGAGATCATGGCGTCCCGTTGCAGTTGCGGCGGGATATGCGCGTTGATGAGCAAGTGTGTCAGCCACACACACGACAAGTTCATGGCGTCCGAAGCCACTTGGTGGTCGCGGTGAACCGTGGGGAGTTTATACAACGCTTCTTGCAGCGTATGCTCGTCGGCGTGCAGGATCTCATCGAACCAGACGAGACGGTCGGCATCGGTGAAGCGAACGATTTGTACGCCCGTCAGGTGGCCACCGAAGAACTTGACGTGCTCATCGTTTTTGCTGGCCCATGCAAGCGCGTACGAGATAATCTTTTTGGCGAGGACCGCATCGGCAACAACGTCGGGGCATTGTTGCTCGAATACATTCCGGATTAGTAAGGACATGGGAATTCCTTTGGACAAGGGTTTACACAAGATGAGAGCTTGTGTGTCCATACAAACGGCATAAAACCCCGCTGGGCGAACCCAGCGAGGCGGACAGGAAGTAGGGATTACTTCGCTGCTCGGCGAGCAGCGCGCTGCTTGATGTAGTCGCCGAAGCTGTGCACGACGTTACCGCCCATGGCGATGACCATCGATTCCAGGGCCGCGGTCAGGTCCTTGGTGTCGGTGACGGTCGGGGCCGTCGGGTCGAGCACGGCGTCCGGGACGACGTCGTCGATCAGGACCGTGACGTTTTCCGGCTTGTCGGCTTCGGCCAGCAGTTCGGTCACGTTCTTGGTCTCGGCCGGGGTGACTTGGGTTTCGTCGATCGCGTACAGCGTCTCGAAGCCGTCGTTGTCGGCCGGCACATCGTCAGCGATGGCGTTGGCCAGGGAAGCGGCGACGGCGGCATCGATGGCTTGCGATTCCAGCACGATGTTGCCGACTTCGGATACGATGGCAGCTTCCACGGTTTCCTGGGTCTGGCCTTCAGCCGGTTGCAGGTTGGTGGTGTCGACCGTGAAGCCGGTCTCGCCTTCGGGTTTCGGTTGAGCGGCCGGGTCGCCTTCTTTCGGGTCTTCGATCGGCTGGTCCTTGTCGTAGACTTTGGCGAGGGCTTCCGAGTAGACGTCGGCCAGCGGGCCTTTCATCACGACCAGCGTGTCTTCGGTGGCCGGCGTGGTTGCGTTGGCATCGTAGTCTTCGAAAGCGAGTTGGTGACGACGACGGGCGCCGAGCAGATTGCGCAGAGACATTTGTGAGTTCCTTTACATGGGCAAAAGTTTGAGATAGGCCACACGCAGTTTGAGCGTCAGTGCCATCACATGATGGTTAGTCACACTATCGGGACATGTTTGTTGCTTAATGTTAACAAAATGACAACGCCGCCCTTTAAGCACATTCTTCTTTGATTTTCTTCTACGCTTCGCTCGTTTTGACATAGACCATTTCTATTGTCAGGTTTGCTTTGTCTTTCCCTCGGAATTTTTTAAAAAAAGAGAGAAGCGCCTCCTAAGGCGCGTTCCCCTCAATTCTTTGAAATAAAAAAATATACAGGACATTTATATCTTTATGCGAACTAGCGAGCAGAGCGAGCGGCATAGTAACGAGCGAAGCGAAGTTAGGATAAGAGATATATGCTTTGGGGGAAAGGGGGCCTTCCTCCTAGGGGAGCGAAGCGAGCCTCTAAATAGATAGCGAAAAACGTTGGGGGAAAACCCCCTTTTCAATTCGTCATAAGAGGCCACATGGAAGACGTCAGATTTGATCTTGCAATAGGTGTAAACAGGGAACCGGTCTGGGCGGTAGTGCGAGAAGAACAGCACCGTGGACTCAATGTTCGGAAATTCGTTCCCATTAACACCACCGAGTTCACGTTGGCGCAACTGCATGAGTTACATACACAGGCAGTCGCTAGACACCAACCCGATAGCCTGATCAAATGTATCTGCAAAGCTATCGATACCGCGCAGCAAGTCGCTGCGCTTAGTTCGACATTGACCTCTTAACCACACCCCACCTTCGGGTGGGATTTATGCTGTCGTAATAAATCGGGTAATAGAAAATTGAACGTCTATATCACCTAGACAGAGTCAATTGGGCTCGCCATGAAACTCTTTACAACCAACAACTAACTTAAGGATATCACCATGATCTACGAACTTGATGAACGTCACTGCGCAATCGTTAAATTTGAAGGCGGCCTGTGGTACGGGGTCCGTCCTTTGCAACAAAGCGATTTGTCTGGCATCCACATGGACCCGCCACCGCTCACCTGCGCTGACCGGCGCGTCAAGCACAACAACGAATGGATGGCGGCAGATCTGTTAATGGCGCCACTCAGTGAAGTTGACAAAATCCGCTTCGACCTGAGTCAAGAACGCTTTGACGAAATCAACAACACGATCCGTGAACGACTCCAGTCGCTGCGCGGATTCCCGCATACTGCGAGCAAACCTGCCTTGAACTCGGCAGACTTCCTCAAAGCGTACGAGGAATATCAAGCTACCCCACGTTTCGAACAGCCCTATTTCGATTACAACCTGTCGGAAGTGCAAGACACTATCCGTGACGGGTTCGACTACATCGCTAGTCTGGAACGCGACATCGCCAAGGCCAAAGAGAATGGCGGTTTCATCATGGATTGCGGTGAGAAGACACCACAAGCGGATCTGGAAAGGATGCTGGCTCAAGTCAAGCGGCAACAGGAATTCGTCCAGCCCGTGATCGACATGATCGGCGACGCCAAGGACGGCTGGGTCATCTTCGAAAATGTCCAACTCTCCGAAGAAGCCATCAAGTTCAACGAAGAGTCCTATGCTTTCTCGGACTCGGAGTGGTTCGGTCACAAACCAGTCTGGTTTACCAACAACAGAAGCGACGACAACGCTATCAATCTGCGTGAATTTCTCAACGGCTGCGCTTATTCTCAGCGCGCCATTGATAAGAAAGGTTAATCATGAATCAACACTCTGGTAAAAAACTCAGTGAAGTACCTTTTATTGATCTCGCCGTAGGAATGGAGGTTGTAGACTTCCGTTCTAATAACGATGGTGTTATTGCTGACCTGGTAACCGAGTCACGCGGTAAAAAGATCAACGGCGTGAAAATCGTGTACCAAAACAAAGTTACCGAAAGTGGTCAACAATCCATCTTCGAGCATGTAAAGATCAAATAACCATGAACCAGCACTCTGGTAAGAAGCTTTCCGATGTTCCTTTCGCAGATCTCTTCGTGGGAATGGCCGTAGTTTCTTACCGGGGTAATGGGAGAATCACGGATCTATTCGAAAAGGTGCATGGTCATAAACTCGAAGCGTTAAAGATTGTTTACGACAATCACACCATCGAACTCGATCTACAAAAAACATTCAAACATGTAAGGATAAAATAATGAATGATCATTCCGGTAAGAATCTCTCTGACGTCCCTTACGATGAGATTCGTGTTGGGATGGAGTTAATATCAACCAAAGGAACTCCGGGAAAAATTTCTAAGAAGATCGACAAAAAGATTCAACACGACGATAACTGGCTACTTGTGCACTGGAACAACGGCAATATGTCGTGTGATGAACATTACAACTTCAGCAAAGTCAAGGTGAAATAAATGACACGAATCGCGATTATCGGTACAGCGGGACGTGACAAAAGCAAACCCATGTCGGTGGCATTATGGCGGTGGATGTTGCGGGATGCTTACAGTCGGGTTCCCCGAGGAGCACACGTGGTCTCAGGTGGCGCAGCGTGGGCGGACCATCTCGCTGTATCGATGTTCCTGTTCGGTCATGCGGGTGAGATTTCGCTCTATCTTCCAGCACCTTTCAAGAACGGTCAATTTGTGGAAGACGGGTGGAAGAGCGCTGGCGGCATCGCCAATTACTACCACCGCAATTTCGGTCGCATCATTGAACGTGATACGCTGGGGCAGATTGGAGAAGTGGTGCGGCAATACTGGGAAGTGGAGAATAGCCCGATCCGCATCGAAGAAGAGCCCAGTTCACCCAGCGCTGGCGGCATGTTCGCCCGTAACTCCAAAGTCGCGCAGATGGAAGAAATGCTGGCGTATACGTTTGGTGAAGGCGATGTCCCGGCTGATGGCGGTACACTCGACACCTGGAACAAATGCCAAGGTAAGAAAACTCACATCAGCTTACCTTACCTTTACTGAACAAGGACAACGCATGAAACAAACTACGATCGACGAGCCAATTCGTCTGGAAGCAGAATCGATCATCACATTCGAAGAGCAGGACGTTGGTAGTGACGAACGGATTTTCAAAGTGGTGCTATTTCGCCCTACGGAAGCCACCAAAGAAATGTTGTTCCATCTGGACGGCAAAACAATGTTTGGCGGAATGTCGCTGATCGACAAATGGGACGATGGTACGGTTGACACGCACACTTCTCATCGCCGGTTCGAATACATCGGTTACGATCCGCAAGCTGGCTATAAGCAACATACGCTGATCGTTAAGTTCTATATGTACTTCGGCATCAGGCTGTAACAGATTCTCAGGTATGGGTATTTGCCCATACCTGAGGAATGTTTAGATATGGCGCTAGAATTTTTCAAAACCATATAACAGTGGTGAATAGGAAAAGGAATACCCTCTTTCCACCCTTGATAACCAACAATTTCAAAAGGATCTCATCATGAACTTCATCAAAACCCTGTGGAACAAAGTCAAGTCGTTCTTCTCCAACCTGTTCAGCAGCAAAGCTGAAGCCAAGATCGAAGCTCCGGCTCCGGTCGCTCAAGTGGCTCCGGCCGCTGAAGTCGCTGTCGAAACCAATGTCGCTGCTGAAGTTGCTGCTGAAGACAACGCCGCCAAAGAGCAGCGTATCCAAGCGCTGTTCAACAGCATCATGGGTCTGGCTCGTTTCCGTAATTACGATCTGTCGGAAGCTTTCCAAGCTGCCCGTGAACAAGACGAAGCTGCTCTGGTTCGCATCGAGCGCGCCATGAACAACAAGACCTACAAAGCTCCGAAACACAACCGCGCTAAGCGCAAGGCTGCTTAATCCTCAACACCCTGTAGTCCAATCCATAACCAACAACAAGGATCAATCATGGAATTCATCAAAAAGCTGTACCACCGTATCGTTGATACGCTGGCAATGACTGCTGCTCGCGTCACCTCCTACGCCATCAAGTACGCCACCAAGGCCAACATGGGTGACCATGCTCGTCGTGCTGGTGATGCTGGCGCCCCGTCGTCCTTCCAGACGTTCCTGTACCGCGTGTGGGGTTTCATGTCGTACTGCGGTGGTTTCTTCTTCTGCGTGCTGCTGCCAGCCATGCTGGTCACGGTCGCGGTGGCATTTATCGTAACGGTGCTGGCAGGTCCGGTCATCGGCTACCTCGTGAGTGTTGCAGTCGGTAGCGCTTTCGGTATCCACATCGTTAACACGCAATATCGTTTCGAACGTGCTCACCGTGAACTGGAACAAATGTTCGGCCGTATGGCTGGCCCGGTGTTCGCTTAATCCCTCTTTCTGATTCATAATCAACAACAAGGAAACTATCATGAACAAATTCTTCGACAATCTCTGGAACAACATCAAACATGGCTATTGCTTCGCTCGCGATTACGTCGCTCGCAAGATCGCTCAGCTGAACGTCTACGGCGATCGCCTGCTGGCGGAAGGCCGTGCCAAGGACGACTTCGCCAAGACGCTCTATGGCGCCGTGTGCAAAGCTGGCGCATTTGTCTCGGGCTTCTTCGTCGCTTTCGCGATCGGTTACACCATCGGCGTCGTGGCCTCGTTCCTGCTGGGCCCGATCCTGGGTCTGCTGGCTATCCCGGTCGCTTACATGTTCGGTGAAGATTTCGGTGCAGCTATTGCTCGTGCTGAAATCACCGCTCGTCTGGTCGACGCATTCCGTTCGAACGTGGCCGCCGTCGTCGAAGTCGAAGACGTTGCTTTCACCGCTGCCGCTGCTGCTTAATCATTACAGGGAGCGTACGCTCCCTCCCCTTCAAGGATATTTCCATGAACTTCATCAAGAAATGGTTCAACCGCGTCGTCGGTTGGATTGCTACACCGATCACAAAAGCCCTCGACATGGCTACCGTATACATGGAACCGCTCAACATTTTCGTGTATCAGGATGCCGATACTGACTGGACCTGGAAGATGGTCGGCCGTGTGATCCTGGGCGGTCTGCTGATGTTGGGGGCGATGATCTATATTACCGCCGGCATCATTTTGTCGATCGCAGGATTGACTCTGTTGTTCGGCCTGCTGTTGCCGCCTTTGGTGGCTAACGTGGTCGCGATCGGCGCCGTGGGTTATGTGGTCTACGACGTGATCAAAGCGATCAACACCCAAAGGGCTGCCGAGATCGTCGCCGAACCCAATTAATTCAAAGGAGATTCCATTATGGAATTTATCAAAAACTTTCTCGTAGGCGCTGCCAAGTTCGTCTACGGTATCTTCGTCGCCCCGATCGTCGAAGTGAAAGACATCCTCTCCATGGACTGGGGCCAGAAGATCCTGACGATGCTCAATGCCGTCTCGCGCGCGGTCATCATCGCTTCATGGTTCTTCGCCGTACCGGCACTGCTGGTCACGGTGGCATGGGTGTGGTTCTGGTTGTCTCTGTTCCTCTCGCTCGTGTACGTTGGCTTCGTGCTGATCACGGGTGGTCTCGGTCTGGCCTTGGTACTGGCATCGATCAAGGCCACGGGCGACAACCTCGACAACGTCAAAGCTGAAGAAGCAACTCCGGTTGCGGCTTAAGCCGACATGTGGCAATTCATCAAAACCTTAGCCAGCGCTATCTACCGGCACACGGTAGGTGGCCTGGTACGGTTATGCCGTCATACGTGCGCTGCGCAAGTGGATGAAGAAGACAAGCGGTACGTGGGACGCCTCGTACTGCACACTGGATTTTTCATCTGCGCTTGGCTGTTCCCAGCCGCGACAGCGATCTTGCTGACGTTACGCATCATGGCCTTCGGTGACATCCTCACCATCGTCAGTAACATCTATCAGCAAACTGCTAACGCCTACACCTGACTTCAGGGGTGGGCTTTTATCCACCCTTTTGGAGAGATCATGCGTAAGCTGTTTGGTTTCATCAAGCAATTGTTCTTCGCTGCCAAAGTCATCGCCGGTGCCATTGTGGCGCCGGTGGTGTCGTTGGTGGCCACCACCCTGCAGGCTAAGCCGATCGGTTTGGGCCAATTGGCCTTTGCGTTCTGGCGGCTGCTGGTGTGGCTTTTCTTTGTCATGTGTGCCACGACATCCATCGGCGTGCCACCTTTAATCGCGATGCTGTTCCTTGTGGACCTCGCGATTGTGGGTGTGCAAATCGTCGGCGGTGTGGTACTTCAACTTAAGGAGGTATCTGCATGAAGCAATTCTTCGACACTCTCTCGGTGTTCGTCGCCAACATCTTGCGTCTCGAACCGAAATCGTGGTCCGATGCCAAGCAACAGGCGATTGAAATGCGTCGCATGCACGACAACTTTAAACCGTCGACGGTGTTCGTCGACGGCAAGGAGACCGCCGTCATCCGCGACCAGTCACCGTTTGCGTATCTGGGCGATGCAGTGCTGAACGCAGTCGGTTTCGTACTGCTCGTCTGGCTGATCCAACAGGTGGTAGTGGCGTTCGTGGCGTTGCTGCCGATCCTCTTCGTTCTGGCGGTGTTCGGTTTGACGCTCAGCGTCTTCGCTGCCAAGCGGGCTGAACCCACTACACCGTGACCTGTGAAACCGTATTAAATCCTATCCCGAAGCACCTCTTTCAAATTAACAAAAGGAAACGAATCATGAACTCGATCAACAACCAATCCGAAGCACTGAAGAAAGCCCCGACCGACAAAGAACTGAACCACGCTTTCCGCGTTGTCAAGGACCAGATCACCACCAAGCGCATCGAAATGGCATCGGCCACCGGCGAAGCTCGCGCCAAGCTGGAAACCGAGATCAAAAACCTGATCGCCTCGATCGGCCTCGACACCACCGAACTGGAAATCGAACCGGAAGCCAGCGCTACCGGCGCAGCAGCCGACGGCGTCGGCGCCAAGATCCTGGTCGGCTTGGCCAAGATCAACAGCGAAGCTGCCAAGCTGACCGGTGAAGCCGCCGCCGGCCTGGCAGCCGCCAACGAGAAGCCGAGCCTGTGGGCTCGCTTCAAAGCCTGGGTCGGTGAAAACAAGAAGAAGGCCGTGGCTGGTGCCCTGACCATCTTCGCCGGCGCCGCGGGCCTGTGGTTCTGGCTCCGTGGGAAAAATATCAACACTGCAGTATCCTCTGTGTCCCGGATGACCGACACCGCTGCCGCTGACACCGCCACGGAAGTGCCGGTCGAGGACGCAGGTAGCACGGTCTTCACCCGCATCGGCGAATGGTTCGTCAACGCCGGGGTGACGGTCAAAGGCTGGTTCGTGTCGGCCTATACCTGGGTCAAGAACCTGTTCAACCGCACCACTACCGCTACGGAGGCAACCGGTGAAGCAAACGCTGAAGCTGTACCCGCGGGCGCCTAAGCGCTTTCAATATCCCACGGCGACCCAAGCTCTGGTGTCTGCCATGATCGCGCTGGCGTTGTTTGTCGCCGCGAACGTTGCAGCCGGCAACTTTAATTAAGCCGTGAAAAACCATAGAGAGCTGGGTTGCCCCCAGCTCTCTATGTGTTTTGCATTTTTTTCTTTACAACAAGAGGGATCTGTCCGTGGATTTGAAGAGCCTGCAGAAACAAATCGAGATGCTGCGATTGCGTCGCCAAGCTTCTCGTATAGCGCTGCGTTTATTTGAAGCAGCCACTAACCAAGACGAAATTGATGCCATCACGGTGTTGTTCGATTGCTGTAACTATGCCCATGAAGCCGATGAGATTCTGGGAGCGATGGAAGAACTCAAGAAGATGGCCACTGAAAGAAACATTGATCTTGACCTTTAGCGCCTGGCGTTATAGGTAAATAGATGGGATTTATCTCTAACGCTAGGAGCAGTACCATGATTCCATTGATTGCTGCCGGACTGATTCTTTTACTCCGTATCAAACGGGCGAGGCGAGTAATGCCCGTGACCAAGACTACGAAGTCGCCTACCCCACGGATTCCGCAACCGCTGCGCCGCCCCCGGGTCACCTTGCAGAAGACCCATCATTCTTCTCTTCGTTGTACCTTTCAAGATCCCGTGCGTTTAGCGCGGCATCGGTCCCCGTTTTTACCACCGTTAAAAAATATTCCCGGAGAGGAATAGAATGTCCAACTGCAACATTGTCAATAACTCCATACCAACAAAGAAAGGGATCACCATGAATACCGACGCACAAATCGCCACATACTTCTTTCGCCAATACGAAGCAGCTGAGACCGTGATCGCCTTCCGGCCGTATTTCATGGCGAAGGGACTGCGCATCCAGGACGGGATGAACTTCATGCCGATCGTTGATCATCCGGAAAACCGTGTGATCCTGAAACCCGGCGAGTTCGCCAAGATCCACGCCAAGCATCCGGATGAAAAGAAACAACATCTGAACAATCGCATCCTGCTGCGCGGCACAGCGTACGGTGTCATCGTGATGCACGGTCGTGAGAAGGAGTATCAGGTCAGCGGCAAAGGTGTGGTCACGGGGCCGGTACCGAAACTGCACACCACGGGCAGTTTCATCCGCATGGCCATGCGTTTCTTCAAACGCAAGGGCCAGCAGTTCCGCGGTGAACCCGATCTGCTGGCCTGGATCACGTCGGAATCGTTCCCGCGTGACATCAGTGAACAAGCTGCACTCGACCGCGCCGCTGGTATCGTGGTGGACGATGGCCTGCCGCCGCGTCGTCGTGCCCAGCATCCCACCGCCAAACCGATTCAACCGCGGTTGACCTCCCATGATGTGAAGAAGGAAGGTGGCAAGAAACCTTTCTTCAAGAAAAACGACGTGGATGGTTCGCGTCGTCAACCTGGTCAGCATGCTGGAGGATATCCGGCGGCTTAACCTCACGAGGAGTTATCATGGCCCGCTCTCAGAAACACATGACTTCCACTGACACCATGCGTGACGAAGTTAACCTGCTCATTGGTCAAGGTAAGCGTGAAAACGCCATTCGCCATTACCAAGAGAAATGTGCTTGCTCGATCGAGAGCGCCGTGATTTTTGTCAACCAAGTTTCCGCTGACCGCTTGAAGCAGCAGCGGGAACAGTTGTACCGCACCCGTGAACTTCTGCTTGCCTAACGGCATACCCCTCTCTACCCTCGCGGGTAGAGAGGGGCGTTATGCGCTTTCTTTTTTGTTACCGATTACCGCCGATCATGAGCGACATGTAACGACGCATGGATTCCGGGTCGTTCATGAATGCAACCTTGGCCCATTTCTCGTTGAGGTGCTCTTGATACATTGTCTCTGCATCCGAGTAGCCGTCAACGATCTCTTTGAACCGACCGACCTGCACACCAGCGCGCAGTTCACCCATGTCGAGCTTGATGACATAGGTGTTGTAGATGTAGGCTTTAACCGCCAGTTCGACGAGTTTGGCAAACACCAGATAGCTGCGGGCATGGATGTTCGACAGGTTCTCTTCGTTTTCCAGCGAGCAACGCAGATACAGGTTCTGCGGCAGGATGATCGAGTCTTGCACCATCACCACATTTTCGCCGATGAGTTCGACACGGGAGGTACCGACATACGGCGTACGGATATGCGCTTCCATCGCGGCATTGGCCAGTTGCAATGCTGGGCTCGTGCGGGTGTAAGAATATACCCCGTACCCTGATTGGGTGTTATACAAGTCCCCGTATGTCACGTCGAACACGCTCAAGATCGAACGGCCGTTGGTCTTGGTTTTGGGGATACGAAACACGGTGGTGTACCCATCATCAACCACTTCGCTTGGCACATCCGACAAGTCGATCTTGGTTTCGACGCCGCTGACGAGATTGCAGTCCACCAGCACGCGTTGTTGTAACACGAGATAACGGATACGTTCTTTGATGTCGGCCGGCAGGTCGCGGTATTGTTGATAGGGTTCGAGAAACACCACCTTCAGAATCTCGCGCGGGATGCGAAACATCACTTCATCCAGCGCTTTGGTAATCGGATTCATTCAAGGCTCCTAGAAATTTACAGTGCTATATTACTACATTGACGTTAGTACATAGCATCTCGACATTTTCTCATAACCAACAACAGGAGGAATCACCATGAACGCTGCTACGGAAGAAAAGAAAGTTTTCGAAAACCACTATCGCCACTGCGGCGAGCACTGGAGCGAGACCGGAGACAGCGCCTGCAATGATCGCTGCCCACAATGTAATAAAGAAATTCAACCGTATGAATCAGTGGACATCACTCATGGTGTCGACACCAATCCGAAAGTGCACATTTTGTTCTTCGGTGCGAAAGTTGCACAGTGGGGGAATTGTGGCGATGTACCGATCGCCAAAACGATCGACCGCTTGCGTGAAACCGGCTCGTATCTCTTCTACATCGGTGATAAAGAAATGGGTGTGGAGGAAAATGTGCGTGAGTGGGCTCGCTTTAGCGACCTCATTCTCGGTTGGGAAGAACGCGGCTATACCAAAGATCGCTGGATCATCGTGTTGGACACCAGTACCGATGGTTTCCGCCAGGTTGCTACGCATATCACAGGAAATCCCGTGGCGTTCATTTATAATCACATTCCGCCCGCTACCAACACTTTCTTGAATGCTTCTGACATACGGGCTCACTCGAATCGACCAGCGGCGTTGTATAACGCTATCCAGAAGTACCTCTCTCGCAACTTTAATAACCAACAATCAAAAAAGGAAATCACCATGCAAACTAAACCAACCATGACCAATGCTGGCCTCCACAACCTGCTGGTGGGTGCGCGTCAACTCATCGCTCTCTGGATGAAGGAATCGCTCTTCAGCGCAGAGCACATTGCCAAAGAACGGCAGTCCATCTTCAGCGCGGAACACGTCGCGAAAGAACTGCATAACCTGCGGGATCATTCTGAATACGCGCCATCGGCGATGGCCAGCCCACAGGTGAGCACCCTCGTTAACGACTTGATCCCTGCTTTCAGCATGGAAGTGGAACTCAACAAAGAAGAAGCTAATGGTTTCATCATGCGACTCGACATGGTGATTGATCTGCTGCGTACCCGCGGGCAGAACAATGACGAATACTGGCCGAAAACGGCGGATTCGATGCCCGTGGACGCGCAAAAGGTCGAAGCTGGAGAAGCGATCGATTTCGAAGAACTTCTCATCGGCGTCAGCGACGCGGCTGCGCTCCTCAGCGGACCAGCGGTCAGTGCCGATCCGATGGTAACGGTCTCGCGGCTGAAGAAAGTGGAAGCTTATCTTCTCCACCAACGCGGAACGCCGTTCGGTATGGCAATCAGTGACAATCCGCCAGCTAGTAACGTCGAAGCGATTTTGCGTCAGTTGTCGGCGGACTTCGCCGAGGGTCATCAGATCCTTGAACGGTCTATCGCCAAACTCGGCGAGCATTTCTCGGAAGCCAGTGGCGTGATGGCCAAGGCGATCGACAACCTGATGGAGAACGTTCACAAGCGCCTTCAAACCACTGAAGACCGACTGTCGAACGAAATGAAGGAGGACTTGCAACACATGCTGGGGATGTTGAACCAGCGCCCGTCAGCAGGTCAACCCTTCGGTCCCGTGCCGCAGTCGCCGCTGGATTCGTTCCCGAAAATGCCGGACAATTTCGGTTTCCCCAATCCGTTTTACAACCCGGATTACCCGCGTGGCCCTATCCCGCCGGCCCCACCCCTCCATCCGATGCAGTGGCGCAATGGTCGACCGTTTCCACCTGCGGCGTCGATGGACTGGCTGAAACGGGATCGGACGCAATCGTCGTTCAGCGGTAATAATTCGAGTTTCCGCTCACCTTCGTCGGTGCCGACTACCGAAAACTTCAACGGCGTCTTCCTGTTCCACCTGGAAAATGATGACGCGGCAAAAGCATTCGAGCTAGTGCGTGGCGAAGTCGTCGAACTCTATCCACAAGCCAAGATCGAAGTGGTAAACTACGAAGGGGCTGATAACAACGACGCGCTCTTCGGCGTTTACAAGAAGACGATGGCTGTGATTGCAGAATGTTATCGCGGCGCCGCACCGACGCCACTCCTGCAACACATTCTGCTGCTGCCGAGCCGTAAACCCGCACCGCATTCACCGGAACAGAGCAACGATCTGGAAAAGGTGACCGCCATCAAGAACGTGCTCAGCAAGAACGGTTTGAATCTGGCCGCGATCACGTATGACACCATGGAAGATCGCGACAAGTTGAGTATGACGCTGAACGCCGCTTTGACCAGGTTACAGGTGCGTGCCGGTCTCAATTCGTTTAGTTCTCCGGCTGCGGGCGGACCTCTGTTCACGCTGGAGAACTATTACGGTATCGTCATGCTGCACGTGAATGATGGGGAAACGGATCAGGTAATGAGCAAGAATGAGCGGGTGTTCCGTAACGTGTTCCCGAACGCAAAGTTTTACATTGCTCGCCATCCGGAGTACGGTAACAAACCCACCCCGTTGGTTCTTCAGGATGCGATGGCGGATGCAACTCAGCAGTGTCAGACTGACCAAGTCTTCCACATCGTTCTTGACAGCCGGCTTATTCACACCACGTCGATCTTCATGACCAAGGTATGCCATGCGTTGACGCAGGCCAACCAACCGAACATGACGGTGTGGTTTGAGGGCACCAATCTGTCGGAAGAACATCTGCATTACAACGTGTCACGGGTTCTTCCGCTTTATGGCTATGTCCTGGCTGGTCGCGCCAATCCTCGTTTCTAGTATTTTTCTACAATGTTTCTTGTATTCAATGTCCAATTGACGTTGAGTTTTTCATAACCAAAAATTAAAGGATCTTCAACATGAGTGAAACCATTACCACGGCCCCGAAAGGTCGTATCCGCATTTACGCTTGCGGTGGCGCAGCAATCAACATCACGAGCCAGATCGGCAAGTTCCGCATCAACCCGGACATGATGGCCAACTTCGAACCGGTCCAGATCGACACCAGCGTGTCCAACCTGGGCGACCACACGATCGGCGTGGAAACCTACCTGCTGCCCAAGACCAAAGGCTCGGGTAAGGACCGTACCGAAAACCTGGCGCTGGCCCGCGAGCACACCAAGCCGATCCTGAAAGCCCATCCGCCGCTCGACCTGAACATCGTGATCTCCACCGGCGCCGGCGGTTCCGGTTCCGTGCTCGCGCCGTCGCTCGTCAACGAGCTGCTCGCGACCGGCCAGCAAACCATCGTCCTGCTCATCGGTGCCACCGCTTCGCGGCGTGAAATCAACAACACCCGCGAAACGATCAAGAACTACCGCGAGATCGCGATCGGTCGTCAAGCGCCGGTGGTGATGCACTACCTGCAAAACTCGGCGAACCTGCCGCGTGAAAAGGTCAACGAACACATGCTGTCGGCCATTTCGTACCTCGGCCTGCTGTTCTCGAACCGTAACAGCGAACTCGACCCGATGGACCTGCGCAACTGGCTGTTCTTCACCAAGTCGACCGTGACCACGGGTCTGAAGCCGGAACTGTTCAACCTGAACATCCTGCTGCGCGGCGGCCAGCAAGACCCGAACGGCGCACTGTTCGAGGAAGAGCTGGACAGGCTCGGCAACGTGTTGTCGGTCGCGACGTTGGCCCGTCAAGGTATCCACACCGACCTGCCGGAAGACTACATGCCGGAATACCAGGCTGTCGGCTTCGTGCCGAACCTGAGCGGCAGCAGCGCGTTCGAAGGCACGTCGGTGAACTACCTGATCACCGACGGCCTGCTGCCGGAAATCCTCGCTGACCTGCGCGCCGCCGCCGGTCGTCCCCGCCCCGAGCAAATCGATGCGGAGATGGACAACGACGCTGACGTCAGCAACGTGAGCTTCGCGGCGTAATGCGCATCGTCGTCCTCGGAGGTTCATCTTCCGGTGGATGGCTGGGTGCCACCTTAGCCAGAATTCTTCACGACGGCCTTGGCCGCGTAGTTGAATTGATGGATCTGATTCCTTCGGTCGAGATGTATCCATTACCGTGGGATATTCATGATCCGCTCTCATGTGAGATCTGGCAAGGTGGTGTGTGGAGGGCCGCCCGCCCCGTGCGGCCCATGTTAATTCTAGCCCGAGATGGCGAGCACGTGCTTAAGGGGGTACGTAAGCTCATGTCTATTTCGGAATAGATTCCCACCCACAACTTGGCCCATCCGCTGCGTGCGGTATTAGACGCCTGTCCGGTGTCTGTCTGAGTCTGCGTCCTCTGTAACTGGCTCCACTCTGTGGCGTTCCCTTTGGGATCGAAGCGGCTTTGCAAGACGGGATGATCGGACGTTAAACGAAGTACACTTGGAGGGGAGCGGATTGAACGAAGGGACGCAGTTCTATGATTCATGAGTCAGAGAACTGGTCAACATTAGTTATCCCATGCCCCTCCATTTCCCACTTACCTAAGCGTTCTCTGACGAGAGTGTTTGGGTAAGTGGACTTATTTTTTTATGCCGTCAATTCGATTAGGCATTAATTTACCCATGGCTGATATGGTATACGTAGAAGCCATTTAAAGGACCACCATGCCTTCAAAGCGCTCGGTCTGGATACTGGACATCCGTGATTTTCTGATGTACCTAGAGACCGCTTTTTACCACCTGGCACCAAAGTTTCCCTGGCTTCTGGACAATAATTCGATCGACCAGAATTATCCGTGGACCGCGACTCATCGGTTTACCGAACCGCGCACTCAACGGGATGAACTGATCGACTGGTTGGTTCGAAAATACTTGGCCGAAATACATTACATCGATCAAGGTCTGGATGAGTACAGCCCCGAGTTCCACGAAGTGTGGGACCATCTGGTGGAATACCACGATTATCCGCGTCTGTCCAGGTACTACTTTTGGTTCCCTTTCTTGTTAGGTCATCTGCACGCGCACGAGATCTACCGACAATCGACTTGGTTGTATGTGGACTTAACATACAACCCCAACGAACAACTACGCTGACCATGCACCATTCTTCTCATCAGTTGGACATCCGCCATTCCCACTATTCGGATCTGCATGACGTAGCACACTCGATTCAGAATAGTTTGCAAGACGTGTTGCGTGAACCTGAGGCCGGCGTGTATTTGCCGAACCAACTGGAACCCGTGATGCGCGCGGGTTATCCTTACTGGTATCAGGAAGCAGTCTTCCTGAGCAAAGCACAACCTGAACGTACAGACCAGTCCCCTAGTCTGAATCCAATTCTGGAGAAAATAAGAAGGTCGAATAACCAACCGTGGCAGTATTACCGCTACAACTACATCCGTGTGGAGAATTTCGAACAGGTCTTGACAACACCGTGGGATGTGGTGGACATGGGAATGTACTTCTACCCACCTCCCTACAACCCCAACGATGCGTTCCCAGGTACCGACGCACAACCGCGTTCTGTCGTGCTACCGCGGCATCTGGCCGCGATGGCGTCACTGCGCCCGACCCTGCCTTGGGCCGGTATCAAGATCGCTTACCAGATCATCGAAAACGAGATCGCCTCGACCCGACAGTTCAACAAACAAGCACGGTCGCTCTTGATCGAAGAGATCATCGCGCCATTCATCAGCGAAGCCTATCTGGACCCGCGTCTGCCTGAACGGGCGAAGGTGGAACATCTGCGTTCTGACCCGTGGTTCAACATGACCTTCAATGGCATCTTCGAACACATGCTGTTGGTGTTACAGCCAATTCGCAATGCACTGCGGCATAACGGTTACCAGATGTGTACGGTGAACTACCTGGATGGTTACGAGCTACGCATTGACCAACTGGGAGACCATCGCATCCATGAGTGGGAATGCATCACTCGCGATCCTGCTTATCAACGTTTTCTCCAAGCCAAAGCTGACGGTTCGTGGGATCGTTTTGTCAGTGAACAAGACGAGGCTCGCTCCCGCGATTTGGCACATGACCCACAATCCATCTATCGATAATCATGTCCTCTGAGGCGCTTTTCAAATTGCCCTTTGACGCAGTGATGCAAATCTTGGAACAGAAGTGGGCCGAATTGCCACCACAAGTTCAGTACCGACTTGTCAACCGCGATCTCATCACGCATTTGCTCGAAGAGCTGAGTGTTAAGATTTGGGACCGAGACGCCACCTCGCATGTCAACATGGCCATGCATTACCTCAAGCTGGTGGGGGTGGACGAGATGACTGCGTACGACATCTGCCACAACGTCTTCAATGCAATCTTCAGTACCGTGATCAGTTTCTTTCCTCGCATGACGTTCCAAGAGTTGGCGACGGGGCGTTACATTTTAGACGAGGACAACACCACTCTGTTGGTGTACCTCAAGCAACCTGAGTATGCATAAATACATCGTTGACACACTGGGTGCTTTTGCTGAGTATCAAAGCTACGAGCACCTGTTTGATTTCTATCAAGGGGGGTTTGCTGGTCTGATTGCCGACTACTTTGAACATCATAAAGCCCACCCCAACGATGAAGTCGGGGATCGGGCTTTTGTGGATAGGGTGTTTCAACGGTATTTCGAATCCCAGCAATTCCATGGTCTGTATGTAAATGACGTTGAGCAACATCACGTTGAAGTCGCCATCACTGCCGCTACCTATTTGGTGGGTCGCACGGTCAGCGAATTCATTAAGCAGAATCGACATCTGTTGAAAGAATTCGCGTTAACTCGTGACACAGTGGAGGTTGGCACCGAGATGGAGTATCTTTTGCTCGAAAAGAAATAGGAGAGTCAATGGCCGTAGGTGAAGAATACATCGTTAATTTCTCTGAGGCCAGTGCGATCCTTCAACGGCAACTGACCAAGAGCGACCTGCCCACGATCGATACTGATCAAGTGAAGTGGCGTCTGCTGGAGATGTTTGAGCATGTCGAGCCGCTGATCCATCTCGATCGGATCATCAGTGATATGTTAGCCCATGATTATTTGTACGCGAAGGTGGAGTTTGTTTACACCACCGCCGCGCGGGCCAAACAAGAGAAGATCGAATTGGATGGTCGACTACGTTCGTATCTGCATGGCTTTGGGATACGGGCTTATCAACATCTCAAGAGTTTGGGGATGCTCAATACCGGTTATGAGCGTTACAAAGTTGTCTCACAGTCTATTGATTATGAAACTTACATCTTACAACGAATCCGTTAATGAACGGTATCCGGTCCCGGTCCTAGGCCCGAAGTACCCGGATTATTACATCCTTAACATTGGCGACATTGTTCGTAACTTTGTCGCGCAGTGGGATAACATGATCAATACGGAAATCATGAATCATCCAATCGATGCCAACATCGTGTTTCCGGAGGTGTACACCATCGCAGATGACGGTTCGGTCTTTAAGCAGACGTTCATGAAAAAGCACGTCTCGGAACAAAGTACGAGCTGGCATCCCGACATCAGCCTGATCATCGCGGCCGCCATTGAAAACATCAAGACCAAAAAAGAAATCAACGAAGATCTTGATCTGGCCATGGGCATGCTGTGGATCGACGTCGCCCACATGGCTGATATTCAGTTGCAGTCGAATATCCCAGGACCGCATGTGGCCGCGGCCATTTCCAACACCCGTCGTAAAATCGCTACTCTCGCTACGCAGTTCGGGAAACAACTCTATCAACGTTTGGTCGAGTACGGCATGTACAAGCATGGCCGCTTCCCGTATCACTACGTGGGGTGGCAAGATGATTGTGCTATTGTTGCGCTCGATGACGACGCTCCTGATCCACTAAGGGGGCTCGATTTCATTTCGGAGTAACTATGGTAACTCTACACCACGTCACCATCATCGACACCATGCACATGTTGATGGATTTTGAAGCGGGCTTTGGTTACACGCTACAAGAAGAAGATCGGTTAGAACTCTTCAAACAGATCTTCTTCATTCTCGATCAGCACACCCCGCTGGACATGTACGACCGCAACATTTTGACGTACGAGAACTTCATCTTTGCCAATCATCTGAGAGTGGACCGCGAAGCGACCGATCGTTTAGCTTACCACCTGATGGTGGCAATCTGGGACGACATTCGCCACCGCGGTTTTTATATCGACGGTGCATTGATGTATTTCCCTTTTTCTATGCAAGGATGGGATCTGTGCGTGCGCCGTTATAAGGACTAATTCCTTTTAACGGAGTCAAGTGATGGATATTGAGGTTGGTGGTATTTACTCGTTCAGTGTGTACCCGGTCGCCGTGCTGGGTACGAACTTTAAGAACGCGTTGGTGATGTCGATCTTCGACGCCGAAACCGCGCAGATGATGGGTTTTGATATCCTAGCGCAACATGCGCTGGTGTATCCAAGTCTGCCGGGCAGCACGGTCAACAATCCCAGCAAGTACAAGTATCTGCGCATTCGTCTGCCGTCGGGCGCCACGCAGATCATCGCAATGGAGTGGATCAACCCGGCCACGCTGGAATCAGTCAATCTCGGTCGCCATACCGTCGTGATCGATAACTCGTCCAGCAGCCGTCAGCAAAAACTGCTCGATTGTTTGGCCGCCAATGGTTTCCAGGTGAAGTCAATTAGTTTCGAATCGGCATCGTAATCCTTTTTTATTCGGGATACGTATTGAATGCAGGGAGTGCGCACGCTCCATGCGCTTCGTGGGACCTGGCCCGCGGGGAAGTTGTGCCCCTGTATGCGACAGGGGATGTGCGATGAGCGACGCTGTAGTGTCCATAGAAACGGTGCGTAGAGGTGGCGCGACTTGAGAGCGGGCATTGGCCCAGCGGATGTCGATCCCATCGGTTCCTTTCCTCCCGATGGTTGATCCGTTGGCTGGGAGTGCTCGCTACCAAGACTGGATCTTTGAAACGCGACGGCGTTGCTCATGTCGTGAAGTTGGGTTTTACCCATGTGATATCCTAAGCTGTACCTTTCCCATCCAAGGGCCTTCGGGCTCTTGGATGGTTTTTATGCCGTCAGTTCTTTTTTTGTATCGTGTTGTCTCATCATGTAGTCGAGTCAGAACAACAGGTCCAACATGTCTAAGAACAGTCCGTTTATTTCTCCAGCTGAAGATTACAAACGGGATATCAACCCGATTCGTCACGCCATGCATCAACATGCAGCTCATCTGCAAATCATGGCCGGGATTTCGTACGAAGAAGCCATGCGCTTCGTCAAGCAGCAACTCTCCCCTACCGGCGAGTTCCCGATTCAAGACCCCAACGCCGTGTTCCTCGAACGCGATTTCGATACCGGTGACCGGGAAGACGGGGTGATCCCGATGTCGGAATACATCGGCACGATCCTCGGGGAAGAACAGATCTACGCTCCCACGTTCACTACGTATCACAATCCCAAGGTGCGCCTGTCCCCTCTGTCGAAATTCCAATACGACAACGTGAAGTCGCGTGGCGTAGCAAAGAAAGCGATGTTTAAAGCGGGTCAAGAGGAGGGCGAGAGCAGCTTTAACTACCGCTTCTTCAGTGGTAAGCAAACCACGGAAAAGTTGGCGAACAACGCCGTGTCGGGCGCCATGGTGAGTGAACACAACCCGATCACCAACAAGACCGGCCACTCGTCCCTCACATCTTCTTGTCGACAAACCTCGGCATACGGGAATGCCAACAACGAACGCTTCTTGGCCAGTAATCGTCACTACTGGTCGTATGACATTACGCGCAACAACATCGTGTCGATCATTGCCCACACCGACATGGCGGCAGTCGAGCACGTGATGACCCGTTACAACCTGCATTACCCGACCGCTGAAGAAACCTTCAATGTTGTGTACCGTTCGGCCAAGCTGTATTGGAATCATAAGCCGTCGTACGCCAAGATCCGTGACTTGATCGATCATCTCACGCCAATCCAACGTGCTGCCTTTGTGTACACGGGTGACATGTACCAACTGAAGGAATTCAACGATGATTTTGTACGCACTTTTATGGGACGCCTTATTCAACGGGTGGATGTACCTGATCCCACTCCCGCCGAAACCATCAAAAAGTGGCCCGAAGACTTCTTCAACTTAGCCAAGCAACTCCAGCCCGAGATCACCAAGGGCAAGTCGATCGACGAGATTATCAAGAATAATCCTGTCGGTTACGCGATCGTGGCAGCACAAACCGAAAACATCGCCAACGTCATGTGGGCGTATGCCGACCTGATTCGTACGTTCTGGGCCACGGACAATGTGCCTGCTTCGATCGCGATGTTCCCACACAGCTTGCGCCGGGTGGTGTTGGTGTCGGACACGGACTCGACCATCTTCACCACGCAAGACTGGATTCTCTGGTATTGCAAGCAAGTCAAGTTCGATGCGACCTACGACGCCGTGTGCGCTTCAATGATCTTTTTGGCATCGCAATCGATCATCCACATTCTAGCCAAGATGTCCGCCAACGTGGGGATTGGCCGGGATCACGCGTTTACCATTGAAATGAAGAATGAATACAAGTTCGACGTGTTTGTTCTGACCCAACTCGGTAAACACTACTTTGCCCAGATCAGCTGCCAAGAAGGTAACATCAAGAAAGAACTCAAGAAGGAAATCAAAGGGGTTCACCTCAAGTCTTCCAATGCACCAAAAGCGATTGTTGCGCAGGCTGAGAACATGATGCTCGACATCATGAACACCATCATGGCCAAAGGCAGTATCAGCGCCATGAAGTATGTCAAGGAAGTGGCTGACCTGGAACGCAGTATCGTTGAGTCGATCCGTAAAGGGGAATTCAAATTCCTGAAACTCAGTACCGTAAAAGACCCGGCAGCGTACAAGAACGGCGAAGAAACCTCGACGTATAAACAGTACGGCATGTGGAACGATGTATTCGGTCAAAAGTATGGGATGATCCCGCCGCCACCTTACAAGGCGATCTATGTCAGTTTGGAATTGGATAGCAAAACCAAGACCAATAACTGGCTGGAGAAGATGCCTGACCAAGACATTGCCAAAGCCATGCGCCGTTGGCTAGAAACGAATAACCGCGATAAGATCACGTCATTGCAGCTCCCTTTGCCGATCGTTTCTGCCAAAGGGATTCCGGACGAGATCATGATGGCGGTGGATGTGCGCAAGATCGTACAAAAAGCAACAGCAATGTTTTACTTGATTTTGGAAACCATTGGATTCTATTTCAATCATGATGACTTGAGCCAACTGGCCATGGACTACTATTGACGGCATACTCTCGTTCCCGCAAAAGCGGGAACGAGAGATGTCATCGTTGGATGATTATGCGGCGCGGAAGTTATTCGTTGCCATTTCGAACAGCGACAGCCAGAACTTGTTGTGGCGCGCAGCCACGTGCAGCAGCTTGCCGGTCGGCTGGGTCGCCCACTGCGAGTACGCGGTCGCGAGCGGCATCAGGCGTTTAGCGAAAGCCGTGCCTTCTTTGTTGTCTTCTTTGATGCGTTTGAGCATCGCATCGCAGGCACCTTGGACAGCCGTGGCCTTGTCTTCCAGTGCCTTGAACTGGTCAGCCTTGAACTTCAGCAGTTCGTCGATGAAAACCAGGCGTTCCTTGACATATTCGAGCAGCTTGTCGGCGGTGACGTCCAGCTTCATGCTGATGATCTTGTTGCTACCGAAGCTCGTGTCTTGGTCGACCGAGAAACGGATCTTCGACAGCATCGCGATCTTGGTTTCGATCGATTGCGCGGGATCGGTGATCCTGTCGCTGTAACCATCGGCCACGACCTTCATCTGCGCGATCGGTTTGGTTTCCCATTTGTCGCCCTTGCCCGGTTGCAGGTTCAGGCGCTTCATGTAGTCGACGAAGCGGGTGCTCAGTACGTCGACGACTTGGCCGATGTCAGCGATGTCTTCACCCTGGTAAGCGTTGTAGGCTTGCACCATGCCATCGCCGATCGGGATCATCAGGCCGTGTTGGTTCTTGGTGGTGTCCAGCACGTAGGCGTTGAAGTCGTGTTCTTGGCGACCAGCGGTGTTGAACAGATCGATGAAGCTGCGGCCGCTGTAGTGGAAGATGTCGGTCATCGAGCTGGTCAGCATGGCGCCATCGTTGGCCAGGTAACCCTTCATGCCGGACAGACGCTCGATCAGCTTTTCAGCGTGCTTCTTGTTCTGTTCCAGCGTGGCGAAGTAGGTGGTCAGCCAGTGCTTGAAGCCGACCCACATGTTCTTGATGGCGGTGATGATGGCGTCCCAGATCGACTTCAGGGTGCTGGCGATTCCTTCGACGCTCAGCCCTTCCGGCTTCGGCTCTTCGCCTTCGGTCGGCGCAGCCGGGATGTTGATGATGTCGGTCGGGTCAGCATCAGTACCCGCCACAGCCATGTCACCCACGGCCCCCACGAGTTCTTGTTCGACTTGACCGACTTCCGGCGTCATGTCCACGACCTGGACTGCGTCCTGGGCCACATCGGCCACTTCGGTGATGCGGTCAGCGTCCGCCGTAGCGTTGTCGAGGGCCTGACTGGCTTCGTTGTGCTCGTCCGCCAGAATCGCTTCTTCTTCCACCGACAGGACCGGCGTCGGGATCGGTTGCGGTTCGGGCGCTTGCAGATGTCGTTTCATGTTGGTCTTTCAGAAAAATTAAAGATAGCCGAGGATCTCGTTGATGGAGTCCATGGCTGGGGTGTATAAAGTCTTGGGCAATGTGGAATCCAGCACCCGTTGATTCTTCAAACGAATCAGCATCGTAGATACATCTGCCAGGCCCGCTTGGTTCCGAATACGGCCTGTCTTTTTGGCGATGCGAGCCAAGAAGAGCAACATGGGTAGGCGTGCCAAAATCACCGACCATAGAATTTGGCGTGTCGGTGCGACATCTGGGACCAGCATCACTTGGCGCATATCCGGAAATGACACAGCGGGGATGGCCGCGAGTACGGCTTGTGGTGAATAATCCGAACGATCCAAAATGGTCAGCAGGCGTTTGAGTGCATTGTCAACTGGTCGGGTATAGTTCGGCAAGTGCACTGCACTCTTGGTCGGAATCATCAACATCGGCTCATCGTTGAACAGATGGTTGATGCGATTAAACACCGCGTAGTCCAGATAACTCTCCAGCATATTCGGCAACACGAACATGTGGATGAACTGCATGGTGTTGCGCTGGACGTAATCAGGATTGGCGGTTTGCTTTCGCTGCTCTGCCAACAGAAAGGCGCGGTGTTGTACTGCCAGCAAACTCACGTTCACTGCCACCACGGCGACGCCTTGATGGGGGCTGACGAACTTCCCATTGGGCACTTGCAACGTGACATGGGGAAAAGGGTGTTGGATCACCCGCACCGGCGTGGCGTCTTGCCAATTGGTTTCGATCTTCTCGTAGTCGAACAGTTCATCAAAGGCAATGATGACTTCCTGCACCTGCTTATTAAAGAACACTCCTTTGAAGAGTTGTCCTTCGCCAAACGGGGTGGTGAGTTGTAAACTATTCGCCACGTTCAAAGCGTTGAGACTGATGTTACTATAGTACCGATCGCTGTTAAGCGTAATCGGCACGTTCATTGACTGGAGCAACTTGACCAACAAATGGTCAGCGGCGACACTGTAACTGGCGTGACGGTAATGTTGCAAGAAGGTGATGAGGTTACGCTTGAGTCCATCTTGCACCGCTTTCCATTCAGGCAGTCGTGCTACGCCGTATTCTTTTTTGGGATCGACATGAACGATGCTATACATAGACGACACTCATGATGGAAAAGGAAAAAAGGGTAGGGGTTGACATACGATTGCTAATCGGCAACCGTGTTAGAAAAATACCTCGTTCATGTATCGCTTGAGCGAGTTGTTCAAACAGGGATTTCACGAAAGGGAAAACATGTACAAGTAAAAAAATACGCCACGTACCCCATTGTATAGTGGAAGACGCGCGGCGTCCCATGGTTTTCATTGTGGTATGCTCTCAGAATTTGTTTTTGGTTCGATTCCACCAATCTGGCGCTAAAACATTTTAGCACTATATCACTAAAATGATCACCCAGGTTAGTGATCAATAACAGTTTGTTTGCGCAAACAAATTAAACAACATTTGTATAAAAAAGGAAAAAGCATGAAAGGTACTCAAGCTCAAGGCAACACCAACGCCCAACCGAGCGGTGCACAGCAACAACCGAACGATATCTACGGTGGCGCAGCGCAAGCAGCACAGGGCCAAGGTCAAGCCAACTACCAGCAGCCGCAAGGCGCACCGGTCGGCGGTGGCGGCAATCGTCCGATCGGCGCAGCAGCGCTGTTCTCCCGTGGTGCGGGCCTGAACCAAGGTCTGGACGGCGCCGGCCGCGACCTGGGCGAACTGACCAAGAAACTGCAAGACTTCTACGACAAGGAGAAACAAGCAGCGCTGTCGGCCTGGAACGTGCGCATCATCCCGATGCCCCGTGAAGGCATGATCAGCGGCTCGCAGTCGAACCTCAGCAACAAGATCGCGATGATCGTCATCGTGGCCGACCAGGGCGACAACCGCTACGCGTACCATACCCTGCTGCTGGCTTCCGACATGGCGCCGGCACCGGCCACCCGCAGCAACGACCTGTACGGCGGCAGCTACGGTCAAGACCGCGTCGCGGCACCGCGTACCCCGGTCGCCCTGGCTGACGAAGCGCTGGCCACGATCATCCGTCAGCGCGTCACGAGCCTGCTGCCGCAAGCCCAGGTGTTCTCGGCGGACTGGACCACCGTGCCGGCCGAGTTCAAGATCGACGACACGTACAAGATCGCGTCGCTGTTCATGAACGCCCTGCGTGCCTGCCACGCGGAACTGGAAATCAAGAGCCCCAACTTCCGCTACGCATCGCTCGCCGACGTCGCTGCCGACAGCTCGGCCCTGCTGGTCAACTCGATCCACTTCAACCAGGACCAAGCCAACCCGCCGCTCGAAGTGTTCGACGCCGCTGGCCTGCCGATCCGTGGCGAAATCGTGACGGACTTCCGTTCGGAACAAACCCGCCAAGGCAACCAGAAGGACGGCACCGAAAACACCGCCGGTGTGATGGAAATCGGCCGCACCCTGGCCTACGTGACCGTCAACATCGATCCGGTGCAAGCACGCCGCAACCGCTACATGGTCGGCGGCCCGACCCCGGGCATCAACGACACGCAGGAATACGTCGGCGAAATCACCATGTCCGGCTTCGACATGGGCGTGCAACCGGACCTGGGCAACATGCTGCTCCAGATCTCGACCATGCTGCCGCTGCTGGACCAGCAGACCTACGGCCCGCAATGGCTGCGCAACTTCATGCCGGCACACCTGCAATCGCAAGGCGGCCGCCGCGAGCACTTCCGTCCGCGTGACCTGGGCCCGCTGAACTACGACTACGGCCTGAAGCTGGACGGCAACCAAGTGCTGCAATTCCCGACCACCAGCCCGGAATTCGGTATCGAGGAATTCTACCGCCTGGTCGGCATGATCATGCAGCCGGCGCCGGCGCTGTCGATCGACGTCCCGATGGCGGGTGCCGATACCTGGTTCCTGCGCGCGTTCGCCGAAGCCACCGAAGTCGAAGGTGCACGTCAGGCGATCATCAATGCGATGGACGCCCTGACCGACGGCCGCTTCAGCCAGATCTTCCTGCAAACGCAGAGCAAGCTGATCGTGCTGCCGCAGTCCGAGCGCGTGCTCAACGGTTACTACACGGACGACCAAGGCCGTGTGCGTGACCTGCGCACCATCGACGGCCTGTACCTGATGAACGCCAAGGGCCACGAAGATCCGACCCTGATGAAGCGCTGGGCCGGTACCTGGGGCGGCAGCACCGACTACCAACTCGCAGAGCGTCTGAAGCTGATCGAGCTGGTGGTCCTGCCGAAAGTGACGGGCGTGTCGGTCCACAAGACCTTCCACCCGGACTTCCTGCACGCCATGGACGTGTCGTTCTCGCAGACCGGCCTGAAGCCGAAAGTCGACATCCCGAATGCCGACGATCGCATGGTCATCCGTCCGTCGTACGGCCTGGCATCCGCCGGCGCGCTGGCCACGAACTTCCACACCACGATGTTCACGACCGGCCCGGCCTACACCGGCAGCACCGCGGGCTACCGCGGCATGACGCACAACCGCGTGTACTGATCTGGCAGTAACTCGCTAAGAGGAAAAGTGGGGCCCGCAAGGGTTCCACTTTTTTTTCTTTACGAGCAAAGGAAATCAACCTTACGGTTGTTATTTATTTCTTTTTCCAGAGGTGTATCATCGGTACTTACCTACGGCTCGTCAGCCATGACGATTTGTGGAATCAGCTGTCGCATCGCGACCCTGTGATTATTAACGAATTTCAGGACTGCTCCAAAGATGCGCTGAAAGCTTTCAAAGAAAAGATCTTCACCCGGTACCAGCCCAACGACGTTCTCTCCAATACACCGCGTTGCGATTGCAACGAAACTCGTGGTCGCAAATATCTCGGGGTGATTTGCGAAAACTGTAACAAGCCTGTGCTCAACATCCGTGACCAGAAACTGGAATCGATGGTGTGGCTCAAGCAACCCCGTAACGTCGCGCCGCTGATCAATCCGCGTGTCTGGACGATCCTGTCGAATCACTTCAAGAAAGGGCGATTTAACATCATCCAATGGTTGTGTGACACCAAGTATCCGGTGCCGGACAAACCACCCAAGGTCTATGCGCAGTTGGTGGCGCTCGGCCTTGACCGCGAACGTGGCTACAACAACTTCTTCCGCAAGTTCGACGAGATCATCGTCAAGCTGCTCACCATCAGTGACTTCCGTAAGAAGAAGCAAGACAACCCGAACGAGGTGCACCACATCCTGAAGTTCTTGCAGATGAACCGCGGCAAGATCTTCTCGTCACGTCTGGCTTTCCCCAACAAGCTGCTGCTGGTGGTGGAAGACACGGACATGGCGGTGTATGTCGACTCGAACGTGCCGATTGCAATCGACGCGATCGAATCCCTGATCGGTCTGGATGATCCGCTCAATGGCTACACCGATGCGGTGAAACAGAACCGGGTGGTGCGGGCAATCGCCAACATGGCCACGTACTACGAAGAGTTCAACAAGAAGTCGTTCTCGTCGAAGGAGGGCATCTCCCGTAAGCACTTGGCTGCCACGCGGTGCGACTGGTCGGCACGGGCGGTCATCACCAAGCTGCCGGTGCAGCACTATCACCGCGAACTGCACATCCCGTGGGGCGTGGGCGTGGGCTTGCTGCGTTTGCATTTGGCGCGTAAACTGAAAGACCGCGGTTGGCTCCCCAACGAGGTCTGGCGTTTCCTCAACCGGTATGCCACCGAGTACAATCCGTTCTTGGACGAACTGTTCAAGGAATTGATCGCGGAATCGCGCCATGAGTTGATTGCCGGTTCGGGCCTGCGGGGTCTGCCCGCGATCTTCCAGCGTAATCCCTCGCTGGGCTTGGGTTCGATGCAGTTGCTGTACATCACCAAAGTCAAACCAGATGCAGCTGACCAAACCATCTCGCTGTCTGACCTCATCGTGCGCGGCTTCAATGCTGACTACGATGGCGACGAGATGAACCTCACGCTGTTGATGGATGATTACATGGCTGAACGATTTGAAGCCATGGCACCATACCGCAGCACCATGAGTACCGCGGTACCGCGCAGTCTGTCGGGCAATCTGTCGAAAACCAAACCGTGGATTTCCACCTCCGCGAACTTCATCGAGGCGGCACCTACTCTGCCTGTGGACCCGGTGATCTACCAACGAATGATGGCTCTGCCCGATGCTGCGTAGTTTGTGTAATACCTAGAGGAAAGGAGTAACACATGAGTCAAGTAGTGCAAGAAGATGGCATAGTCCAATCGAGTGAGATCGGAAAGTTCGGTTTCAAGACGTACGAGAAACGCGTGGTAGAGTTTGGTCAGAACCAGTTTCCGCTCAATCTGTACCCGGACGATCCACCCCCGTCGGGATTCAAGATCACGGACGAATTCGGCGGTAACGGCGTGATCTGCGCCATTCACGAAGAACCCAAGGAGTAAGCATGCGTAAACCCACTCGCATCGTCCACCCGCTCCTTCTTGAAATGTTGGAAAAAATGTTCAGACGCAAGGAGTAATACATGGCAAGCTTGATTCACGGCGGTGAAGCAGAACTCAACCTCTTTACCGCTGGCGAGCCCCATCCCTCGATGTTGCGGTACATCCAAGAGCAAGCGGTGGCGATCGGCAGTTACATTCAGCGTACGGGGAATACCTTTGCGCAGGGTGTGGTCGATGCTTACCACTCGCTCTACAGTGATGAAGCACTGCATCGGGCGCGGGTTGGTATCTCGCGGGTCAAGAGTTATTTCCAAGAGGATCGCATCCGGGAAATGACCTCGATCTACGAGATCCAACAAGCGCAGCCGGTGATGCAGCGTTTCATCATGGCCGAACCCACCATTGGTAAGATGTATGACCAAGGGCGATGCGAAGGTTATGGTTTCACCAATCCGTTCCCAGGACAGTACGGTGAGGACAACTATAACTGGCGCCGCGTCATGGACGGTGTCATTCGTATCCAAGAGCCGTCGGAAGACAATCCGCACGGCGGCTGGGAATCGGTGACGTATATCGAGGAACTGATGGAGGGCGATCGCCATCTCATCCTCCCTGAGCAAAACGCAGTCATCAATACGTGGTTGTCGATGAAATACTCGCTGGCGCGGTCGATGGTTGATCCCACTTCGAAGTCGGGCAATTCGTTGTAACACATAAACCCCACCTGTTACCCCTCCGGGTAGCAGGTGGCGGTGATCGTATGAATTCTTTTTTGTTCCCGTCTTAGGAGACAGTATGTCCACCATCAAACCTTACGCCAGCCTGTCCTCGAAGGGCTACATCTTTTCGCTCACCGAGAAGACCGACCGACTGCTGGCGGTGTTCTTTGCATCTGACGCCAACCAAGATCACCACTACCGTGGCACGATTGCCAACTTGTCGATCATCCTGAAAGAGTGTGGTAACGATATGCTGCGCCTGCGTGATCGGCTGCGCGCCACGCTGGAAGAATACCTCGGTCGTAATTTCGACCAAGCCATCGTACAAGTCGAGGACGATACATCGACCAACCCTTCGAATCGGGTGAATGTCACGCTCAAAATCATGGTGACCGAAGCGGGACTGCGTTACGATGTGGGACAAATCCTGACGCTCATCGACGGAAAATTTGAAAAAATTACGAACCTTAATAATACAGGTCAAGCCAGCTTTAACTAAAAGGACAAACCATGCCCAACGATTTGCTCACCCAACGACTGAGCGATTTGATCGACGACGTCGACAAGTCGTTTACCCGCAGCACCGCCGCCCATGCAGTAATTCAAGAGAACTTCTTCGTCGAAGTGTTCCTGCCGATTTTCGCGGGCGACGAGAACCCGCTACATGCCGCTACCCCCGAAATGTGGATGCGCTTGGCGCACGGTCCGTTCAATGAAGTGACCGTCGTCAATCCGCAGAGCGAAGTGCTGTTCGTGGTGCCGCCGCTGTACAGCCAATCGGCCATCAAACCCCTCGACGGAACGGGTAAAGGGTCACGCATGCCGTCGCTATCGGCCGCCGTTGAATCGGCACGCATGTACGCCAGCCAAGGCCCGAACGCCGTCCACAACGTGATCGCTCATGAACTGGGTCAACGTGCCTTCATGTTCAATGTGCAAGGCATGGACCAAGATCACATCGCTCGGTGGAACGCCATCTTCGCACGGTATAACCGGCCGCTGCTTCCCATCAAAGCGACCCCCAACAGCACCCCAACCACCCATGCCGACAACATCGCCCGAGACAGCACTGACATTGACCCGCTTTAAGACGGGTGGGTTTTACTATGCGGTCTTCAGTGACATCCACTTCGGCCACAACCGCAACCCCGCCTATCGGATTGCCCGTAATCTCATGGCGGCTTTGCCGGATGATCCGGAAACTGCCAGTTTAGACGCCATCTTCTTGGCGGGTGATGTGTTTGACAACTTGATGATGTTCAACGACGAGGACATCTTTGAAGTCAAGTTCTTCATCCATTATCTTTTGCAGTTGTGCAAAAAGCATTGCATCAAGTTGCGGGTGTTGGAAGGTACGCCACTGCATGACCGGTCGCAATCGAAGTACATCCCGATGGAAAACGAGATTGCTGGGATCGGTGCCGATCTGAAATACATCGATAAGATCGACATCGAGTACATGGAAGACCTTGGTATTCATGTGCTTTATATCCCCGACGAGCCACCCGGTGGTTCAGGGCCGGCCCTGCAAACGGTGAAGGATCTATTGCGGGCCCGTGGTTTGGAACAAGTGGACATCGGCATCATGCACGGTCTGTTCCGTTTCCAAATCGACCACGTAGACAGTTCCATCACCCATGACGAACAGGAATACCTCAAACTCGTCAAGCACAACATCAGCATCGGTCACGATCATACAGCCAAAAGCTTCGAACAGGACGGCCATGGCATTTATGTCCAAGGTTCGTTCGACCGGCTGGGGCATGGATACGAAACCCCAAAAGGGCACATGCGCTTTAAGTGGATGCCGGACGGCACGTGGCAAATCCGGTTCATCGAGAATACCCAAGCCATGCGGTTTGATACCGTAGAAGTCACCGGCAAATCGCTGGCAGACACCTTGGACTTCGTGCAGAATCACATCGCGTCGTTGCCAGAAGGCTCGCATGTGCGGATCAAGGCCGAAGCCGGTCACCCGGTGTTTACCAGCATGGAAGTGCTGATGCGCATGGGGCCGATGCTTAACTGGAAGAAAGAACCCATTCGCGATAAGGAGAAAGCAATCGCGCCGATCGCGGAAAGCGAAACTAAATACGTCCCCATCCGGATCACCCCTGATAACCTTGCCAGCTTGATCTTGGAAAAGATCGCCAGCGAAGGCGCCTCAGGGGCCATCATGGATGCTTCGATCGATATCTTGGAAGATCTGTTTCCATCCAAACAGCCGGTGGCTGAAGAAAGGGTGTAATGGCGACCGAGTATCAAACCCATGTGGCCAACACGGCAGACCAGCGTACGCTGGGATTTTTCCAGCTGTCGGTTCCTACGTCGTTGGCCGTTGAAAGCATGTGCGGTATCCATCCGGATATCGTCCCGCGTCCGAATCGTCCTCCGGTACTTAACTACAAAGAGGTATGGATTAACCTCCGCACCTTGTACCGCAACATCGTCAATTCGATGTCAAAGGACATTGCAGACCGGATCTCGTCGATGGAAGTTGCCCAAATCTTATACGAAGAGATGGGTATCATCCCCGACATGTTACAGCACTATGCCGGTGTGCCGGTGAAAGTGGTGTACTACTTCAGCAACATGAACCAGCTGGAGAAGAAGTATCCCGAAGCCGAATTGCGGAAAGACAGCACGTCCAAGCAGCAGCATTTTACCAAGATCATGGGTGAAGCCATCAAGATTTTGCTGGCGGAATTCAAGGATTTGTTTTTGTTGTTCGATGATTTGCCGCCGGGTAATGCTGTCAAGACGTTAATTTTAACTCACGTCGTGTATGATTTGCTGGCAGAGAAGCGCTTCGGTGACCTCCATCTGATCGAATCGCATACTGGCCGCATCAAGCCACGTGTCTTGTGGTCGTCGAAGTATTACGAAGGCAAGAAGCTGGCGGCCATCCCCTTTACGGAGGAACTCCTCCAAGTATTCGGTGACCATGAAACGTTTTCTCCCATGGACCACCGGCTACGCAAAGCGATCGTAGAGATTGCCGAGAAACGTAACTGGAGCGCAATGACGACCCGGGCACGGATTATCGACAACCTCAACGATCTTCAAAACCCAGCACACTTGTTAAAAATCAAGCGGCTGTTTAACGTACTCATTTGACCGTGATGGAAAAATATCCATATACGGTATTGAATGTAGACCGAAACCCCTACCACTTAGGATGACAACATGGCATATAACAACCAAGAGAAGGACAATCGCCCGGCCGCGCCGTTCGATCTGTTCGTTCTGACCCTGTGGGCACCGTCCACCGCCCCCGGCAAGCGCGCGATGCTCAAACTCGACGTGGACGCCGCTGGCAAAGTCACGTGGATGGTTCGCACGGGCGACCCGGCTGACAAAGAGAAAGCCAAGGACGGCGACGTCATCCGCATGAAGATGAACATCTGGGACTTCGAGAAGACCGTCAACCTCTTCGGCGACGTCGTGCGCAGCAAGGGCGAGATGAAGGTCGCTGCGGTCGAGCAGGTCTACTTCCGCTTCAACAAGGAAACCAAACAACGCGAACGCGTCGACACGCCGCGCGACGGCGCGCAGCTGTTCTTCGTCAAGGATTCGGAAGGCAAGATCGCCGTGTCCCTGGTGCAGTACAACCGCCCGAAGATCGAATTCGGTTTCCTGCCGGATCGTCCGGAGTTCCGTTTCGCTCACGCCGACGGCTCGAAGTTCTCCGAAGCCGAAGAAAGCCAATCGAATGCACGCGCTTACCACAAGCTGCTGCAAGAACTGCAACTGCGCGTGGCCGCGTCGCAGATCCGCCAGTACCAGGTCCCTGACCAGTACAAGCCGCCGTATGTCCCGCCGCAACAAGGCGGTGGTAACGGCGGTTACAACAAGGGCGGCAATGGTGGCGGCTACGGCAACAGCAATGGCGGTGGTTCGAGTGGCGGTCAGCGTCCGCCGGCCGCTGCGGTGATCGGCGAAGACGACCTGGACGACGATATCCCGTATTGATCCTGCGCCTCACCTGAATTAAATTAGTACCGCGCGGCTTCGTGCCGCGTGGTCTATGCCTTCGTAAGCCCCACAATGAGGTAAATTATTTCGAGCATATATCACTAAGAAGAGCAGTACCTAGGATAGTCACATACACAAGGAGAACCTAACGTGCGATTTCAGAAAGTCATTTCTGCCAAATCCTCAACCGTTGTAATCACTCACGCCGGCCAGGAACTGGTGTGGGACGTTAAGATTCTGGAGCGTAGCAACAAAAAGAATCCGCGCGCCAAGGAAGGTGAAGAAGAAATCGAACGCTTGACTTTCGATCCATTTGAACATCTCAACAATTACTTTTCCGAACTCCCTCTTCAAAAACAAAACGACCTGTTCGACACTTACGCCGAAGTGCGTAAGATCCTGGAACCGTATGCCCACGAGGACATTCAAGACCTGCGTCGGCGTATTCCGCCTTACATCAAACGGATCTTCGAGATCTGTCCGCCCGACCATGTGGCGCACTGGGTGTCGTTAACCCCGACCATCATCTTCCCGGGTGGTATCCGGGTGTACGAAACGTACGAGGAATCGGCCGAGAAAGGCGAAGGTTTCGGCCTGCGTAACCGACCCGCGGACGCCACGTATATCCGCAAAGACTACTGGGGTCTGGTGGTGCTGGTGGTGCTGGCCAGGATGCTGGTGCCGATCTGGGGCCAGTTTCTGGAGAACGTCAACGAAGTGGTCCCCAACCAGTTCAAAGAAATGTACGCGCTGCGCTTGGCCACGCGGACTGTGTTGGTGGAGACCGACGGCTACACCCGGCTGGAAAGTTACATCAACCGTTATCTGACGCCAGAGAAGTTCAAGAACTCGGCCATGGAAGGGTCGGTACCGCGTGAGGATGCCCCATTCCAAACCATGGCCATTCTGGTGGTGCGGCGTTTGGCCTGGGTGGACTTCTCGGGACGTGATCCGAGCTTTTCACTGATCGGCCGAGTGTATTCGTTTATTGAACAGCATCTGGAAGGTGCCGACCGTCAATTCAACGAACGGGTCAAGCCGAAGATTCCGGAGTCTGGTGTCGGCGGCAATGATCAGGAAAACCGGGCTTCGGTGTCGGAACTGATCAAGATCCGTGAACCGTATCCGGCCGGCGACTTGACGCTTGCTGAAGCCAGCGCACGGAGCCCGGCGATGTTCGTGACCCGGATGCATCCGGAGATGGATGAGTCATGGTTGAATAACGCCCTGCGTGCGATCGAGCCACTCAAGCGCAATCCGCCCCAGCAAGTGCAGTTCACCCTTCTGCAAAATGTCTGTGGTGCGGAGTGTCGCCAACGCGACGGTCAATGGGAAGTTGACCCGAAGTTTCGAGAACGCTGGGATGCATTCTTCCCACCCCGCGCCATCGACGAGATGAATCTTGTCGAGGGTTTGAACATCATGGCCGTTGCGACAGCGATTCTCTGTTACAACGGCTTCTACGATATCGCGGCTTTGATGACGGCAACGGCAGCCAAAGACCGCGATGGTAATCTGCAAGGCGGCAGCCCACCTCCTGCTGAATTGACAGATGCCAACATCGCTGCGCTGCACCAACACTTCCCGTTCGCGCAACGGAAAGAAGGTAAGCGTCGTAGCGATAACCCATTGAACATCAAGTTGCCCAACCCGGCGATCTTGCTGGTCAATGACATCACCCAAAACTTGACCCGGAACCACTGGTTGCTTAACCTACCAGCCGTGTGGATCAAGCAATTGCCCAACCATGACGGTGGGCGTCGCTATACGGTCAAGTCTGATTTTCGTAACCGCCTTGCGGAACTCGCAACCCGCATTGCCACCAGGAGCCTGTAACCATGTCGTACGATCCTTATAACCAACAACCGATCGACCCGTACAACCTCTACAACCCGGCCCCGCAGCCGATGGGTGAACGGCCCACGTTCCCGACCCGCGGCGCTTCCATTCAAGTGGAAATGCTATTGGTGGTGCCCACCGGCACGTATCAGCAGCAGTGGCGTCGTCCGTTCGTGACCCAGCTGGACAACAACAACATCACCCAAGTCTACGACGTGGTGAGCCATGCGTACCATGATTTCATGCTGCGCAAGAAGAATGGCTCGCTGCCCGCCAACGCGGCGTACGACATCGACCCGATGCAATTGTCGGCGATTTCGAGTTCGTTCATCAAGCCGGCGATGGGTGCTGAAGCTCCGGCTCGTCTGAACCTGAAGCACAGCCTGGAATTCCAAACGGCCCGTTTCGTGCTGCGGATCGCGGTGCAGCGTCATGGCGCCGTGGAACCGCAACGGTTCGTCATGACTGGCTATACCAGCCACATGGGGATTCTCCAGAAGGCTGGCCGCGCTGGCTTGAACCAAAGCGACTACACGCTCGATCCGCTGATGGAACTGACCATCAACTCGGTCATGGAAGTGCGTAAGGTGACCCGCAACTACGGTTACGGTGACCAAATCGCGTGGGAAATGCATGCTGTGCACCAAGTGCTGGTCGACACCGAGTTCCGCAGTGTCGATGATCCGAACGTGATCCGCATGCGGCCGTACGAAGTGACCTCGGCACTGTCGCGCATGCACGACCCTCGCACCGCGCAACGGGGCATCGATGTGACCGACACGCGCTACATGCAGACGACGGCCCCGGAGTTTTCGGATGTGCACAACACCAATCCGAACAACTACATGGCCAAGATCCTCGGCGGTCTGGCGGCAGGCCGTGACGCCGCAATCGAGACCAACATGAGCAGTCTGGTGGGGCAGTACACCCAAGCCGGCCGCATCCTGCGTGATCCGATCTCGCGGGAAGACCCGTTCCTCAAGGCGCTGGCCAGCTTCGACGATGGCATCGTTTCGGCAACCTTCAAGTTCCGTGACCTGCTCGCCATCGACCCGAACGCTGACAGCGATCAGGTCTGCAAGATCAACATGCGTGACTTCAATGCGTATGTCAACAAGCGTGGTGAAAACATGGCCTACGGTCGTGACACGCAAACGTGGAATGGTCGTGACCTAGCCACGGAATGGGCGGTGCAGGTGACGAACATGCTGCCGCCGATGATGATGGATCTGGCCATGCGTCGAGTCGAAGTGTTTGCCTCCAACAGCTTCGAGCGGATGTGTAAGGCCACCAATGCCTGGCCGTTCGTCGAGGGCGTGGATCTGTCGCCCCAGATGCGCACCCTAGACATCCTGTTCTACGAGCAGTTTGTCCGCCCGATGACCGGTGACGGTGACTGGATGCGGTACGATCTGGACATCGTGGCTGACCTGTACGGTGACATCGTGATCGGCCTGTCGCTCAATGGTTCGCCACGCGAGACGTTCGTCTTCCCGGCCTTCATGGGTTCGGCCATGGCGCCGGTGCTCACCTCGCAACCGGACACGCTCGATCACATCGCGTCCGAGTTCAAGAACCTGCAAGCTGCGGTGCTGCCACCGATCAACCAGCTGGTCACGGATGTCGCCCAAGGTGTCACGCCGTCGGGTACCCGCTATTAAACCACATGCCCCGCTTAACGCGGGGCAGTTATAAGAAAAGGAAAACACAATGAGTGATCAACCCGACATGTTCAGTACCTACATTTCGATGCTGGCACTGGCGCGCATGGAGGCCACGTCGGAAGGCTTCGTCCGGATGGAAGTCGAACCCGGCGAATACATCCCCGTAACGGCCAAAGATCGCAAGCTGGTGGTGCTGCCGTACGAGGCACGGCTGAAGGACCCCAAGGCCAACGAGTACGAAGTGTTCCACCTGCTGCGCGAAAGCGGACCGAAGGATTCCGACCTGATGTCACGCTACCGCCACTGGCTGATCAACCGCTTCAACCTCGTGATCGGCACGCTCGGCTTCGTGATCCTGGACTTCATCGCCAACAAGGAAATCACCAAGCGCCTGTCGCCGGACCAGAAGGACTTCCTCGAACTGGTGGTCGACGCTGACCAAGGCTCGCTGGAACGCTGGGAAGACATCGGTGAAACGGTCAAGCACTGGAATGACATCGCTGAAGCCGCCTCCAAGCCGAACCAGATCCAACAAGTCTTCGTGTCGATGTACATCCGCCAAGCGGCCGTCCTGCGGGGCCAGAGCTACCAGCGCGTCGCGGCCGTGACGTTCCCGTTCTACGACGAACTCAAGAAACTCGACGAAGATGCGGAAGCGTACAAGGCTGCGCCGAAGGCGAAGAAGCCGCCGAAACCGGAAGACAAGGTGTTCGGGTGCGAAGTCAAGGTCAAGGACCGCAAACCGTTCCTGGGCCTGATGCGCTATCTGGTGCCGAATCTGGACGTCCCGAACCACTACGACGTCGGCTCCAACTCGCGTATCGCGCCGTCGCTGGACGCCATGATGACTGCCTGGCTGGCACTGGGTCGCCACCTGAATGCCATCACGGAACGCCTGACCGGCGTGTCGCCGCAGCATGACCGTCTGCTCAAGGACGCCCTGCTGAATCTGGACTGGGCGCCGGCCTTCGACAATCTGGATGCGCTGTGGCCGCAAATCCGCATGATCCCGCCGCAAGCGACCAGTGTCATCAACGAACCAGCCCCGGAAGCCATCGATCCGCGTCAACGCGCCCAAGCCAATCACCAACCGGCACCCGCTCCGGCACCTGCGGCACCGCCGCCGGCGCCATGGGATGCACCGAAACCGGCGATCTACCAGCAACCGTACAACCCGGCAACGCAGTACATGCCGCCGCCTCCGGCACAACCGGGCGCAGGTGCACCGGCTGGTAGTATGAGCGTGAGCGACATGAACCGGTTGCTCGGCGGCGGTCGTTATCCGCAGCAACAGCAGCAACCGTACTACCCTGGCCAACAAGCCGTGTATCCGGGTTACGGTCAGCCGGTGTACCAGCAACCGCAACAGCAGCAATACATGCCGCCGATGCAGCCACCTCGCCGTTATTAATCGGTCGACGGCATACAGCCAACACAACCTTCGCGGGTTGTGTTGGCAGTTGCTTTTGCACTTCATTTTTTCTCAATAGTGTTAAAAAAGATTAACGCTATCTATTAGCTGATCTTGCTCACTTCTTGGTTTTGTGCGACTGCGCGATTCGATCCACGGCATCCGTGTCGGGGACCAAAATCGCCAACACGTTTTCATGGAACTGAAGGGGGGAAGTGAACTGATTCAGCCGCATGATCAACCAATGGTACTGGCGTGCATATCCCATCACATCCAGTAACCCGAACATATCACCCCGCCACTGATACGCTTGGTCGGGATTGATCATCTTTACTTGGGAGTAGTTCTCGCGCAGATACGTCATGTGGTCTTCCAAGACGTTGCGGAAATCACTGTCGTAAAACAAGTCGTCACCAGGGTCAACCATCAAGTCGGACAACGCCATTTTCCACCTCAATTTGCATTAAAAAGTTTCAAGCCTATATCACTAATACGTAGGCCAATCGCCTCATAAGTAACAACAAACAAATCCATAACAAAGGATTACGTATGGCATCATGGGATATCAAGAAGTCGTATTACCAGCGCAATGAGCACTTCCCGCAAGGCGAGAGCATCATGGCGATCAATCCCTTCAATGCGGCCATTTCCGCATCCCGTAAGCAAATGTACGGGAATAACCTAGGTCAGATCGTCGTGGTGGACGGTGTGCAAGAGCGCATCATCCAATCCGGTCTGGATACGTTGCTGGCGAAGACCACCTTTGCACAGCGCATGCCGGCCACGGGGCGCGTGGAAAAGATCATTCACCGCTACCCCAAGAAGGAGGGAGACGATACATTCCGCACCAACCCACCCGAGACTGTTGCGATTTTCCGGACCACGGAACCGGACGCAATGTACGAGTACGGGATGGTGAGCCTCACAGATTACAGCACGTTCCACCCTTATCTTGGGTTCAGTTACGTTGACCGCGAAGGCATGCCCAAGCTGTCACATGGCGCAACCATCGAGAAGGACACCGTGTTTCGCGATTCACCCGGGGTGATTGTGGACCGCGATGATCCTGATGGCGGTGTCGACTACGCTTTCAGTGTGACCATCAACGTGGCCATGATGGGTTTACCCGATGTCGCTGAGGACGGCATCGTGGTGGCACGTTCTGCGCTGAAGAAGTTTGGCTTCAATACATTCGAGCGTCGGGTGGTGGAATTCGGTCAAACCAAGTTCCCACTTAATCTGTACGGTGACGATGAGAATTACAAGATCTGCCCGAACATTGGTGAGCGCGTCAATCCTGACGGCGTACTGATGGCGCTGCGTTCGTACCGACCGGATCTGGTGTTTGCTGAGCAATCCGTCAAAGCCTGCCAACGCATCGACTTCATGTTTGATGAAAAGGTGTGTGCCGATGGCGAAGTGATCGACATCAAAGTCCACCACGACTTCAACACCGGCATCATGGGTACACCGGCACCGATGGAAGCGCAGCCGCTGCGTTACGATGCCGGGCGGCGTGAATTCCTGCGCGGGGTGTATGATTGGTGGCGCCAAACCACCCATCTGCTGGGTCGTGATCCGATCTTGCAACCGAAACTGCACAGCCTGATCATCGAAGCCATCTCGGTGTTGGCCCCCAACCAGGACAATAACACGGTCGTGAAGGTGCACAAGAAAACGCGCTTGGACGACTACCGGATGGAATTTACCATCAAGAACAAGATCATCCCCAACATGGGGAACAAGTTCACCGATCTGTTCGGCGGTAAAGGGGTGGTGGTCTCCATCTGGGAAGATGAAGACATGCCGGTCGATGCCGATGGCAACCGCGCTGAGATGATCTTTGACCAAGCAGCGGTGAATAACCGCATGATCCCAGGTCGCCTGTATGAGCACATCATCAACGGCGCAGCGCGCGACATGTACAAGCAGGTCGTGCGTATTCTGGGAATCGAAGACCGTCGCCGTCGTTCGGTGATCATGACCGATCTGATGCGTGTGCAGCGTGAGCGCCCACAAGACTTGAGTCGGGCGTGGGAATACCTGTTGGGCTTTTACGACATCACGGTGCCGCGTCAAGCGGCGGTGTTCCGTAACGGTGACTTCAACTCGACGCCGATTTCGCATCTGTCGTACATCCTGGCCAAAGGCCACGCGGTGTTGTACATGCGGTCGGACCACGAGCTGGAACTGAAGGACATGGTATCGGACATCGAGCGTCTGTACCCGCCGACCTTCGGCCCTGTGGTTTACAAAACCGCTGCGGGTATCCATGAACCCACGGTGGAACCGATCCGGATCGCGCCGCTGTCGATCATCATGCTGGAGAAGATCGCGGACAGTTGGTCAGCTGTGGCATCGACTCGCCGTCAACACGCCGGGGTGCAAGCGACGCTCTCGAATGCCGACAAGTATTCGGAACGCATTCGCATGCAACCGACCAAGGCATACGGCGAATCGGAAATCCGCATCGTGTTGTCGTATTCGGGTACACTCACGGCTGCCGAGATCCTCGACCGCAACAACAGCGTGGAAGCCCACAAAGCCATGTGCTGGAGTATCTTCGAAGCCGAAGCACCGACCCGCATCTTCCAAGCGGTCGACCGCAGCGTCATCCCGCTCGATGGTTCGCGCAGTCTGCAAACTGTCAACCACGTGTGGGCTTGCGGCGGTTACGAGATGACGTGGGAGCCGTATCGTCCGACGCACCCGGCCAACATGGGATTCTATCTGGCGCCGCAACCTGTCGCTGCTTAATTCAACCACGGCCTGCCCCGCCACCTCGGGGCAGGTGCTTGAGGAAACATAAGGAATATGACCCAACCACTCAAACGTATCCCAGCCCGTTGCCTGTTGGACTTTGCCGCTACCGATCTGTGGAACGTACTCACCGGTGAATTCATCCTGGTCATGGATGATGGTGAGGAATTCAAAACCAACCATGTGGAGACGTGTTACAGCAGTTATGCGTGGGACTTCCATCGGCGTTATCGCAACACGCCGCTGTTGGCGGATCACCATATCCGCGGCATCCTGAAGTTCGACAAGAAGACGGGTCTGCCAGGACGCCTGTCGATCAGTCAAGATTTGAAACTCATCGGCAACTGTATGTTGTCGACCTACGATACGTACAAGGCCAACGGCGAGCCGATCGAGCGCACGGTGCTGTGGAAGATGGCGTACGACATCAACAACTTTCAGTATTGTGACTTCATCAAACGTGCAGGGCGGTTTGTCGGCACCATCGACATCCTGCACTTCCACGAAGCGATGGACGATCCGGAAATCTACGCGGCCAACCAAGCAGTGCAACGCGGTGAGATCCACGTGCGGGAAGTGTACCAGACAATCGACAACGTGTTCAAGAAGACCACGCGTCTGGCTCACAATCCGCTGGTGCGCGAGTACCGTTCGAAGCTGCTCAAGGAAACCCAGGTGCACCAGAACATCGGTCCCCGCGGCAATCCGACTGACATGAACTCGCGTATCTTCGGCCACACGATCCGACGTGGTTATGTGGAAGGCATCCGCGGCATCGCCGACTCCGCCATCGAAACGCGTTCGGCGGCACGTGCATCGTACTACGCGGCCGAGTCGCTCAGGATGTCCGAGTATTTCTCGCGTAAGCTGCAATTCGTGTCGCAGAACGTACGCCACATCCACCAAGACTGTGACTGTGGGTCGACCCAGTACCTGTCGTGGAAGCTACGCGACCGGATGGTGGATGAATCGGGTGAAGAAGTCAAAGCCAGCGACTTGGAACTGCTCAACGGCAAGTATTATCTCGACGAAGCCACGGGGCAGCTCAAGGTGCTAAGCCCACTCGACTTCCACCTGCTGGGCCAAACAGTACGGCTGCGCAGCACGCTGCACTGTGCTCACCCTGATCCAGTCGGTGTGTGCTCGACCTGTTTCGGGCTGCTGGCGTTCAACGTACCACCAGACGCGAATATCGGCCAGTGGTGCGCGACCACGATGGCAGAGCAAGCAACCCAAGCACTGCTGTCCGCGAAGCACCTGGAGCGTTCTAGCGCGTTGGAACGGATCGATGTTGATCCACGCTGGCGCAATTACATTGTGGGGGGACCCGATAACTCATCGTACTTGCTAAACAAGCTGATCGAGGACAAGGACGTCAGCCTGGTGTTCTTGCGCAGCCAAGTGGAAAGTTTGCACGATATCAAGAGTGTGGAGGATGTCGAGCTGCACCCGGAAAACCACTACAGTGAAATGACGGTGCTCAACATCAAATTCGCTGAAGGGATTCCGGACTTCGAAGCCACAACGGGGGCGAAGCAAAAGGTGGGTACGCTCAGCTATACCGTCAGTGCCTCGGTCGGGGTACCCGGTAGCCGCGAAGCGAGCCTGTCGTACGAGATGCTCAACTACATCAAGGAGTACGGGTACAAGACCATCTCGGCCAGTGCCGATGATCCGCGTAGTAAGCGCAAAGGTGAAGATCGTTATGAGGTGGATCTGACCAATTGGAACTGGGACGATCCTGTCTTGGTGATGCCTGCCAAGCACTTCAATAACTCGGACCACGTCGACCAAGTGGCCCGGCGGTTGGAATCGCGTGTGGCAGAAATGAAAGCACGCGCACGGACCGAAACGGCTGACAAGATGATTGTCGACCTGTTCGATTTCGTGAACCGGAAGCTGAATGTGAACTTGTCGTGTCTGGAAGTGATTCTGTACGCGACGACGATCATCTCGGCCGAAGCCAACGATTACGGCTTGCCAAAGCCATGGACCACATCGCAACCTTCGGTGTTGTCCATGACGATGAAAGGGCGTAGTCTGTCGGTGCTGTTCGCCTTCGAGAAACAATACGAAGCGCCGAATGACCCGGCCAGCTTCATCCACACCAACCGGCTTGACCATTTGTTTGACGGCATCTATACACCCACAAAGGTTTTCGGTAGCCCACAAACAACATGACCATCGCCACTATCACGGTTGCATCACACCATTTCGTGGTCAGCCGTGCTTCTTTAGGGGTCAAGGTCGCCTGCGCTGAATTCTCACGTTCTCTCATCCAGTACGTGAAGAAGTTCGTCGGCCGCGGGCGACCTTTACAAGAGGTCCCCGATCGGTGCTACGCGGCGTCCACAACGTCGCGTAGCGAGTTCCGTTACCACATCAACCATTTGGAGACATTCAAAAAGATTTTGCATCGGCATAATCTCGACGCCCCAGGCGCCATCGAGTGGAAAGTCGCGGATGGTTATTTGGCCGATCCGATGTATCTCGAAACGCGACCGGGATTCTTCCCTGACCCTTTACAAGAAGAGGCGATCGAATATATCACCAGTGAACACAGCGAGATCCGTAACAAGGTCGTGATCATGCAGCCGGGGGCGGGTAAGACGTTTACTGCCATGTATGCTGCGGCCAAGTTGCGCTTGCGTATGGTGATTATGGTTGAACCCAAGTACATCAAACAGTGGCTCAAAGCGTTCGATGAAAACTGCGTGATCAACAAAAAACGCATCGCGGTGATTCAAGGCAGCGATTCCTTGAAGTCATTGCTCGACATGGCTGCGGAAGGTGACCTACCCTACGACGCTATCATCGTCAGCACGATTACATTCCGCATGTACATCGACGCCTATGAGTTCCATGGTTCTGGCACGGCTCTGCTTAATGCGGAGGGTTATGCAGCCCCGCCCCATCTTTTTTTTCAACATATTCGTGCTGGGTTACGGGTGATCGATGAAGTGCATGAGAACTTCCACCTCATGTTCAAAATCGATCTGTACACCAACGTGGTCTACTCAGTGTCGCTTTCGGCCACGCTGTTCCACGATGATCGGTTCCTTGACGGTATGATGCGGGTGGCGTACCCACCCACGCAACGCTTCGATAAGGGTGGCTTTAAGAAATACGTGACCGCTTATTCGCTCCACTACAGTTTGCGTCGTCCCAATGAAATTCGGACTTTGCAAAAGGGTATGGGTTCGTATTCTCATGTGGAGTTCGAAAAGAGCATCATGAAGTCGAAAGAGAAAACTGCCGCTTACTTTGGGATGGTGCGCGACAGCTTGCTCTACACGTATGACTTGAAGTACCGGCCTGGTGACCGTTGTCTGATCTACTTTGCCACCATCGAGATGTGCACGCTCTTCACGAATTACATCACGCCGATCTATCCCCACATTGAAGTGCGACGTTATGTGAGTACGCTCGACCCGTTTGAGAACCTGATGAATGCGGATATGAGCATGTCAACCCTGAAAGCTGCTGGCACGGGGAAAGACATTGCGCAATTGACCACTGTGATTCTTACTGTGGCCATCAACAGTTCGCCATCTAACTTGCAAGGCTTTGGTCGCTTGCGGGACTTGAACCGGAAAGACCCGACACTGGGGCGTGAAATGTTTTTCGTGTACTTCGTGGCAGATGACATCATTAAGCATGTGGATTACCATCAGCGTAAGAAAGAGCTGTTGGCGACCCGTGCACTGAAGTACGAACCGCGTTACTACGGCACGCTGATTTAACCTCTGCTACCGGTCTTCGGATCGGTAGCAGTAAGGAGTATTTATGAAGCTTTTACGGTGGTACACAACGATGTTTAAGTGGCAGTATGGTCGTCAAAAGACGGGTTATGATGTCATGACGTTCATCAATAATAAACTCCTAAAGTTTGACTGTCATCTGATTCGTTACAAAGTCGGCGCGAGTATTCCTCCTCATCGCGACCCCGCAGGTAGAGGTAAACGTCATTTCCGTCTTAACATTGAAATCTGGCGGGCCAAAGAAGGTGGCGAATTGGTGTGCAAAGAGTCCATCTTTCGCACCAAACGTGTCAACCTTTTTCGTCCTGACCTTACGGTTCATTCGGTAACAGAAGTAAAACAAGGAATTCGTTATGTGCTCAGTATTGGTTGGGTGTTGAAAGAAAAACAATAGAGTCGAGAGACGCCCGAAGGCGTCTCTCTATGCTGTGTAGCGTTTTTTCTTTTGTTTCCAACCGTTCTATTAGCAAAAAAGAAGCAGTATAAAGGCGTGGCCGCATGGCACTTATTCATACAACACCCAAGCAATCCGGTACGGAAGGACTCCTCAAAATCTTACAAGTCATCACCGATGGAATTAAGCTGATGCAGGGCAATGTGTTGGTTGGTCAATTCGCCTCCCATGCCACGTTGTACACGAAGCTCAGCTTACATGTCACCGAGAACACGTGCGATTCCATGGGTGCACGTAATGTCTTTATTCAAGACGTACGTGATCAAGTGGCTGTTTTTGTTGGCCCCATGTGGATGGATGCGTTTCCACTTTCACAGCGCCGCACCTACCCACTTACTAAACTCGATCAAGCAGCAATGGACATTCGTGACTATTTGCTATTTGGTCAGTTATTTCTTTCCACAGAAGACCGACAACATTTGTTCATTCTGCCCGCGCAGAAGGATGGCAAATATGCGCTCTTCGATATTTTGTCCACCTTATCCAACTGACGGCATAACCTCCCTACCCTTTGCGGGGTAGGGAGGCCGTATGCGCTATTTCTTTTTTTGTTTCACGGGCAATAAACAGTTACGTCCATGTTCGACTCTTTCAGGAGTTCGTGAATGATCGGTTTGACATCCCGATAAAACTCAAGTCCTCCTTTACCACAACCCAACGCCGGTATCGCCACCGACTCGATCTTTTCTTGTTGACACCACGCAATCAGCTTGAGTAAGCCATCACGCACAATCGCTGTGGAAGAATCTTCCCACCACTTGCGCTTGGTGTGTAAACAATACACGATACATTTTTCAGCTTCGAATACGAAAGGTACCATGAGCTTCGGCAAATGCTTAGAGCAGTGTCGCCGATACGCGTGGAAAAGATCCGGCACTCGGTCACGGAATGCCCGGGCCAAACCATTTCCCATCACCCCGCCAGCGTTGGTGGGACACACCCACACTTGCGCGGTGCTGTGGAAAATGTTTCCACGCTCAACATACCGGATACCCATGGTTATCTCCCTATTCCCAAGCCCCGCATCATGTCTTCAGCTTGTTGTACGCTTTTGTCATCCACTGCGTTCTTACGCCGAAGCCGCTTCTCTGCCACCCGTCGGATCATGGCGATCTCGTGTCGGGGTAACTGAATGTACTCATTCCATTTCATGAACTGATAAATTTCTAAGTCCACGAAATGTTCAAAGTGCTCCTCCATCAGCGTACCGACGTAACCGTCTTCTGCTGGCCGCATCTTCACCAACGAGGCTGGGTTATGGTTCAACTCAGTCTTGGTGGCGAGGTTATAGCGCAACAGGTAAGCTTTATGGAGCAGCAACGAAGCTTCAACCGAACTCAGTTTGCCTTTGTGCGAAAGATAGGGACGAATCGTTTCGACAAAGAATTCGACCACCCGAGACGGTTCCTCTAAGAACTCGGCTCCGAACATCGGGTGGGCGACGTGACTGATGACGTCTACGGACGCTGACGGATTTGTTGGGTCTTTTGGTAAAGGAGGCTGGAAAAAACCGAAACCGGGTCGAGCGGGATGATGTTCTCGAACCGCGGTTTGACTTGCTCGGCTTCTTCCGGATGCACCTGCGGCACGCCGATGAGTGCGATCACCGAATCGTTGATGTAGGCTTGCACCGCCTCGTAATACTTGCCGCGTACGACGTCGTCCGCCGACATGTTCGAGATCGTGTTTTCGATGGTCGGGCGATCTTCGATACGCTGATCGTTCGGGTGATCGATCGACTTGATCCAGTGCACATACTGACGCATCGACGTGGCCTTGGCGCGGTCGATGATCATCTCGGTGCGCTTCTGTTCCGACATGTCTTGGGTGAAAGCTTCGTTGACGATGGCCGCCAGTTCGTCCACCCAGGTTTGACCGGCGATCAGGTACTCGTCGACCGAAGGCACGCGCATCGTGATACCGATCGAATCGTCGAGCTGAATCGATTGCGGTTTGCCGCGCAGGAAGCGCTCACGGTACAGCTTGACCGTTTCTTCACCCATCGAACCGGTGACGCGCTGGCTCATGTGCTTGAGCTGCCATTCGTCGAGGCTGCTGGTATCGACACGCAAACAGGCCGCCACGTTGAGCAGTTCACGCACGACCTTGGTCTTGACACCTTTGGCGTCGAGCAGAGCGCGTTCGAATTGGAAACCACGCGGGTACATCACGCAGGCCAAGCCCCAGGCGATCATCGGGATGTCCAGCGCGCAGATGCTGCCACGGATCTTTTCGACTGTCGTGAACCCCTTGACCGAAGTCTCGTACAGGTTACGCATCGCGAGATCGATGACGGCGCCTTGGTTCACCACCACGTGGTTGGCAAATGCCAGACCGTTGGTCGCGCGGCCGAAGCTGATCTTGTTGTCGACGATGGTTTGCAGGGTGTCGAGCAGGTCGACTTCACCCGGGTTCTTGATGGTCATCCAGAAGCCCGAATGCCACAGCGGGATTTGCAGGATCGAACCACGCCCCATCAGGGCCATCGTACGCAACATGGCGCGTTCACCGGTCAGCAGGGGACCATCGTCTTGACCCAGACGCGGCACGCCATAGGTCAGGGGTTTGCCACCTTCAGCAGCCGGCCGTTGGCGCCAGTTCGCACCATCGCGTTTGGCCGCACCCAGCATGCTGTCATGGAACGAACCATGGTCCAGGCCACGCGAGACCACATCCGCCCACTTCTCCCCTTCGGGGGTGTCGATCTGGTCTTTGGCGTGTGGGTTGTTGGCCCCGTAGTTGAGCGTACGGGCAGCGGTATCGGGTGGGATCTCGATGATCGCCGACAGGTCGTCCCACTTGTCGCCAATCGGCGTGAAGTATTCCACATCCGTGGTGGCGTTGTTCACCGGAAGCGGTGCCGGCCAGTCGAACGACGGCTCGTCCGGCTGTTCTTCGGCGACGGGCGCCGGCTCAGCAGCCGCGGTCGGGGCAGGGTCGGGATTGGTGTCGACTGCTGCGGCAGGTTCGAGGGCGGATTGTTGACCGATGGTCTCGTCGATTTGCTCGATGCCGATCGGCTGGTTGTTTTCGATGTCGCTCATGGCTTATTGGGCGTCGAGGGCCGGTTGTTCGTACGATGCGGCGGTGGCCACTGCCGGGGCGGTGTTTGCTTCGACCCCGATTTCGCTTTCAGCCGGCACTTGCACCAGCGGTTGGCTGTCCAGGGCGGCAGCTGCCGCGGCGGCTTGGTCTTCCAGACGCTTGCGTTCGGTCAGCGCCCCGCGCATGTGCTCGTCCAGTTCCATCATGACCGGAATCAGGACTTGCTGGTGCACGCCCATGTAAACCATGTAGTCCTGTTGCAGCTGCATGGTGAGGAAGTGTTCGTCTTCGTCGTCCGGCTTCTGGAAGCCGGTCTTGCCACGGTGCAGGGCATAGGTGGCTTTCGTCTTGTCGAGCAGCTGGCCGATGTCGGCATCGAAGCCCTTCAGGAGCACGTCGACGGTCGCTTGGTCTTTCAGGAACGGCGCCACCGCTTCGTGCGTGATGATCTCGATCATCTTGCGATATTGCTCGAACAGACCCCATTGCTTTTCGAACATAAAGTTCAAATTGTCATACACCCCTTCGATGCCTTGGCTCTGGGCCTGCTTATTGGTGGCGTCACGTTGCAGACGCGCTTGACTTTTCTTGGTCATATCCCTAACTCCGAATGCTTCAATTTTTAATAACTGCCACGAGAGACGTTGTCTCTATAAAAGCCTTGATTTAAGGCAACTGTCAAAGCATGGCACTGAATAGATATTTTTTTACAATATCAAAAATTGCTTTGAATACAACGACAAAGCGTCAAAGAATGGGAATACATTCCCCATCATTTGACCCCAAGCTTTCCCTCTTCCCATTTTAGGGTGACCCAATATGCTAGACTTGTTAAGCGACTTTCTCGATATCCACACCACGGTGGAAGAGAAAGCGGTAATCAGGGCGGCGGATGCTGTTTTGCAGCAAGCGCAGCTTGATTACGAGCACATCGTGGAAGAAATCTTGATGACAGCCGAAGAGATGGATTCCGGCCTGCCCATCCAAGAAATCCGTAATACCTATCACCAAGGACTGAATTATCTGCTCGACTTGCACGCGGTCAAGTTGGTTGAGGACGTGACGCTGAAGCAGAAAGCGGAAGTTGTGCAAGGTTTGCTGACCATCGATAACACGGAAAACCCGCAGCAGTTTTTCAAGATCGCTGATGAGGAAATGCGTGCCAACGAAAAGCTCGCAGAAACGCTATCACGAGTGATGACGTGGACCACCGACCAACTCATGCAAGTCATCGATGACGTCTCCGAGATGTTCTTCGTGCGGCTGAAGTCGATCAATCAAGCGGAGTTGGAACAAGACGACGATGAGCTGCATGAGCGTCGTGAGCGCATCCATGCGTATCGCTTGTTCGATATCTATCTGCAAGCCATTGGCGCGACGATTGTACAAGTGCCTGCCATGCTGAGTAAAGGCGTGCAGCCTGGGATGACGTACGAGCTGTACGCGAAGCTGATCGACGGGATGCAACCCATCCTCACGATGCCCGGCTACCAAATCGCTCGGGAGCTGTTCGCGGCCGCGTTGATCTCCAGCGACGGTTACGGTAATCCAGGCGAGACAGTCAAAGCCAGTCTGGAGCAATTCATCCCGGATCTGAAACTGATCTCGGAAACCATGATCGAAGTGCGCCAACTCATGTCGGGATATGCCAAATGAAACGTCAAGACTATTTCCTCGCGGCGATGCGAGCCGAAATGTATCGGCATAAGAACTGGGTGATCAGCGCGTTTGCTGTCACTCAAGAAGGGCCGGATGCTTACAAGGCTGACCCGTATGCCTACCGCATCGTCCAACAGCCGACGGGTATTTTCTTCGTCGATCCGGAGAACCCAGGCCAGCTGCTGCCACTGGAAGACGCCCAAGTCGGTCAACCGCCGTTTAACAAAGCGGACAAGATCTCGCTCAAAGCGGGTGATCTGCCCAACGTGTTGGAAGAAGTGGAAACCAGTTACGGTAATGTGCTGGCCAATGGGATTTTGTTGGTGTATCCATTCAAGAACAAAATCCCGTTCGTGTTGGGTCGGATGCAACCGGAAAAGCTGGAGAACATGATCTTGCCACGCTTGCAAGATGATCCGGTGCCGGGTCAACCCGCGCCAATGGCACGCTCGATGCCGTCCGTGTCACCGATCTACGTGAAGGAATACCTGAAGTTCGCCGATGCCATGACATACATCTCGGGCTTTGCGAATTTGTGGGTCACGGGTGGTACTGAGAAATCCCTGCTCCCACCGCCGGGCTTGAAAGAGTTCAAGGCGCAGCTCTTTAAGAAGTACAACATCGACCCCAACAACCCAAACATCGATCCGGGTGTGGTGGCCCAGATTGCCAAAGAACTGCGCGATCTGGACAAAGAGTGGCTCAAGGGCGATGACACGCTGAACTTCCTGATCAAGTCCAAGTCGTTCGATGTGGTACGTGCCAAGAAGTTCTTGATGGTCGGCGCAGAAGCGGGTCTGGGTGATGGCCAAGACATGGAACTCATCCCCAACTCGCTGGAAGAAGGCTGGGACGTTGACAAGTTGCCAGCGATGGTCAACAACCTGCGTGCGGGTTCGTTTAACCGTGGCGCTGAAACCATGCGCGGTGGTGAAGCCGTGAAATGGCAGCAACGCGCGTCGTCCAACATCAACATCCTGCCGGGCGACTGCGGTACCAAGATGGGTAAAGAACTCGTCCTGACCCCTGAGCTGCGTAATAAGTACCTGAACTTCAGTGCCATCGTCAGTTCCGGTAACACCGTGCGTCTGACCGAAGAGGTCATCGATCAATACATGGGTAAGAAGCTTTTGATGCGTTCTCCTATGTATTGCATCTATTCGCATACGGACTACTGTGCAACTTGTGTGGGTCCGCGTTTGGAAGAAAACCCCACCGGGTCGTCGTCGGCCATTTCCGACTTTGGTTCCACTATCATGCTGATGTTCATGAAGGCGAACCACGGTAAGGCACTGCTGCTGCAAAAGTACGACTACAAATTGCGTATCCACTGATCACTTTCACAATTCGGAGTAATGTATGGGCAAGAACCGTAGCAGTTTCCAAAAACCAGTCAAGAAGGAGTCCACCGTGGACAACACCCAAAACACCGACCAAAAGAACGATATCGTCACCCCGGTCGATGGCGATGCTCAGCCGAGTGCGGACACCATCGTCCTGAATGTGACCGCCGACCAAGCCGCCGGCCTGCTCCAACCCATGGACGAAGGCGCCGAGAAGGACAGCGCCGGCGAAGAACAGCCGGTCGAGGAACCGGCACCGGCCGCCGCCCCGCAAGAACCGGTCGTGATCCCGGCGGGTCGTGTCCTGCCCCCGGCCACCTTGGACGACGTCGACCAGCTGCCGCTGTCCTGCTCGCCTTCCTCGCGTCTCGTGATCGAGGAACTCAAGCACTACATCGAGAAGATGTCGGCGCGCGTACGCATGCCGGTCGAAGAAGGCGGCCAGATGCAGATGAACCTGTACCACACGCTGGTGCAAGCCATCAACTCGAAAGCCGAAGACTTCGACGCCGTGTTCGGCCTGACCATGAAGCTGATCCGCGACAACCTGAAGGGCGCCTTCAGCGACGAGAACATGCACCGCTACACGCCGCACGTGACCATGCCGTCGCAACGTGTCGCACACTTCCGTCATCTGCTGTCGACCCTGACCGCCTTGGCTGACCCGGCCAGCCGCCAGATCGCCCTGCGTCAAGTCAACCTGGCGCAGACGTTCCATCGTGCCCCGATCCGCGAAGACGCACGTCAACGCGTGCTGAACTACTTCAACGTTTAATCGACGTCATAAGTGCACCTCCCTCCACCCGCAGGGGTGGAGGGAGGCATGCCGTCTATGCGGCAAGTTGCTGGTATGAAGTCAGCATTTGATGCGATTGTCCGGAGGACTGTTGCATTTGTTGACGTAGATACGACGCGTACATTTGATCCAACGTCGGGATCTTGAAGAGGTCATGTCCCACTTCCAAGGCATTGACATGGCCACCTGCCAGATTGAAACCAATCCGCCTACGCAAGTGATCGGGAATACCTTCGATGTATAGCAGTTCACGGTGTGTTGTGTATTTGCTGATGTTCATGCAAATACCTTCGTTCGGATAGGTACCTGCGATGTCCAAGTCACCCACGCCGATACGAATGTTAGAAGGCAGATTGCGCATCTCCTCCAAACACTTCAGCCCGTTGTCCATACACAGGTGTGCGGGCAACATGGTAATCCAACCTTTACCGATCACGGTTCGGTCGTCATTGGCGTCACGCATGGTATCAGACGTCGAGGCCAATACCCGATTCTGCGAGAGCAAGTCAAAGAAGAATTTGTTGCATAGCTTCTTCGGTTGGGACGGGAAGATCGCGTAGTCGGACGGACCCGAGTACAGCGGGAAGTTCAGGTTCAAGTCACCCGTCTTCTCATCCAACATTTCCATACCCACGCAGTCAAACACGTTATAAATCACGTATTCGAACTTGTAGAACTCCTGCATGAAACGGTGCCACTCGCCTTCAACGAAACCATCGGCTTCCGTGAACTTGAGTTTACCCCGCTTGATGTGTTTGTCCATCAACGCATCGAGCTTGTAGCTGGGTTCTTCTTGCTGACCTTGACGGATCTGCCGGTACGCGCACATCGCATCGATAAAGTAGAACGATGCTGGTGTGGTAACGACGTGCCACTGTTCGTGAAAGCCCAGTGGTTTGTGCACCCCGGAAGCGGTTTCTTTCGAGGAAGGGCCGATCTTGAAGTTGAAATGCTTGTAAGCATCAGGCAGAGTAGGATGCGAAAATACCTTGGCGGGATCGAGACGATCCTTTTCCAGCGCTTCGAGCATTTTCACCATGTCGAACTTGATGTTCCAGATGGCCAAGAAGTCCGGACCCCACTCGTGGGCTTTCTCCATCACCGCGGTCACCACCTGCCCGGCGGTATCAACCAGCTTGATCTCCCAGTTGATCCCACGCTCTTTCACCACGTCTCCTAAGTGGTAATTGAAGCATTCGTGCAAGCGCTCTTCGATGTTGGTGTGGTTGCCGAAGAAACTGCGTTTGATCGCCGTGAAGACTTTATCCTTCATGGAGATCGTCTGCATGATGATCTCTTGTTCTTTTGAGAACATGTTTGTTTCCGTGTCGGTACACGCCACCGTGGAGGGCGAGCGCAGATTCGGAAACATGTCCATGTACATCTTTTTGAGCAGCGTCGTGGACGAGACGTCGGTGCCGTACAGGTAAGGGCTGCGGGACAACTTACGCAAACTGTCATTTTTACCTGGGAACGGTAAGCCGAAACGCGTACGTGCTTTCTCCGTCAGCTCGATCAGCTTATTGCGCACCTTGTCCTTCAGCTGCGCTTCAGTGCACACCACTTCGATCAAGTCATCCATCTCGGCAAACTCGCGTTTCTCGCGGTGATTTTGCCGACCCGGCTTCTCGATCCAGAACTTCCTTTCGAAATCTTTCTTAGCCACCACGTTGGGGAACTGAACGACTTTGTCGCCTTGCTTAACGTGGGTCACGCGTTTGATCAAGTGGAGGTCTGGCATGCCAGGCTCCGGAGGCGGACAGTAAGTAACGTGACGACATTCGTGACCGACGATGTCTTCGTTACTAAACTGCCGAGGTTTCTTTTGTGACATACGCTTTTTAAGTTCTTCTATGTTAATCGAGTGCAACAGGACCGATCACGGAAGGATCGATATTGATATGACTTCCCTGATAACAGGGTTAAATTATTGAACCTATCATGCTGAACCAGATGATAGTCAGCCCTGTTATTTTTATCTCATACCCCCTGGTTAACAAGGACACCACCATGCGACGCATGCCCCTGCTCTCTACCGAGGCGATCAATTATCAGGACACCAAAACCTTCAAAGAACTGGAGCTGGCGTTTCGTGACATCATGTTCCAAGGCGGCAACGCTTTCGATGAACAGCAGCGCAAGAACGAACAGCTTATCGAAGCTATCATCAAGAACAGCTTCAACGCCAACATCTCGGTGGTGTTCGGCGACGAATGGCCGTGCATCCGTATCTTCGACGAATACCACAACAACGTCCTGATCCGCAACGAATACCGCGAGTTCTTCGCGGCACAGATGAACTTCACCCGTCGCTTCGTCGGTGGTTCAGGCGGGGTCAAGGCGGGTGTCGACATCAATACCGCGCGTCTGTCGGGCCTGTTCTCGGAACTGCCGGCCACCATCTACCTGCCGTCGATCATGCTCAAGCGCGACGGTCGTTCGCACGATGGCTGGGCAGTGCCGAAGCAATACCAGCTCACCTCGGAAGAGATGGCGGCAGTGACGCTGCACGAGATCGGTCACTTCTTCACGTACTGCGAAATGTTCAACCGCACGGTGTCGACCAACCAAGCGCTGGCTGCAATGGTCAAAGAACTCGACGGCAATTACGACATCGGCAAACGCCAAGTCATCATCGCCCGCACTGTGGACGAACTCAAGCTCAAAGACGTCGATGTCGAAGCTCTGTCGAAGATCGACAAACGCGCGATCCTGGAAACGGCAATCGTTACCGAGGTGACCGAGAAGTCGCGTTCGGAACTGGGTATCTCGATCTACGATTCGACGGCCTCCGAGCAACTCGCTGACCAGTTCGCTTCGCGCCATGGCGCGGGCCTGCACCTGACCACGGCTCTGCAAAAGATCCACGGCCTCTTCGGCGGCAGCAATGCTGAGATGAGCACGCCCCTGTTCATGTTCACCCAGATCCTGTCGATCGCACTGATGTTTATCCCGCCGGTGTGCTTCTTCACGATTCCGCTGAACATCATCGGTATCCTGGTCGGTGGCTTCGGTGACGATGGTGACAACACCTACGACACCCCGGAAGTGCGTTTCCGTCGCATCAAGATGGACACGCTGGCCCGTCTGAAGAACCGTAGCATTTCGGCCACGGAAAAGAAACGTATCCTGGCGGATCTCGAAGCCATCGAGAAAGCCATCGGCCACATCGAAGACAAGCGTGAATGGCGTGAATACATCGCCACCACGATCATCCCGGTGTATCGTCGTTACCGCAAAACCAAACTCCTGCAACAACAGCTCGAACAACTCGGTAACAACCCGCTGTTCGTCCGTGCTGCTGAGCTGTCGGTGCTGCTCTAATTCAACAACAAGGAACCTGATCCATGAATCCCAAATACTTCGGCCTGAACGAAGCCATCGGCAAACTCGTCAAGAACCCCGGCGACCAGAGCCGCATCGTGGCCATCGCGGTCGCTCTCGCGGTGTCCGCACAAGCCCATCTGCCGTCCTCGGACGTGGAAAACCAGCTGGCGTACTACGGCGAGCAAGTCCATCCGTTCGTCTGCGAAAAGATCTCGGAAGTCGGCGAGGCAGTGGTGTTCGCATCCAAGTCGGCCCTCGACTACGCCCAGCTGTTCTGGAAGATGCGTTACACGGCCGCCTTCCCGAACCGTATGCTCGTGGACAACGCCTACCAGATCGACCGTCTGATCGCCGCCCACGCTTCGCACTCGATCGATATCACTTCGCTCTGGGCCGGCGGCCTCGTCCAGCTGTCGCAAGAAATGTCGCTGTTCATGAACAAATACCGCGCCGAAATCATGGGTATCGCTTCCCGTGTCGCGGTGATCCTGCAACCGCCGGCGGCTGACGAAGCCGATGCTCCGGTGGCCGGCACCACTGTGGTGGGTTGATCATGACGGACATTAACGCAACCAACACTCTCGCTCAAGCGAATGCTCAAGCGATCGAACTGGCTGCGCCGACAGACGAAAGCCTGAACGCCGGCGCCCTGCTGCCGGATGAGCCGGTGCCCGACACACTCACCACCACGCTGTACGCCGACGCAGACGCGGTGATGAAGATGCTGCCGGAACTTCAGCAACAAGCAGTCGTCGCTACGGAATCGCATGGCAATGCTCTGCGTTATCTGCGTCAAGATCTGCTCGCCCAGCGCGGTATGTGTCAACGCATCGCCAACGAGGCCATGGCCATCCTGCCGAACTTCGGTAAAGGTCGCCCGATCAACTTCTACAGCCGCCACCCGAGTGCCACCGGTTTCCAGATGGCTCTGGAAGAAATCGATGCAGGTATCGAACAAGACTTGATCGGTCAACTCACCACCATGGCCATGCGTCTGGAAAACGTGGTCGGTGTACCGGGAATCGGTCAAGCACTGGAAAACCTCGATTTCAAACGTCGGGCAGATCAAGTGTCGATGCAAGCGTCGATCCTGAAGGACTTCATCGGCACTGCGGTCGAGAATGGCTTCACCTGGGATGATGCATGCTTTCAAGGCTGTGCGGTCGATCCGAGTCAGAATGGCTACTTTGTACCCGAGATCCTCAACACGGACAAGAAGTGGCCAAACTTCATGGCCAGCATGGACGAGTATTACAAAGTCCACCAAGATGCCCCTGCCATGATGGAGCTGATGACCACGCACCTGAACCAGTGGAAACTGAGCTTCATGTTCGCACTCGAAGCGTTGAAGGATGACGCCGACGGCATCAAGCCGGATCTGCCCAAAGCCCCGACCGTGTACTTCAACTTCGGCAGAAAAACCACGTCGATCGACAACATCGCGGACGTGTTCACCAGCGCTGAAGACAAGCTGCAAGAACCGGCGCAAGCACGCACCACGTATGAGTGGCTGCGTGATGTGGGTAACGCCGCGCAGCAAGCTCGGGTGGAAGACATCATCAACCGCGCGCGTTCGTATGTGAACGTGGCCAACGAAGTGGCAGGTCTTCTGAAAGAGATTGCGGCCCAGTTGACCGACGCGCACAATACCAATGCTGGTGCCGTGAAAGATCTGGGTCAAATGGCCACGGCGTTCATCCAAACCGCGGAAGGCATGAACCAAGGTTTCTTCCAAATCGTGCGCTGGTGCGTGAATGCTGGTATGGCGACGTCCTACGTCGGTGTGCTCGCGGACCGCGTCATCGAACATGCATGGAAATCGGTGAACCAATGCCGTGAGACCATGCAGATGCGTGAATCGGCCTACCAAGCCATGAAACTCATGGTAGAAGATCTGCAAGCTGCAGTGCGTACCAACACGCTGTAATTCGCTGTAAGCGACATACACCCCCGCTACCCTTGACGGGGTAGCGGGAGTTATGCCGTTAAGCTTGGGTTGTGACGATACGGTACACTGTATTGACGTCTTCTTCTGCCGCCAGTTTGCCATCTGGCAGCGCGACCAGCCGCTTACGGATCGACAGACGGTCGGTTTCATCTGCCACCGTGACCACTGAGTAGTTATCGCTACCCCCCAGTCCAGTGATTTGGATGTCGACCACATCCGAACCGTACGCTTCACTCAGTGCCTTGAGAATGGCCGAGATCGATACCGTCTTTTGCTGCAGTGCCGTATAGAGCACACTGACCGTGACTGTGTCCAGACGAGCCCGCAGGTTCGGGTTGTCGTACACTTGTTTGGACACACCGAGCGTGACCGTAAATGCTTGGCCCGCATCGATGTTGGTCAGCGCACCATCGAGCACATACACCGGAATCACACCCGAGGTCGTCTTCGGATAGAAGTAGACCCGCGTCTTGTCGAGCAGAGCGTCCTTGAAGGATTCCAGATCATTGACGATCCAGTCGACCAGTACGTTGGTGAGCGACTTACGGTATTGCACGGTTGTGTCTTCATTCGCAAACCAGTACACCCCTTCGAGCAACATCAGGTCCAGTTGACGCAAGATCCCACGCGGGTTGGCTTGCACCAATTGTCCTGACGAATCCCGTTTGAGATCACCCTTACGATGCTCGTACGTGATATGGCCATCTTGATCAAGGATCGGGTCACCCTTGTGGTGCAGGATCGTGTATTGCAGTTGCCCATTGACGATCTTGAGTTTCGTGCCATCCGGCTGATACTCGTAGATGTCCTCTTTGTAAAACGCCTGCTGATCGCTGTCCCACACGTCGTACACGATCGACGAGACCACACTGCGGGCTCGCGTCCAGAGCATGTCCAGTGCTTCACCGAATTTCATGGTGATTTGCTCTTGGTTGATACCGGCCACCTGGTTAGGCAACAGGTGTTTACCCAACACTGCATCGACTTCGTTCGGAACCCAACGGCTGCTCAACACAGCGGACGTCGAGTAGACCAGATCGAACGTATTGGTGAGCGGAGTCTTGGTGATACGGCTTTCATTGTTGTACATCGTGAACTTGGTCAAGTCCAGATGGTCAGAACTGTCCACATTGAAGGTGGTCGACAGATCGAACTCAAACACCCGTTCACCCGCAGAAGTTTTACCCACCAGCAGACCGTTCACGTAAGCGCGATCCCGTTCCGAATAGGGTACAAAAGCCAACTGGGCGAATACTTGGCTATCCGGCAGCGCTTTGTAAGCGTCATCCGAGCGGGTGTACACGATGAGCTTGTAGCCGCTGTCGACCCGAATCAGCGCGTAGTTAGACGTGCCAACCAACAACAATGTGGTGTCGTTTTGTTTGACGAACACTTTTGACTGGGCGACGGGGGCGTCCAAGTAGTACGGGCGGATCTCGAACGCGTTGTTGCTGGTGTCGAACACGTAGTGAAACGGCGTGGACAGGTAATTGCCTTCCGTGACTTCTTGCGCAAGCTTATCCGCCGGCAACGACAGCAAACGTTGGACTTCGCTGGCTTGGACCGGATTGATCACCCCGTTGACGATTTGATACAGCGTGTCTGGTTTGATCGTCAGGCTCTCGCCGTTGTCCACCACTGACGGCAGGCTGGCCAGACGTTCGGTCGAGGTCGTGAGTGTTTGAATCGACGCTGCTGCCGCTGTGAGCAGACGCACCGCATTATCACTTGACGTCGTCAACTTCACCACATCAGGCGAAGGCATCTCGCGCGTGGCCAGGAACACCCGGTTAGTCACGTTATCGATATTCTTCACCACCGAGTAACCGGCGTTTTGCATCTGTGCCACCAGACGGGCCGGGGTGATGGCTTGCTCGATCGGGCCGGTGGCATTGTTGATGACATTGTCACGCAGCGTGCTGAACTCCATCTCGTTCTTACCACCGATCACGATGCTGTCCGAGTAAGCAGCCACATTCATGTTCGGCAACGCCGCCGAGTATTTGCTACCCACTTCCGTGCTGTCGAACGTTTTCCAGGTGATGGAGACGGCATCGCTGTTGTAGTCCGCCAGTGGGATGTTGATCTGACCCTTGGTCTGGTACAGGTCGACCCGGATGGTGGACGTAAGCTGGCCGGTGGTAACGTAGATCTGCGGGATCTTGACCGACAAGTACCCGTCAAGCACTTGCAACACCGCCGTGGGTTTCTTGACATCGTACACCATCGCGTTGTGTACAGTCAGCAGCTCATCCCACTTCAGTGTTTGCGGGTTCTTGTGGTACACCCGAGCGTAGAAATACTGATCAGCGATCGGGATCGCCATCGCCAGATCCTTACCCAGACTGATCGGGGTGGTGCTCTGGGTGATGTAGAACTGTTGCACCGGCACGTCGAACTTGACGTACTCGATGAAGTTCGCATCTTCCAGAATGGTGTACTCGATCGTGTTGCTGACCAAGCTCTGGAGAGGTGAGACGATGTCGTTGTTGTACGTGATCTGCAAACCGTTATTGTGCAGCAGTCGGATCTCGATCGGGTACTGCAAACTGAAAGTATAGACATCCACCGTGAAGTAGGTGTTACGCGGGATCACGAGCTTCATGTAGCCGGTGGCATCCTCGTACACCATCGCGTTGATGAGTTCGGCCTTGTTAAAGCGCAGGCTGAACGTGGCCTCAGCGGGGATCGAGAACCGATTCACGTAATCCGTGTCGGACATGTGCAGATACAGGTCTTCTTGCGTCTGCGCCAGTGATGGATAACGGCGGCGGCATTCAGCCGCATGTTCTTGCATGAAAGCGGCAGTCTCGTAAGCGCTGGCCGACAGCGCTTGCACGAACGGCAAGGTGGCGTCAAACGCCGGCTGTTCACCATTGTTGGCTTCCACGATCGCTTGCACGACCGCGCGTTGAATGGCGGTACCATTAAAGCGGTAGGTGGCGATGTTATCGATGAGTTCTTGGCTGGCCAGAGTCATGGCTTATCCTTGAGTTGCTTTGAATTGTTTGAGAACCGACGTGAGCGCAGCATACTCGCGTTTGGGTACCCACCATTCCAATTCGAACGTATCCAGATTGATGCGGGGATAACCACGGTAATTGAAAATGGGTAGCTCATCGAACGCGATCTTTTGATAGACCTGCTCACGTGTGCCATCGGCCATTGCCGGATTGAACCACTGCTCACTGCACTGATTGAATTCCCAGTACAGAATCGGATCGTTGTATTGGACTGCGGTATTGACGAAATGGACACTGACTTGTTGCAAGCCGTTGTTCACTTGCCCTGCACCTTGGTCGGCTTCGTAATTAAAGACTGCCCCCAGCGGGTTGGACACCGGGTCACCCCATGCCGTCGCAGCAATACGGAGCACGAATTGCTTTTTGCTGTCGAGGATCAGGCGGTAGATGCGCAGGTCATAGTCGACCTCGTTTTCCAGCACGCTGTCCGAGTGGGGCCACAGGTCGCCGAAGTACACGCCCCGGCCATAGGTGAACCATGCGTCAAACAGCGGCGTGATCGGATCGCCGTCGACGTTACGGAAGTTGGCGGTCAAGTCCACGATGCGGTTGATCTCATCGGTGCCATCGTAGAGCGAGAATTGTTCTTGCCGTACCCCAGCTGCCGACGTCGAATACGGCATCGCCACATCGGGCCAACCCGGGAGACTGACCAATAAATTGCTCAGCAGCGGAATGAATGGCATGCATGGATCAACGTAAGGGCTGGTGAAGTCGCCGCGCTTGTTACCCACCGGATCAAGCCAGCAGCGAATGATTCGTTGGATCGAATCTTCCTGATTGCTGAGGAGCGGGGTGAGCTTTCGCATCGACGGGATACGCAGGTTGGCGTCCGACAAGTTCATCCGTGGCCGTGTGAAAAACGTCAGGCCGTACTGATCCTTATTAATTGGTATGAGACTCGGCGCTTGTCTGTGGTTAAATCCACGAAAATTATCCCCAATGGCGGTGGTATGTTGTCCCGCAGGAGAAATGCGAAAGACTTGGTCGACATCAGCGGATTTAATCGGCGTGGCGCTATAGTTAACGTCCCGATAGACGTTAGAATTATCATCGGCCATTTAGAAACCCCTTGTATTAAAAGGAAAAACAATGTATAGCGATATCATGAATGGTGGCCTCACTGTTCTGAACCGGGCAGGTGACCTGCTCCGCCGTGGCGGTGGTAGCGATTCGCTGGTGGACTTCACCAGTGTCGGTCGCGTCGAACCCATCGTTCTCATCGAACAAAACGCGCTGCACCTCGATTGCATCGGCGAAGTGCAGCAAAGCCTGCTGTCGATCTTCGCTGGTTACTACCTGCAAGCTGCGTCGCTGATGAACACCATCGGCAATGTGCGTGTGCTGGAACGTCTCGATGCGCTCAACCCGAACCGCAGCCCGGTCAACGCAGGTCTGTCGAGCTGGCTGGTGGCCACCGAATCGTACGAAAAGGGGTTGCCCTTCCCCAGCAACGAAAAGCTGAAGCTGTCGGTCGAGTCCGGCATGGGTAGCCTCGGCGGCGCTGCTGCGCCGGCGGGTGGTAAAGGGGCGGGCGGTGACACGGTCAACAAGACCTATGGTCAACCCAGTGGCGACGTCAAGTCGGCGGCCAAGGATGTCGGTAAAACGATGACCGAGCTGGCCAATCTGTCGGTGGGCAAATCCTACGAGATCAACATCAGCGACGGTCAGCATTCGATTCCGGTGCAGATCAACATTCGCCTCATCGCGAGCACGCTGCCCTCCCCGGACCTGATTCATATTTTAGCCACGGGCAGCGACGACAACTCCTTCAAGGAACGCTGGCATGGCTGGAAGATGGGCAAGCTGTCGTTCTGGAAGGACCTGGTGTTCTGCAACGACCTGATCGACAAGCACCGCACCGATCTGATGAAAGACAAGACCGGCACGCTGTCGAACATCGGCCGCACCAACTTCGGCAATGCCGTGACCTCGGTCATCACCGGCCAGCCGTCGATCGCCTCGTCCTCGAACCTGGTGGTGCTCACCAAAGACAGCGCTGAACAGCTCGAACTCGAACTGGAAGGCAAACTGTCCAAATTCGACATCCGTCAGCGCATGATGAAGAAAACCTCGCTGATGATCATGGCAGTCGTCGATGAAGTCGATTACAACACCGTGACCTTCTACCACCGCAACATCGCGCAGCCGACTGTGGTACGGATCAAGGATCTGAAAGCCTCCTCGAAAGGTTCGGGCCCGGACATCGGCGAAATCCTGAAAGCCCTCATGTCGGGTCACGCACCGGCGCTCTGACCAAATAGGAACCATCCAAAATGAAAATCGTTGACTTTCTCAAGTCGCTGCTGCCCAACTTCTCCAAGCAGACGGTCTTGGAAGACATCCGCATCAACAAGCTGCTCCTGACCACCATCGTGGTGCCGGCGTACGAGGACGCACTGAAAGTGTTCGGTGCCCGCAAGTTCATCAACCAGTCGCTGCAAAAGGACTGGGAAGTGTTCCGTCGTAACGTGCGCGGCGCCAACGGCACGAACACCATCGTCGCGATCGAAAAGTCGATCAAACCGATGCTCTCCACGCTGGCCCTGATCGAATCGCTGGTCGAGAAGGATTACACTGACGACATCGAAGGCGTGGGGATCACGTACTACAAGACCGCTATCCTGCAAATGCTGGAATCGATCGGCTTCGCCATCGACTACTCGATGAAGTACCTGAACTACGCGTACGTCGTCGAGGCCGCTGAACTGGAAGGCGAAGACGCCGATGTCGCCAACGAACTCGGCGCAGCGCTAGTGCCGGCTGATGTGCGCTTCATCAACGAGCGCCTGATCGACTTCTGCACGGTGATGGACACGCTGTCCAAGCCGACCGACAAGATCAAGAGCGATTTCGAAGAGATCCCGGACATCACGGTTACGAAGACCGGCGACGCCGTGGTCCAGCACACCGTCGGCGCGGCCAAGCTCGATCCGTTCCGCCACGGTTTCGTACCGATCGCCATGAACCCGATCTACCATGTGCGCATGAAGATCGCCGATTACCAGCACTATCGCTACGAACAGAAGAAAGCCGAGAAAGACGCGCTGGAACTGCGTAAGCTGAAGCTGGAGCGCATGCAACACGGCAAGCAAGACCCGGCGCTGGACAAGCAGATCGAATACACCCAAAAGCGGATCGAAGACCTCGCGGCCCAGATCCGTAAAGTCGAGGAACAATATGCCTGATACCGCACCGGCCTACAAAGGCTTTCGGGTCTACCCGCGCGGCTTTCTGGGTGCCAGCCTCGGTGAGCAAATCAAACCGACTGAGCGTTCGGCAGCATCGCAGCTGCGTTCTTACCAGTACCATCCGGACTGGTTCAAGAACCAGGTTAACCCGAAAGAGGTCAACCAAAACATCGAAGCCCTGTGGGCCGCGCTGAACGATTCGTATGGCGCAGCCGATTCGATGGAGTTCCGTGAGAAGATTCTGCGGGTCGCGCTCAATGCGTTTGGCACCAAAGACTTCGTCGAATGGATCAACATTCAGATGAATGGTCCGTCCACGGGTGACATGCATATGAAGTTCCTGCACGAGACGCTGACCTTCATCGAGACCGGTAAACGGGGGATGAGTCTGCACAACTGGGGCGCCATGCTCTCGCTGTCGGAAATCACCCACAACGAAACGCCCAACGAAGGGCAATTCAACTGGTTCTTCATCACCGGCGACAAGCGCCCGAAGAACACCACCCTCATCGACGTCATCCAGCGCTGGTGCAGCCAACCGAGCGGATTCATCGATTTGGCGCACACACTACACGTATTGTTTGGTGAAGTGTGACCAATCCTTATGACGAACTTGCCCTGCTATTGGTGATAGTATAGTGGCAAGGCAAGCCGTCATGCCCTATTCCGCGCGGAATATGTAAATCTTTATTAAACCATTCGAATGGAGTAACACCATGCGTCAAAACCGCAACTACGGCATCGTCGCCCGTCTGGCCGTCGAAGACATCGAAAACAACGCAGTCGTCGTCGGCGAAGAGCCGGTCGCCGCCCCGGTCGAAGCTGGCGCAGACAGCGTCGAGGCTGAACTGGTCGAAGTCAATTCGGACATCGTCGAAGTCGCGCAAGACGAAGCCATCGTCGACGACGCGGCTGAAGCCGTCGACGAACTGGAAGAAACCGCCGTCGCCCTGGAATCGATCGCCGCCAACGGCGGCCTGGACCGCAACGGCGCCCGCGTGCTGAACCTGCACCTGGCCTCGATCAACCGTCGCCTGGGCTACCCGGACAACCACAAGACCATGTCCGTCGAATCGTTCGGCGGCACCGCTGACAAGGTCTCGTCCACCAAGCTGGCCGCCGAGTCGATCGCCGACAAGGCCAAAGAACTGTGGGGCAAGATCGTCGAGATGTTCCGTTCGGCCGTGCAAGCCATCGTCAACGTCTGGAACCGCCTGTTCGACGGCGCCACCAAGCTGAAGGCCCGCGCCGAGAACCTGACCAAAGCAGCCAACACGGCCAAGGCCGCCGGCGGTGGCACGTTCGAAAACCAGACCCTGGCAGCCAACCTGTCGATCGGCGGCGTCGTCGACGTCAAGAAAGCCGCTGCGGCTGTCGTGCACGAAGCCTCGTTCCTGCAAGCCATGACCAAGGCATCGGTCCAGTTCGCTGAACAAGCCACCCGCCTGATCGAGTCCGGCGACACCGGCCTGCTGACCCAACTGACCCAGAGCGTCCAAGGTCCGGCCACCCAAGGCTTCGCCAAGGTCTCCGATCCGGCATCGGTCGGCATGGCTGCTCCGGGCGAAGGTCTGGAACTGATGAAGTCGGAAGAACTGCCGGGCAACAAGGCCGTGGTCGCTATCGTTCCGGTCGCCGGCGCTACCGCCGCTGCCCTGGGCAAAGTCGGCTACAAGCTGGGTACGTTCGACGCATCGAAGAAAGTCGCCGAGAAGAACGAACTGCCGGTCCTGTCCTCGGGCGACATCGAAGCCATCGCCAAGCAAGTCGCGCAAGCTGCCGACCATCTGCTGTCGTACAAGTCGGCACAGAAAGAAGCCGAAGCCGTCGCCAAGAAGGTGATCGCCCTGGCCGAGAAGAAAGCCAAGGAAACCGTCCGCGCTGAAGCCGGCGCCGACGCTGGCGTCGTCGACAAGGCCAAGGCCGCTGGCAAAGCCCTGCTGGCTGGTTCGGACGAGCGCGCCATCGCCAAGGCCGCCATGTCGACCGTCGTCAACGCTGCGCCCCCGCTGGCTGCGTTCGCCCTGAACGCCGGCGGCTACGTGCTGCAATACGGCGAGCAGTCGCTGAAAGCTGCTGGCAAGAAGACCGAAGCAGCGAAGCCGGAAGGCGCCGCTGCTCCGGCCGCCAAAGCCTAATCGGGTTTAGGTAACACCCCTTCACTCTCTGGGCAACCGAGGGTGAAGGGGTTGTTTTCTTTTTTTCGATTATACCGAACACTCCTTAAAAGGACAAAGTGATGCGTCGCTTTCAAAAGAATCCGGGTATCCTCACGACGCCGGCCGTAAAGCCGTCGAACGAAGGCCATACCCCGGGCAACCAGCCCACCCTGTCGATCGAAGAGATGTCGGTCGATCAGATCCTGGCGGGCCGCCATGTGCCGAGCCTGGAAGAAGAAACCATCGATCTGCAAGAAGCCGATGCCGCGCAAGCGCAAGCCGTCGCTGACGTGCAGGAAACCACCCGCGTCGAAGACGTCACCGACGTCATGCTGAACGTGGCCGACACGCTCGAAACCACCGATGCGATCACGCCGCAACAAGCCATGCTGACCGACACCGTGTCGGAAATGGCCGTGGCGGGTTCGGACGGTGATCCGGACGACGTGATCCCGACCGCCGCTGACGTGGTCGAAGGCAAGGTCTCGCTGGAATCGTTCGTCGACGATATCCGCAAGCGCGCCGCTGAAATCTGGCAACGTATCCGCCAGTTCTGCCTGGAAATCTGGAAGACCATCAAGGAATTCTTCGCTCGCATTTTCCACGCCGCTCCGCGTCTGCTGCACAACGTGAAAGTCCTGCGCGAGAAAGTCGCCGAACGCAAGAAGGACGCTGCCAACCTGAAGATGGCGTCCGATACCGTGATGGTCATGGTCGGTTCCAACTCGATCTCCTATCCGGAGTACATGGTGCACAACACCAAGGAACTGACCAAGGGTCTGACCGAGCTGGGCAACCTGGGCAAGTACGCCTTCGGCAACTACTTGAAGGACTGCAAGTCCATGGGTGAGCAAGTCGCCACCGAACTGAAGAAGTTCGATCCGAAGAACGCCGCTGCCGCTCTGAAGACGGTCGCTGTCGGTCTCCAGAAGAACAACTTCACCAACTGGGGCGGCAACCCGCCGACCGGTTACCTCGGCTGCTTCGACGTCGATCCTGTCCGCCTGGACAAGAACAAGACCAAGGAGCTGAGCGACGCCCAGATCGTCGCCGCGCTGCGTAACAGCGGCATGAAGCTGCGCGCTCGTCAAGGCCAAGCTTCGCTCATCAATACCAAGAACGGCTTCGCTACGATGACGTTCGCGGAAATGGAGCAGACGCTGAACCAAGTCGAAGCGCTGGTCAAGCAGGTCGTGGCATTCGAAACCTCGGCCGACGGCAAAGCCATGGAAAGCGTGCGTCAAAGCCTGATCGACGGCGGCAACCACGCCGCGGGCGAAGTCGGCAAACTGGCCGGCAACGACGAAGCAGGCAAGATGGAACGCGCCTACGCGCTGGACGTCATGAAGGCCCTGGCCAACTTCAACACCACGCTCACGCGCTGGATGACGGAGCTGACCATGCCGGTCACCAAGAAGATCTACCAAACCTGCCGCACCACCCTGGTGCTGGTCGACAAGTCGCTGAGCCAATACAAACCGGCTCCGGCGGCAGCACCGGCCGCAGGTGGCATCGCTGCCTAATCACGGCACATGAATGGACTGCCTGCCCCACAAGGGCAGGTGGTCTATTTATGCCCTTAGAACGGCGTGGATGTTATGACGCTAAATCCGTTTCCCTTAGGAACACTACCATGCCCATGATTAATCTACCCATTCCGGAGACCATCGAGAGCGTTACACGCCCTGTGATGCTCGACGTCATTCGTCAGCTGATGGGTCTGACCGGCATTTCGAAGAAGACCAACATCGTCTACTTCGGCGACGTGGAACGCAGTAAGCAACTTAACTCCGCCATCGGCGCGGATGTAGAGAAAGACGATCCGAATACCTTCGCCCATAACGACAAGATCACCGTGGAAGTCGCTGAGAGTTACTACGGTGATATGGGCCATAACGACGCGGTTGAGCGTCCTGAGAACTTGCTCGTGTTTCAAGATGCACCGCTGTCGGTAATCATGAAACCCATTTATGCCCAGATGGAAGCGACTGTCAGTATCAAGTACCGGGCCAACAACAAGACGGCTGCTCAGCAGTGGCGTGACTACGTCAAAGCGCGGATGACGCAAAAGCGTGAGCTGTACATCCACAACGTCACCTACGCATTCGGCATTCCTGAAGAGCTGCTCTACATCCTGAAGGAAATTCACCGTCTGCGGGAAAACGTGGCCGGTTACGGAGAAGACTTCGATACCTACTTCGAGAGTCATCGCACACCCAAGATGACGATGCTCACGAACCTTTCCGGTACGGCAGAACTCTGGGCTGTACCGGAGACACAAACGCGCATCCAAGGCTGGTTCGATTGGGAGACGCCGGAAGAAACCCAAAAGGAAGGCGACACGGGACCGTACACGATTTCGTTTAACTACAAGTTCCGCTACGCCCGCCCCACTGCTATCGAGATGACTTATCCGATCATGGTGCATAACCAGATGCTGGATAAGAAATTCCGTGACGTCCCGATGCAGGATCATACGGACGTCGAGAAATCGTATTCGATGACTGCCCGTATTTTCCATTCGCTGGAAGGCTCGCAATGGAGTGATAAGCAAGTCCAAGACTTCGGTTTCTCGATTCCCGCTTTTGATGAGTTCTGGCCACGGATGACACCGATCAGCACTCAACGGCTGCTGACGATTCTGTTCACGCTCGATGACACCAACCCTCATCAGTTCTTGAATCTGGCCGATCTGAAAAGTCGGAAGTTCAATGCCGATATCTTGGCCTACATGAAAGCCGAGCGGGACTATCTGGCGTTACCGGGAATGAGCGCGATCAATCTCGCGCTGTACAAGAACGAGTTCTTAATTGCCAACGATCCGCCCCCCTTCAAGGTGGACGAGAATCTGAATGTGGTGGGATTGCTCTCGACCAACTACCGTGTGCAGCACCATCTGCGAGTCAGTCTGTTCACCGACTGGCAAAGCTTGCGGGGTGGCGCGCTGACGCGTTTGCAGGACCATGGGCGCGCAGCGATCATGATGTTGATGGCGATCGACCCGTCGCTCAAGACCCGAGGCTTCTTGCCCGCTCTGATCGATGACAACTTCGTCTCCAAGACCAGTCTCCTCATCGCGGTGAATAACCTGCGCCCCGTGCGCACGCCCGTGATCCACGGTCCGACGGGATTGATGATGACCGTCCAGACATTGTTCGCCGAGACCAGTCACGCTTAACGAAAGAATACCATGCCGATTATTGAAGATACTCCGTTGACACCCCCCGTCGAAAAGCCGGTACCGGTCCAAGTGACTGCGCCGGAGTTTCGTGGAGTGACGGTCAACTCGCGTTACGAGGCCGTCACATCGCTGCTGACTCACATCGAAGGCGCTTCGTGGACGGTGAATTACTACAGCCAAGTGCTGGGATTGGACAACGCCCTGTCGGGTCAAAACCTCGATCGACCGGCCGCGTATCAACAGTACAAGCTGATCCAAGACTTCGAGTTTAAAGTCACCACGTCGCTTAACACCACCCAAGACCAGAACACCAAGGAGTTCAATGTCACCGGGCAAGCACATGTCTACCCGTGTGGTCTGGTGCCCAATGAAGGCGATTGCTTCATCGCGGACGTGGGCGATGGTCGGGAAGCCGTGTTTGAGATCACCGGTTCTGAGAAGCGCTCGATTTATCGTGATGGCGCTTATATCGTCGATTACAAGATCGTGGCGTGGTCGGAACAAGATAACCGTATCCAAGACCTCAACAGCAAGGTTGTGCAAACCCTGCATCTGACAACGGGTATGATGGACAACGGTCAGCGTGGACTGATGGATATCAGTGACTACCAGCTGAGCGTCAAGCTCCAGGTGTACCATGACGAGATCGTTGACTACTATTTCTCGCGCTTCATGAGCCGGGATCTGCGTACCCTGATTCTGCCGGGACAAGACAATCTGGTATACGACCCGTTTCTGACCCGCGCCGTGCTCGCGATGCTGCGTGATGAGCAACATCCGAACATCAAACTGATTCGCGAACTGAACGTGCATGAAGACCAGAATTACAACGTGTCCAATATCTGGACAGCGTTGCTGAAGAAACGACGCAAGGAATTGATCGGCTCGATGCAGAAGGTGGGTCTGGTGAACTGCCGCGCGTTCTCGCGTGACCCGGTGCTAAACAGTGTGCGTTATGCGGGTGTGGACTTCGTGGTTTATCCGATCCCGACGTTCACACCTCTTGATTACGAACATGGTAATCAAACCAAACTGCTGAGTTCGGTGGTCATCAAACCGACCCACACCCAGCTGGTGGATCTGTTTGACCTGATCCAGATCGATGATCTGAACGGTCTGCCCAGTTTCGAGGCACCGGCGATCAATCGTTCGAATGCCGATACGTATGTGTTTTCCCCTCAATTTTATCAACGCACTAGCCCCGGTCAATCGGCGCTGGAACTGGCCTTCCAGAATTACCTGGATGACAAAGCGATCCCGCTTAAGCTCTTGCTGCAACTGTGTGTCAGTTACACGAGCTGGGCGCCACTGGATCAGTTTTATCAAATCCCGTTCTTGCTGGCGATGGTGCGTGGTGCTCTTCGGAGAATGTAATGGGTTACGTCCCTGAAAAAGATCGTACCACCGCATGGTACCTCTTTAACAAGCTATTCCAAGTGCGGGTCAATCCGCACCACCTGCGTACCGCGGAAGAAATCAAGCTGTACGGTACGCCGTCGACCGGTCACGAAGACATGGATCGGGAACTCGATAAGTACGAACAGATCGTGATGTTGCCGATTTCTAAACTGGAAGCTCACTTCGCCAGTGGCTACCCAGTCAAGTTTGTCCGTCGCGAGGATTGCCAAGAAGTTTACAAGCTGGTACAGAACCACTTGACGGCGATGCAATCCCTGTTCACCACTTCGGAGAACGTCGAGGGTGATCCGCAGACCATGGCTGAGTTGGCGCGGTTGGATCAATTCGCGGACGCCGTCTTCCAGCATGCGCGTCATGGTTTGCGCGATAATTTGCAACACGCTGGCTTTGCCCGGCGCGCGCGGGCCCGTGATCCATTTGCACGGTTGAACGATAAGCTGCGCAATAAACAGCTCACGCCTGAACCACCCGTCGAGAAAGTGCCGGGCGGATCGGCATTTGGTCGTCAGTACGGTACGTTGGCAGAACAACCCAAAGTCGAACCCACGGCATTGGAAAACGGATTGGTGCCACTCGATCCAATCGTCGAGGACCCGACCTTACCCACCCGTACCAGTCTGGCCAAGTTGTTCGAAGATCGCCGCCTGCTGGGTTCGCAGTGGAAATAAAGGAGTGAAGGATGGATATCCAGAAAAGCTCCTTGTGGCGGGAAGTCCAGGCTGTGGTCGAATCCGGCGCGAAAGAAGTGCACCAGATGTGGGATGTCACGATTTACGCGGGGGAAGAAGTCATCACCCCGTTTAAGTTGATGTCGATTGATATCAACCGTGACTATCTGCACAACTACACCGATTACACGTTGGTCGATCTTTACATTCCGTTGGGCACTTACGCTAAACGTTTGTACCCCAACATCAACAATGTCGAGATTGAACTGAAGCGGATCACGATCGGCGAAAGCAGTGATCGGGTGGATCTTGATAGCGCTGTGGATGTGCAGCGTTTCACAGCCGTCATGGTGGACACTGGTAACCCGATCGTCGAAAACGCTGTTGGGAGCGTGACCAGTGAAGAAGATTTGAACCGCATCGACATCTTGCGGGTTAAGTTTCAGTTGCTCAACCAAGCGTTGGATCAGATCCGTACGATTCCGACGGGGGCGATTTATCGCGATATGACCGTTGAAGATGTGATCAAAGCGGAGCTGGCGCGGGTGTCGCAACAAGCTAAGGTGGACGACACCCAAGCTGTCAAAGGTGTGAACATGGTACCAGCGTCGAACAAGGCCAAGCGCTCATCCATCATCATCCCGCACACGGTCCCCATTGTGCATGTCCCACATCACGTGCATTACCATTGTGGTGGCGTATATTCGTCAGGGTTGGGTTACTATCTGCAAGATAAAACGTGGTACGTGTTTCCGGTGTATGACACTACCCGGTTTCAAGATGGCGGTCCAACCTTGACCATTATCAACGTACCCACGCATCGTTTGCCCGGTATCGAGCGGACCTATCGCCAGGACGGTGACAATCTGGTGGTATTGGCGACTGGGAAAACCAACTTCAAGGATCTGCGCAATATCGCCCAGCTCAATGGTGGTAATGGGGTGCGTTTTGCCGATGCCGATCAGCTGTTAAATAACTTCGTGACGGTCAAAGGGAACAAAGCAGTAGCGGCCCGCGCGAAGAGCAATACGGAGATTTTGGCCAACGAACGCCCGAATGACATTAACTACGTCACTCAAGGTAAACGCCCGGTGAATGCCAATCCATTCGTGGAGTATTCGGCGCTGGCAGCCAGACAGGGAAGCGGGATTAATCTGGTGTGGGAAAATGCCGATCCAAGCGTGATCTATCCAGGTATGCCAACCCGGGTGATGTACTTGGATGGGGATGAGGTCAAGGAGCTGGAAGGGGTATTGCAGGGAGCGCACTGGTATACGAGTCTGCGGGACCCGGGTGTGACAGCGCGGCGTTTTATCAGCACCATGACCTTGAGCGTATTTGTCAAAGCCTTGACAGCAGACGCTGAAGCGTAATGGGCTTTTATTGTATGCCCAAGATATCTTTTTATCCACCTGCCGACATGTAGTCCTCATGAGGAGCCAGTATGGCGACAGATTTCACCAAAATGCCGTTGGAGATCATCACTGATCTGATTAACTTCACCAACGGTTGTGCGCTCTCCCCCGCGGACATTTTGTACGGTCCTGTTAAGGTACTGACCTCGGGTAATCGCAACACGGGTGTGACCATCACAGCCGTGCCCAGCAGTCCGTATTCCGGTACCCGCGACTTGTCGTACAACCGTGTCGACATGGCCATCATCCCGGGACTGCGCAGCACCGCGTTCGATCTGACGGGGTGCAAGACCATGAAAGACGTGGTCCCCAAGATCAACGAAGCGTACCGCATCAATCTGCAACCCGAAGATTACTACGACGATATCCTGCCTGATCTGAACGACCCGACCCTGAATGACCACAACTTCGTGTTGCGGGCCAAACCAGCGTCGTACGTTTACATCGGCATGTTGGTGTTGTCGGGTATCGGCGGAAAGACGATCATCAGTGATTACCTGACGCAGAATCTGCTCAGCGGCTTTGTCCTGCCGGATTACCACGAGACGCTGTATGGCGACAAAATCTTGAACGGGTTCAGCTTCCCCAACCCGTCGGCGTAATCTCTGGCCAAGACCGTAAGCGGAGGTCTGTGTTCTGCTTAGCTTTTGAAGAGCGCACCCCACCCTTACTTTCCTTTCTCGGGCGAGTAAGGGTGGGGTGCTTCTTTTTTTGTTGTCAACCAAGGAATTCCCATGTCCAGTACCGATCGTATTTTGCAAATGGTCACTGAACGCAACCACCCCACCTACCCTTTGACCCAAGAACGGGTGGGGTTGAGTGGGATGCTGGTCGAACACGCCAATGACCATAACACCCGTGTAACGATGCGCGCCAAGGGAGGCGCGACGGGTTACAGCGGCGAAGTGGACTTATTCTACACCCGCGTTGGGTTGTCTGCGTTGGGGGTGGTGGAAGTCATTCACGAAGAACGTCTCACCATCGACACATTGCTTGCCGCCATCAATGTCATCAAGAACGCCCAGATGACCGCGGAAGATGTTACGAATACCACAATGCCGGACACCGAAACAGGGGTGCCGCTGACGTTTACCTTAAGTGCGACGGACAGTTCGCTGGCGTGGTTAGGCAACACGGAAGTTACAGTGCTCAATGGCATCCCAGCCAGTGCACCGGACTTGAACATGTTCCTGACCCAACAACTGGCCCATTTGTTCCCGCAACCTTAACCTTCCGTTTTTGAAGGAAACCTCATGTCTCAAATGGACGACCTGATTGCTGGGTTTAAAAACAGCATGACCATTGCTGGCTTGGTGGCTGGCGGTGATGAAAATACGGATGTACAAACCCCCGCTGGGTTGATTCCTTCGCTGGCTAAACAAGCCAAACAAGCGCGCGAAAAAATTGACGCCGTGGTGGGCGACGGTAGCGCCGTGGTACGTACGGATACCCAAGTCACTTACACCAGCGCGCAGGCCACACAAGCGCGTAAGAACATCGGTCTGGAAAATGTGGACAACACACCCGACCTGAAAAAACCCATGTCCGAGCAAGTCTCGGCGGCCATGAACGACGCGCTTTCGCAAATCCGCGCTTGCGAACAAGCGGCTAACAAAGACACGGCCAATGGTTACCCTGGCTTGAACAGCTCGCGCTTGACGCTGATCAGCACAGTTAACACCACCAAAGGTTATCTGGCCAATAACAACACCGTCGCTCGCTCATGGACCTTGCCAAGCAAGGACGGCGTATTGGCTACGTTGGCCGACATCACAGGCACCAATAGCGGCACCAACACCGGTGATGAAACGCAGGCATCCATCTTGCAAAAGTTGGGAATCAGCACGTTAAGCGGTTCTAACACGGGTGACTTCGATTCGGTCGTAACTGTCGCTAACGCCGCAGCGCTGCCCAACCAAGGGGTACCTAAGCGACTGTACATCACGCTTGACCTGTCTACGATGTATTACTGGAACGGAGTCGGTTATCAGCAACTCAACGTGTTGGTGAGCGACACCAATTCGGTGCCGGAAGGGACGCAGAACCTGTACTTCACACAACTGCGTGCGATTCAATCGGTATTGACGACGTATGTGGCAGGGACCACGGGGGCTGTGGCTGCGAGCGATACGGTAGTCAACGCGATCAGTAAGCTGCAGACGCAAATCAATGGCGCGGTCAACGATTACGTCGCCAAACTCTTACTCAAAGAGAACCTGTCGAACAAAGCCACCGATTTCAGCACGGTTAACAATACCCTCTACCCAAGCGTGCAAGCGGTCAAGACTTACGCCGATTCGCTCGTCGTGGGTCTTCTGAAGGACTGTGGTAACTGGGACGCGTCGACCAACGCTTTCCCTACTACGGGCGGTAGTGGTACCGGGGGCGCCGTCAAGAAGGGCAACATGTGGTATGTCAGTGTTGCTGGTACTTTGGGTGGCGTGGCCGTCAACGTCGGTGACTCGTTCCGTGCGCTGGTAGATGCGCCTGGCCAGACGGCTGCCAACTGGGCAGTGCTGGAATCAAACCTGGGATACGTGCCGTACAACGCCACGAACCCCGCAGGCTATATCTCGGGAATCACCGGCTCGATGGTGACCACCGCGCTCGGTTATACACCGATCAAAACTACTGACAAAAATGCCGCCAATGGCGTGGTCGGGTTAAACGGTTACGCGATCACCGTTGTGAATGCGCTGGGTACGATCAGTTCCAAACTGACAACGGACGCCACGGCTGTTCGGACCTGGAAGCTGCCCGACAAAGATGGCACGCTTGCGACAATCGACGACTTGCAAGGCACCAGTAGTGGTGTCAACACGGGCGACGAAACCCAAGCGTCCATCTTGCAAAAGCTCGGCATCTCGTCAATCTCTGGTGTTAATACCGGTGACCAAACCATCACCTTAACGGGTGACGTGACGGGCACGGGCACGGGCTCGTTTGCCGCCACCATCGCGCCGAATGCGGTGACACTGGCCAAGATGACACAGGTCGCCAATGGCGTTATGCTGGGTCGCGCGAGTGCCGGTTCGGGCAATATCGAAACGCTTAACGCTACCCAAGTCAAAGCCTTGCTGACGCTCGATCAAGTCAACAATACCTCTGACGCCAATAAGCCGGTGTCGACCGCGCAGCAAACTGCGCTGAACTTGAAAGAGAACAGCGCGAACAAAGCGATCGATTTCAGTGTGGTGGACAACGTCAAGTTCCCGACGACGCTGGCAGTGAAGACGCTGCTGGATTCGCGGTTAACCAACGTGGTGGTCGATTGCGGTAACTGGGATGCTTCGGGTGGCACGTATCCAACTACGGGTGGCACGGGCACCAGTGGGGCGATTAAGAAAGGTAACCTGTTCTTTGTGTCGGTCGCTGGTACGATCGGCGGTATTGCGGTGAACATCGGCGACAGCATTCGTGCTCTTGTGGATACACCGGGCCAAACGGCTGCGAACTGGGATATCCTCGAATCCAATCTCGGGTATGTGCCGTACAATGCGTCGAACCCCGCCGGTTACATTTCGGCCATCACAAGCGGTATGGTCACAACCGCGTTGGGCTACACCCCGGTCTCACCGGCATCGAAAGACGCAAGCAGCGGTTTCCCGGGCTTGGCGGGGTTCAAGCTTAATCTGAAGAACAACGCGGGCACAGTCACTTCGACACTGGAAAATAACAACACCGCGATTCGTACTTACGTCTTGCCGGATAAGAGCGGCACGCTGGCTACCACAGCCGACATCACGGGTACCAACAGTGGCACGAATACGGGCGATGAGACACAGGCGACGATCCTGTCGAAACTGGGCATCTCGTCGATTTCAGGCAGCAACACTGGTGACGAAACCCAAGCTTCAATCAAGTCAAAGCTCGGGGTGTCGACGCTGTCGGGTAGCAACACTGGCGATGAGACGCAGGCGTCGATTCTTCAAAAGCTGACGTACACGCCGGTAAACAAAGGTGGCGACACCATGGCGGGGGTGCTGAACTTTGCACCCGCGGCATCGCTTGCCAGCGCTGCGACCATTAACCTTGATTCGGTACTTAGCAATGTGGTTGAGATCACGGGCAATACCACAATCAGCGCCATTAACTTAGCGGACGGTCACATGCGCTTTGTGCGGTTTGCCAGTTCTCTGATTCTGACCGAGAACAACGTGATCGATTTGCCGACGGGCTCCAACATCAAAACCCAAGCGGGTGACTGGGCGGTGTTTGTGGGTCGCGCCAGTGGCGTGACACAGTGCTTGAACTACATGACTGCACTGGGCGTGCCGATTTTCGGTAACGCGCGTGAACGTAGTCGTACAGTGATTGCTAATACGGCCTCCACCGTCATCGATTTGAACAATGGTGATGGTGCCACTGTGTTCAAGGTGTATGTGCAGGCCAATACCACATTGACCTTCACCAATCCTCCGCCATCCCCCAATGGTGAGTTCTTCAACTTCACCGTGATCACGATCAACGACGCCACCGGCGGGCGTGCAATGTCGTTCGGTAACACGATCCAGTGGGCGGGTGGTCTGCTGCCACCCCGCACCACCACAGCAAACGCCAAAGACGTCTGGACGTTCTATGTGGATGATGCGGCTGTTTACGCCGGTTCGTTGTCGATCGCCGACCAACGCTAACCCTTCTCGGATGGGGTTCGCCCCATCCGGTTTTTCTGAGGGATGAAGATGACTTTATCAACACGATTTCGTCTTGACCGGACGCTACGTGCCAACCGGAGTTCAACAACTTTCAATGCGCCTGGCACGTATCCCGTCCCGTATGGACGCGGGCTTATCAAAGTGGGTGGCCGTGGCCCCAGTGGAAACACGACGGTGCCGTCGACGGTAGCAAACTACAATTCCCCAACTCCGGGTAACATCGCCAATTACAATCCGCCAGTGGCTGGAAATGTTTCTGGCTATAACACGGCATCGGGCGGTAACGTTGCTTACTACAATCCTCGAGTGCCCGGGAATAGCACAACAACCCCGGGTAACTTGGTGCCGGCCAGCTACACGCCGGGTAACAACAATCCCGGCACCTATTCACCCGGCAACACCAACAACCCGTACTACACCGAAGCGTGGGTCGGTTATACGCAAAGTTGCCCGTCTGGCTGGACTTTGTCAGGCTACGACTACGATGAGTTCGGTAAGCCGATTAAATTGTGTACGTTGTACGAGGCGGGTTATAACAACCCAGCCACATTCACACCTGGGAACACCAATCCCGGTACGTACACCCCGGCGTACTACAACCCGAGTTACACCACCACGAATTCCCCCACCCCAGGGAATGCAAATTACAATCCGTATTACCCATCGACGGCGAACTATAATCCGACCACGCCGGGTACTGCGAATTACAATCCATCGACGCCCGGTACGGCGAACTATAATCCGACAGTCCCCGGAAATGCTGCGCCACCCATGGTGTTTGGTGGGGTGACTTTTCCAGGTGGGGCGGCCGACCAACTCGCACCGGTAGTCTCGCCGACGCCGTCCAATCTCTCGTACAGCGCGCCGGGTGTATCGGTAACCGTGCCGCCCGGGGCATACGTGACGATCACTCCAATTTAAAGGAAACAACATGTTAAACGCCAAATGGTATCTGGTGTGCGACATCCGCGCCAAAACTGCCAGTGATCTGATCCAGATCGATAATACGTGGGGCAGTGCCACGGGCTTGCTGGAACAAAGTGACGAGAATCTCGAACACTTTTACCAATGGGCGATGTTGCACCAGAACATCAGTTTTATGCCGATCCAACGGGCAATCGAATACGGTATCAAACAGACCAGCATCGATGAAGTGCTTGCCCGCACCAAACCTGCGGTGCTGGCGTGGTTGCGCCAGATGCGTGATCCGATCCTGCAAGCTACGGACGTGATCACAGTGGCCGATCGCTGGAATTCGCTCGATGCGGTGGATCAAAATTACGCCATCAAATTCCGTCAGGCGCTGCGCGACATCACAGATAACGGCGACCCCTTTAACGTTGTGTGGCCGGCCATCCCGAACGTGCTGGACTTCGTGCGTCGCACCGACATCAGCGCTGTGCTGCGCCCCAGTGAAGAGTTTATGGCGATGCTCACCAACCCCTACGTACCGCCTTCACTGGACGAGCGTCGGATGAATCAGTGCACACGCATCAAAGCGTTACGTGATAAGCGTAAAGCCGGTGGCGTCCAAATCAACGTGAACGGTGCCGATTACTGGTTCCAAAGTGATGATCCAAGCCGAAACCAGTACGCGCTCCTCGCCAGCTCAGTCACACGCAAAGGGTGGCCACTGGATTTCACGATCGACGTGGGATGGCGAACCATGTCGGGCGAATACGTGCCGTTCACAGTCGAAACACTCTACAAGGTGATTGACGCAGGAACATTCAACGAGATCGTGGTCTTCAACGTTGCCAAGAAGCATCAAGCCAAAGTTATGACCCTGGATGATCCGGAGTCGTACAATTTCCACGAAGGGTGGCCGCTCAGCTATGAGGATTATAAGGCCACCTTGTCCCCCTGAAAGAGCAAGGAGTAGTGTATGGAGAAAACCATCAAGGTGTACTTCTATAAATCCATCCGGCCGGGTTTGGCGGGGATTTATAGCCGTGGCGTGCGTCTCGTCACCAAATCGATTTACTCGCACTGCGAGATTCAATTTAGCGACGGTTGGTCGGCGTCGTCTTCGTACAGCGATGGTGGCGTACGCTACAAGAAGATCGATTACGACCCCAACCACTGGGATTGCATTGAATTGCCCGCCGCAGTGTTCGAAGCGAAAGCGCGCCAGTGGTTCGACGCTCATGAAGGGCAACCCTACGATTTGCTGGGCAACCTGCACTTCGTGATCAGCGTGGTGGGTGACAGCAATGGCGACTGGTTCTGCTCGGAAGCAGTTGGCGCGGCGCTTGGACTTCCCAATTCGTGGCGCTTCGATCCTGGCAGTTTGTATCAAGTCATCAAGTTCTTGGCCGAGTCGTTCAACCGTCGAGAGATGATGAACTTACCCACGACAAATTGGGCTTCGATTTAACATAATGACAACTAGAAGGCGGGCGTGAGCCCACCTTCTAGGCGTCTTACACCGTGTCGTTATGCTATGCTGAAAGATACTTTTTTATTTATTAAAGGCGATCATGAGCACAACAGCGAAGCAAGAATTGATCGATTTGATTAACCACGACAACAACACCAGCCTTCAAGCCAGTGATGTGACGATTTCAGCACCCGAGGTAGTTGACTACCAAGGACGCAACACGAAAGTCGTGGTCAGTGCAAATCCTGACACGCAATTTAGCGGTAGTATGAACATTTACTACAACCGCCTGTCCCTGCCGGCACTGGGCACACTCGATGCCTCGTCGCCCGTTCCCCTGACAGTGTCGGACTTTCTGACGCTGCTCAGTAATCAAAAGAAGATCGATTTGTTGGCGGAAGAATTCGACGACATTGTTCTTCCTGATATCCAAATCGGCGAAGTGGTAAAAATCCCTATCGTCGCCAAGAGCGGTGCGATCAAGTGGTATGGCCAAACGGTGGCCGACTATACCCTTGGCTTCCCACCCGAGTATGACATCTTCGATCATTTCGTGAATGTCACGCTCCCTTCCTACAACCTCCTCGGATAATTTTTACTGGAAAGATCAGTCATGACCGATACAACTTTCAGTACGGCCCTCGCGAAAGCGATGGACAACTTCGACAAGATCGATAAGATCGTGCAAGGGGATGCCAACACGTCAGTCACCACCGCCGGTGGCGACGTACCCAGTATCGCCAAGGTCATCGCTCATGTCAACGACAAAGTCTTCGCCTCCATTTCGACCACCAGCCAAACAGGTATCAACATCGGTACCGGCAGCAAAACGTTCGAGGTCGAAGCCGGCAAGGCTTTCAAGCCCAACCAATACGTGGTGGCCACTAGCGGCAGCAATGCGATGTACGGGGTTGTTACCGATTACACCGACACGAACCTGACTGTCAACGTGCAAAGTGTGGTGGGTGGCGGTGCCGCTTCCGAATGGATGATCACTTTGTCGGGTGTACCCGGCAAGAGCGGTCGCGACGGCAACGATGGTCTCAATGGTGAAAGTTTATACGAGATCGCCGTCCGGAAGGGCTTTCTCGGTACCGAAACCGACTTCCTCAACAGCCTCAAAGGCCCCAAGGGTACCGATGGCCAAAACGGCAGCAACGGTGAGCGCGGTAAAAGTGCGTATGAAATCGCTGTGGAGATCGGCAATTTCCCGGGCGACGAAACCAGCTGGCTTGCCTCGCTGAAGGGCCCGAAGGGTGACAAAGGAACGGACGGTAAGTCCGCTTTCGAACTGGCAGCAGCCGGTGGCTACAACGGCACCCAAGCTGACTGGATCGCTTCGCTGAAGGGCAGAGACGGCACCAGCATCATCATCAAAGATCACCTGGCAACATCGGCAGACTTGCCGGCAAACGATGGCGTCGGTAGCGCCTACGTCATCGGCGAAGACGTCTGGATCAAGGGTGAAAACGGCTGGTTCGACGCTGGTAAGTTCCTCGGTCTGTCCGGCGCTGATGGCAAATCGGCATTCGAGATCGCCAAGGATAACGGTTTTCCGGGTACGGAACAGGATTGGTTGCTGAGCCTGAAAGGTCCGAAAGGCGATCAAGGTATCGAAGGTAAGAGCGCTTACCAGCTGGCTCTCGACAACGGTTTCGTTGGCTCGATCACCGACTGGTTCTTGAGCCTCAAGGGTCCGAAGGGTGATTCGGGTACCGGCGGTGGCGGTGGTGGTGGCGGTACGGTGGCCGAAGTGGTCATTCCGGATTCGTCGCAAATCACCCCGCAATCGATCAACGCCGATGACGGCAATGTCTTTACGGTGACGGTCAAGAACGACTTCACGCTGCCGCCGATTCAAAACCCGGTCTCGGGCCAGACCTACCTGTTCGTGCTGATGCAAGACCAGGGCGGTAACCACATAATTACGCTGGACAAGAAATACAAGTTCGGTAACAACATCTCGCCGCAGCTGTCGACCGCCGGTTCGGCTATCGACTTGCTCGAAGCGACCTACTCGAACACGGGTTTCTTCTTCTGCAACTACCATACCGGCTACACGATCACCCAAATCGCCCGTATCGGCGCCACTCGTTACGACAGCATGCAGCTCGCGTCGAACGCGCTGCAAGACGGCGATACGATCTACGTCACGCGCTCTGGCCAGCTGAGCGAATGTACCGCATGGTTCGGCCAAGCCGGTACCTATACGGTCGCAGGTGACCCAGCAGTGAATGGTGTTCCGGAACTGAAAGTCGACAGCACGATCCGTCTGGCATTCGGTAAAGCTATTCTCGACCCGGAAGCTGGTAACGTCATCATCCGTGACCTCAAGCTGACCGGCGCTGTCAGCTCCGACCACTCGGGTGGCGGTATCCGTATCAACCCGGGTGTGGTGCATACGCGGGTCGAACGTGTGACGATGTCGAACAACGAAAACGGTTTCATTACGTCGATCCCGAGCACGGCCAACACACCGACGACGGGTTACTCGATCGAAATCGTGGACTGCGTCCTGGACGGTAACGGTACCTACAACGACGGCCAATCGCACAACAGCTATATCCAGCACAAGCACCGGGCCTACCTGCTGCGTACGAAGTACATCAACTGCCAACACGGCCACGACTGCAAAACCCGTGCCGCGCTGACGGTGCTGGACCGGACGTATCATCGTGGTTCGCGTGAAGGCCGTGAACTGGACGTGCCGAACGGCGGTGTTGTCCACGCGGTCAACTGCTCGTTCATCAAAGATGCGGGCGCAACGCAGGCTAACCTGATCGGTATCGGTCAAGAAATCCCGTCCGACGGTGCTAACCTGCCGGCTGAGTACATCTTCCGTAACTGCCTGTTCCAGAACGATCAAGGCGGTAACTTCAGTGAAACGTACATCATGCAGGATAACTCGAACGTGTCAGTCAAATTCGTTGACTGCGTGTTCATCGGTCCGACGCGCTGCATCATGTCGACACCGTTCGAGCTGTATTACACGGGTGGCCCGATTGGTCCGGAAGGCTGGGATCAGTCGAACCGTGGTGTGACGCCGAAGCGCGGCACCTATAGCTCGACGGCGGGTAACTCGATCTGGGCGGATAACCTGCAACCCGTGGCGGTCATGGGTCCGGACCCGACGCTGGATGCTTTCCCGCCGACCGGTTCTTCGGCGACACCTTCGGTACGCCCGGAAAGTCTCGGCCCCGACCTGACCGCTCCGTCGGTCAGCCTGACCACGTCGTCGACGGTGGTATCCAACAGCGGCAGCATCACGCTGTCGGCCAATGCCACCGATAACGTGGGTGTGGTCAATGTCGAGTTCTACAAAGACGGTATCCTGATCGCGTCTGACAACAGCTCGCCGTACACCTGTGTGGTGGCGCTGGGCGTTGCTGACAACGGCACCCACACGTTCACGGCAAAGGCATACGACCTGGCGGGCAACCGCACGGAAAGTGCACCGGTCACAGTGACGGTGAATGTGTTGCCGGCGCCGACCGTGTATCCGTTCTCCATGGACGACACGACCACGACGGAATACAACACCGCCATCGCCTCGGCCGACCTCGGTAGCAAGCGTCTGGCAGGCGCCAATGCTATCGCCGCAGCGTTCCAACCGTATCGCCTGTACATCTATCAAGAAAATACCTTGGTGTTGCCGCTCGTCTTTACCGGCACGATGGTTGTCGCTGACGACGGCACCAACGTCACGGTAAGCACTGGTGTGCCTGATCCGGTCGATCCGCTGGTCGCCGCCGACATCACGGCTGGTACCTGGCACTTCGAACTGCAAGGCGGTGCGGGTTATACACGCGCCATCAAAGGCAGTGTCGGTCCGACTGGTTCGGGTAAGCTGATCGAAATCAGCGACAATCCGGAACCGGGTACGGGCATGCAATTGTCCTTCACGATGACGGTGCCGCGCTCGGTCGATGGCTTGAGCTAATCGTATCATCAACCAATGACGTGTCCCCGGGAGAAGGTTTCTCGGGGACATTTAACCGGACGAAAAAATGCTTAAATTTGATTCTGCATTACAAAGTTCGTTGGCGTCGGCCATCAGTAAGCTTGACTGGTGCATCACGCTCGTCAACGCGCTGGGCAGTGATCTGAAAATTCGCTGCAAACGTAGCGCTGACTCCGCCTCCACCACCGTGTTCGACACGGGTACAGAATTCTTTTCGGCTTCGGTGCCGGAAGCGCCGGCCCGTTCGGGCAGCTCGATTGTCAAGTTTGGCACGATTGTTAACGCAACCATCCACTTGGCTGCGGATCTCAGTACCGGCGCCAGCGTACTGCGTATCGAGGGTAACGGGCACTGGATCGAAGGCACATTGGGGCTGACCAACAGTTCCTGTGACTTCAAGGTACCGCAAAACCCGACGGCCAGCACCGGCATGGCATTCGTACCACTTACCATCTCGCCGCCGCGCAGTTTGCCTTCGGGTACTGGCCCTGTCGCACCGTCGCTGGACGACAATGCGCCGGCATTTATCGAGCTGGAAGATTGGAACGATCCGAACAACGTGGTGCTGGTTGGACGGATTCCGCTCGATACTCGGGCTGAAGACTTCGTTTACCAAGATGACGAATTGGCCGCCGAAATCGGCGACGTGCGAATCACCCAAAGCTCGAAAACCATCGTGTATGGTCAATTCGAATTCGGTGTGACGATGTTCACCATTCACGGTGGACTGAATCTGGATAAGCCGGGTACGCCCGTGCACCAAGTTGTTGTCGCTCATAAACCCTACGGCACCTGGCCGTCGTATCCGTTTGCGGATACGTTCCGACGTGATCGGGATACAACCTTCCCGAAACCGTACAAAATCAAAATCCGTAAAGCTGATAACACCATCTTGAAAACCATCGAGATGCGTGACGGCTTGCCGGTCAATGATCCGTCGTTGGATCAGCTGTTCGGTCCTGGTTACACCAAGGGCCTGCGCCCGCACATGAATTGCGGTCAATGGCATTTCTGGCAATCCGACCGCCTCAAGTACAATTCCAATGCCCTCAAGTATTTCCCGGGCACCACGTTGCAATCGCAGCGTGAAACGATGGCCAAAAACGGCATTTCGTCGAATGCGCGTATTCCGCTGGAAGTTAACAGCGATCAATGGAACTCGACACTGCACTGGTATGCTGCGCCGGAATGGCCGATTGCGTATTTCACCTCGCAGGCTCGCCAACCTGGTTACACGTACGATGACGATCCCTATCTGTTCGTGCCGGACTATCATGGCGATGAAGGTCACCTTTCGTTACTGGCTGGTTGGAATGTCGAGCCTGGCTCGATTTCGATGCATGATTGGTTCATCGGACCCGGCGGACCGCGTCACGATCGGTCGGCTCTGGGTACTCCGCTGGTGCGTTACTTCAACAACCCGAACGGCGTGCGGCTGAAAGGTAACGTTCCCCATCGCCAGTTGCTGGACTGCTACAATCACGGTTACTTCCATCACGCTCACCACATGCTCATGCCGGACGTGAAAACGTTTGCCATGCTGCCGCGTGAGTACATGCGTTATGGTCAAATCGCGTGGGCCAATGCGTACTACGGTAACTACAACGCGTATGTGCCGGGCGGTTTTACCCGCCACATCGACCTGCAAGGTATCCCCAACCAAGGTAACTGGCCGAAGCCAGTCCGCGATGGTCATAAAGGTTTCTGGAATGGTTGGGAGGTGGACGATAACCACTCGTACATCGCGCCTGGATTAGCGACCATTTTCTGCAACAGTCCCGCCCACACCGTGAGTGGTACGTTGCGGCTGTACGCGCACGTGTGCGCTCAGTTGGCCAGTGCGCCGCCGCGCTCTGGTGCCCGTAGCGTGTTCATGACTCGTGTTCAAGCATGGCGCTGGCATCAGCTGTCGGTGGCCTGGAAGATTGCCACCACGCACTCGATGGGGATGGACCGCGAAAATGTGGAAGCACGATTCCAAGATGAACTGGAAGCGTTGTACGATTACGTCTACAAGCCCGCCATGATCGACCTGTCGAATGATTTCGACATGGTGACGGTGCGTCGTTTTGGCCAAATCTCCAGTATCGAATATGGTACTTCGGGTAATGGCTATGCTGGCTACAAATGGATTCGTGCAGTGACGGACTCTAAAGCGGGTTATTTCGCTGGGGTGTTGTCATTGATGCGCCAGACGGGTTGCTGGGCGGCCATGCGTCGCCGTTCGGCCAAGTGCGACACAGCGTTGCGGTTCTTGGTGGAATGCATGGACAAAGACACGTTGATGTCCTTGTATTACAGCAAAGGCCGTTACGAGCGATTCTTCGAGTATTCCGGCAAAGCCCAAACGACAGGCGACCCGAACCGCGATATCGCTTCGAACATGCCCGATCCGCCGATTTATCAGGACTGGAACGAATGGGTGCAAAACCATCCGCCCACCGCTCAGGAAACACTGATGACCGATAGCGCCGGGAATGCGACCGCGGCTAACATGGCGGCCACCACGGCACTGCGCCTGCAATGGGCCTTCGTGCGTCGTGATTTCTTCCCGGAGATTCCGAGCCCGATGGATGGCAACACCAACATCGTCAACGCCACCTGCACCATGATCCAAGGTTGGTTGGATGCCTTGGAAGTGAAGATCAACGGTATTAGCAGTAACTTCACGAAGATGGGTAACGACATGACCTTCTGCTGGCCACCGCACGGTATCTACAAAGCACCGGCCACATTAGGCCCTTTCTAAAAGGATAATTGAAGATGGCAACTATCATCAAGAGTATCGGTACAGCTGCGGGCCGAGACTACGCCACCGTTCAAGCGTTCATCGACTCGATCCCCACCGACGTGGTCGCGTCTGGTAACGCTTATATCGGTGAGTTGTATAACGACTCCGAATTTACCGATGCCAACGGTAAAGCAAGCATCAGCGGTAAAACCACGAACGCGACATGTAACATCACGCTTCGTGCGGCCGCCGGACAAGGCTTTGCCAATAACCCCAATCGGGCCAACAATCCGCTGTGGTATAACAAGGCGAACGGCGTCGCCATCAAATGTGCTGGTTCGTATCTCGCGATGTGGGCGATCAGTTGCCCTTACACGGTGGTGGAGGGTCTGCAAATCTGGATGACGGGCACGGGTTCTTACTTTAGTGCCGGTGGTACAGGCGTGGTGGTCAAGAATTGCATCATCATCGGTACGCCAGATAGCAACGTCAACAGCTATACCGCTAACGTTGGTGGCGGTGCGACGCTTAACAACTGCCTGATTGTCAACAATACCACGGGTGTGGCTTCGTCAGCACAGATGACCAACGGCACGTTGATCAACTGTACACTGGTACGGCCGTCGAATTTCGTCAATGGTACTGATGCAGCTCGCGCGATTCTGTACAACTACGGCACCTGCGTGGTGAAGAATTGCGCAATCTTCGGTTTCACCAACCGCGACTTGGCACCTAACAGCTTCTCGGCATCGGATTACAACGCCACGGACTGGAACCAAGCGCCGGGTGGTACAGCGGCAACCCACAACCAACTGAGTCTGACGTACGCGAATCAGTTTATCAGCAGTGCCAATGACTTCCGCGTGAAAGCGGGGAGTGATCTGTTCGACAAAGGCATCAATTTGTCGGCAACCTATCCGGCCAGTTCAACGGACATCTACGGCACCAGCCGTATTACCTGGGACATCGGTGCGTATGAGCTGGTGCAGTCGGCCACGAAACTGACGCTGACTGGTCCCTCGCTCGGCCGCAGCGGTCAAGCTTCGAGCAACTTCACGGTAACGCCGGATGGCACGCTCGACAACGTCGTAGTTACACCCAGCGACGGCGGCGCGGGTGGTACGTTCACGCCGACTTCCCTGACACTGTCGGGCAGTAGCTCGGGTACGTTTACGTACACACCGGCCAATACTGGCAACATTAACATCTCGATCACCAACAATGCCGGTCTGGCTAACTCGGCGGCGCTGGTTTACCAGTCGACGATTCCGGCCACACAGGTGGCGCTGACCGCACCGACAACGTCGGCACGTGCAGGTACGCAAAGCGGTAACTTCGCGGTAGCAATTGATGGTTACGTGTCTGCGCCGGTGAAGGTGATCCCGAACGACAACAACGGGGGTGGTTCGTTCAACCCACCGTTCGTGACGCTGGATAACTCGACCGCGTCGGCTACGTTTACGTACGTGGCGGTATCGGGAGGTGTGAAAACCATCGCGGTGACCAACGACGGTGGCCTGACTAACGGTAGTGTGTCCTACACCGCCAAGGCAGCGATCACGCCGCAGCCGGGCACCAGCAGTCCGTACTTCCTGATAAAATCGATCGGTACGGGTAAAGACTTCGCTAACCTCAAAGCGTTCACGGACTTCGCAGCTACATTCGACCTGACGGCGAACCAGATCTCTCTGGTGGGTGAAGTTTATGAAAATCAAGCCGTCAGCTCAGCCTCGAATCTGACAGCCAAAAACCCGACTGACAAATACCGGTTGTATCTGAATCCGGTATATGGCACGAGTGTAAACAACCTAGACGGAAGTGATCCGTTTGACTACGGCACCGAAGGTATCGAGCTGCAGTTCAGTGGGTCGAACAACTGGGCAATCACGAGAGGGGTGATTATCAGTGATTTCCGTATCAGTTTGGCGGGTTCGTCGATGCTGGTGGTGGGTTCGTCCGGGGCGGGTCCGGACACTATCATCAATAGCTGCCGATTCAAATCGACCAGTTCCAATAACTGCGTACAGATCGGTCAATACACCGGTACGGGTACGGTTCGTGATTGCTTGTTTATCCTGGATGACACCAGCACGGGCAACGCTATCGGTATGTCGTCCTTCGGGCCGCTCAACTGCAATACGTTCATTCGCCGCGGTAGCGCCACCGGCGCCGCCATCACGACTAACAATTCGCAGGGCGTGCAAGCGAAGAACACCATCTTCGATAACGTGTTCATCAATTGCGGTCCGGTTCCTGTCATCGGCCTTGACCAGATCCCGGATGCGAACGTATTCAACAACTACACGAACGTAGCGATGACCACGCCGAAATCCGGCTTCACCGTACTGGCTTCGCCTGCTCCGTTTGTGAATAACGTGGCGTCGGACCTGCGGCCTGATCCAGCTTCGGCAATGGCGGGTAAAGCTTCGGAGTCGGCCATCGATTCGTTCGACATCCATGGCTATACTCGCGGCGGCTCGCCTGATCCGGGTTGCGTCCAAGGTAGCCCGGTGAAGATGTTGCCGCGGGTGACTTTGAACCTGATCGACACCACCGGTCAAAGTGTGCGCGTGACGGGGACGGCTCAGTACACGCCGACCGCCGCTACGATCACACTGCTGCCCGATACCACCAACCCCAATGGCGCACAGCAACAAGGGCCCGTGAATCTGCCACTGACGGTTGACCCGAACGATGCAACGCGGGTGAATTTCGACTTCACACTGACGAACATCCCGCCTGGTAACTATCAGATCCCGCTGATCGTGATGCAAAACACGGCCGGTTACAATCGCTCGCAACTTGGCAAAACCGACACGGTTAACATCATCGCCATCACGGGCGCCATCGTGGCGAATGAGTCTTCGCCTTCTATCGGCAATGCGCCGGTAATAAGTGTCGAACAAAAGACATTCGACAACACGACGGTGAACCTGAGTGGTTCGATTGACAACCAAGGTGACCCGAACGCTACGATCGATGTCTACATTGACCCGAAGCCGAGTGGTTCTACGTTGGGGCCGTTCCGAGCAACCATCAACGGTAAGAAGTGGGGCGTGCAGTTACCCAACATCACGACCAACTTCCAGGCGCGCGTTGTCGGCACGGCGAATAGCCAAACGCCGGCCACCGTCACCACACCAACCCTCAAAGTTCTTAAACTGAAGGGCGCTATCACCCTGCCGATTCCGAAGTAAGGCGGTGTGAAGTAATACCTCTCCCGGGACTTATCGTCCCGGGAGATTACTTTCAGATGTTGACAAGACATTAGGAAAAAGACATGCTTAAATTTGATTCGGCATTGCAAACCTCGCTGGCGGCAGCAACCAGCAAACTGGATTGGTGCATTACGCTGATGAACATGCTCGGCACTGATCTGACCGTGCGTTGCAAGCGTGCCAGCGACCCCGCGTCGACCACGGTGTTTGACACCGGTACCGAATTCTACAACGCCAAACTGGTGGGTGGCCCGGTGCGTAGTGGCGGTAGCATCATCGGTTTTGGCACTATCGGTGCCGTAACAACTGAGCTGGCGGCCGATCTCACCACGGGTGCCAGCGTGCTGCGTATCGAAGGCAACGGCCACTGGATCGAAGGCACCCTGGGCTTGGCCAACAGCGCCTGCGATTTCAAAGCGTCGGGTAATCCGACGACGAAAACGGGCTTCGGTTTCTCCACGCTGTCGATCTCGGGTCCGCGTAGCCTGCCGTCCGGTACGGGCGCAGTCGCTGTGGCTCTGGACGCCAATGCACCCGCGTTCGTCGAACTGGTGGACTGGTCGAATCCGGCAACGCCGGTATCTGTCGGCATCATCCCGCTGGATACGCGCGCCGAAGACTTCGTCTATCAAGATGCGGAACTGGCTGCTGAAATCGGCGATGTACGTGTGACACAAAGTTCCAAGACCGTCATCTTCGGCCAATTCGAATTCGGCGCTACCATGATGACGATCAACGGCGCTCTGAATCTGGATGCGCCCGGTACCCCCGTGCATCAGATCGTGGTGGCCCACAAGCCTTACGGCACATGGCCGACCTACCCATTCGCGGATACGTTCCGTCCGGACCGCGACACTACGTTCCCGAAGCCGTACAAGATCAAGATCATGCGTTCGGATATGACCGTCCTCAAGACGATCGAAATGCGTGATGGTCTGCCGGTGAACGATCCGTCGCTGGATCAGCTGTTCGGTCCTGGTTACACCAAAGGGCTGCGTCCCCACATGAACTGTGGCCAGTGGCATTTCTGGCAGTCGGCCAAGCTGAAGTATAGCTCGAACGCCCTGAAATATTTTCCGGGTATCACCGACCACTTCATGCGTGACACGGTCGCCAAGAACGGCGCGTCGACCAACGCTTCGGTACCGCTGGAAGTGTCGCGTGATCAATGGAACTCGACACTGCACTGGTACGCAGCGCCAGAATGGCCGTTGCCATGGGGTCAGGAAACAACCCAAGTCCCGGGTGAAACCTACGGCGATGATCCGTATCTGTACCCCATCATCTCGTATCACGGTGATGAAGGTCACTTGAGCCGTCTCAGCGGCTGGAACGTCGAACCGGGTTCGATTTCCATGCACGACTGGTACTGTGGACCCGGTGGTCCGCGTCACGATCGCGGTGCGCTGCATACCCCGCTGATTCGTTACTTCACCCGCCCGAACGGCGTCCGTCTGAAGGGCAACGTCCCGCATCGTACGCTGCTCGATTGTTACAACCACGGTTACTTTCACCACGCACATCACACCTTCATCGCTGACGTGAAGACCCTCACGACGTTGCCGAAGGAATACATGCGCGATGGCTTGATCTCGTATTCGCACGCTTACTACGGCTACTCCGACTATGGTTACGTGCCGGGTGGACTGGCACGACACGTCGACCTGCGCGCCATCGCCAATGGTGGTAACTGGCCAGCGCCGGTGCGGGATGGTCACAAAGGCTTCTGGAACGGCTGGGAAGTGGATCAACACCACTCCTATTTGGCCCCTGGTCTGGCTACGATCTTCTGCAACAGCCCGGCTCACACGCTCAGCGGCAACCAACGTCTGTTCGCGCACGTGTGCGGTCAGCTGGGTGATGCCAAGCCGAATACCAACATCCGTGTTGGTTTCCTGTCGCGTGTTCATGCATGGCGCACGCTGCAGCTCGTGGTGGCCTGGAAGATCGCGTCGGCCCACCCGATGGGTATCGATCGCGAAACGATCGAAAAGCGTCTGCAAGTGGAATTGGAATCGGTGTATGACCAAGTCTACAAACCAGCGATCATCGACAATTCGACCGACATGGATCTGGTGGCAGTTCGTCGTTTCGGTAATCCTGGTCTGGTCGAATACGGCAACAGCCAAAACGGTTTCACTGGTCTGAAGTGGCTGCGTGGCGTGAGTGACTATAAGGCTGGCTACTTCGCCGGCGTGCTTTCGCTGATGCGTCAAACGGGCTGCTGGAATGCCATGCGTCAGCGTTCGGCCAAGTGCGCAACCGCGCTCCGTTTCATCGTTGACTCGATGGACAAAGACTCGCTGGCGTCGCTGTACTACACCAAGGGTCGTTACGAGAAGAACTTCGTTTACTCGGACCGCGTCACATCGGCAGGGTCCGCACCGGCTGATATCTCGGCCGGCAACCCTGATCCGGTGATGTATCAAGACTGGGTGGAATGGGTTGCGAAGAATCCGCCCACGGGTCAAGAAACCATGATCCACAACACGGACGGTACGCTCAACACATCCAAGCTGGATGCTGGCACGACCATGCGTATGCAGTGGGTGTTTGTTCGCCGCGACTTCTTCCCGGACATCCCGTTCCCGGTCGACAACAATGGCAATGAAATGGTGACGCCGACATGCAACATGGTACAGGGCTGGATGGATGCTCTCGATACCAAGATCAAGGGCATCTCGTCGCCGTTCTCGGCCATGTCGGCAGATATGGGCTACGCGTGGCCGCCGGTGGCAATCTACAAAGCGCCGGCTACACTGGGTCCTCTCTAAAGGTAATACAACATGGCAACTATTGTTAAGAGTATTGGTACGGCTGCTGGGCGCGATTATGCGACTGTGCAGGCGTTCATCGATTCCATTCCGACTGACGTGGTTGCATCCGGTAACGCCTACGTGGGGGAGTTGTACAACGACTCAGAGTTCACGGACGCCAATGGTAAGGTCTCGCTTACGGGTAAGACCACCAGTGCGTCCTGTAACATCACCCTGCGGGCGGCGGCTGGTCAATCGTTCGCCACCAACCCTAACCGCTCTAGCAACGCGTTGTGGTACAACCGCGCCAACGGTGTCGGTATCAAAACGGCCGGTACGTACCTCACGACGTGGAATATTAACGCCAACTATACCGTGGTTGAAGGTCTCCAAATCTGGGCCAGTGGTTTGGGCGGGATGGCGTTTTCGTTCGGCGGTACTGGTGCGGTGATCAAGAACTGTATCCTGATCGGCACACCGGACAACAACGTCAATAGCTCGGCCGGGGCAATGGGTGGGAATGGCACCATCATGGACAGCCTGATTGTCAGTAACGCAGCAGGCGTGGGCAATGCGGTGCAAATGACCAACGGCACGTTGATCAACTGCACCATTGTTAAACCTTCCACGTTTGTCAATGGTACTGACGCAGCTCGTGCGATTCTTTTCAACTACGGTACCAATGTAGTGAAGAATTGCGCGATGTTTGGCTTTACTGGTCGTGACATTCTACCCAATAGCTTCTCGGCGTCGGACTACAATGCGACCGATTGGAATCAAGCACCGGGCGGCTCTTCGGGCACGCATAACCAGCTGAACCTGACGTATGCTAACCAGTTTATCAGCACCGTTAACGACTTCCGTCTCAGGGCTGGGAGTGATCTTCTGGATAAAGGTACCAACCTGTCGGCGACGTATCAGATCAGCGATATCTACGGTCTGCCGCGTCAATCGGCGTGGGACATCGGTGCATACGAACTGCCTGTTCCCGCTACGGGGTTGACTCTCACGGGTCCGGTATTGGGTAGTAATCAACAACCTTCTACCAACTTCACAGTGGGTGCCAATGGCTCGGTCGCCAACGCGATCACGGTCACGCCGAGCGATAACGGTGCCGGTGGTACGTTCACGCCACAGACACTGCAAATCGTCGGTGATGTGCCCAATGCCACTTTCACGTACACTCCAGCTAACGTTGGGGATGTGACGATTTCGCTGACAAGCGACGGTGCGCTGACATTACCGGCATCGCTGGTGTATCGTTCGGCAGTACCTGCCACCAAGGTAAATGTGGTGGCACCCACAACCGCGGCGCGGGCTGGTCAACAGAGTGGTAACTTTGTGGTGAGCCTGGACGGTATTGTTACGGCACCTGTGAAGGTGATTCCGAGTGATGGAGGTGCTGGCGGTTCGTTCAATCCGCCATTCATTTCCCTCGACAATACCACTCTGCAAGGCACCTTCACGTACGTTGGTGCATCGGTGGGTGTGAAAACCATCACCACGAGTAACGATGGCGGTTTGGCAAACACGTCGGTGCAGATCACGGAAAAGCCACCGATTGTGTTGACACCTACCCCGAGCACGAACGGTCTGATTGTGAAGTCGATCGGTACGGGTAAAGACTATGCAACGTTGAAAGACTTTGCAGCCTATGCTCGTGGTGTCGACCTGTCCGCCAACCGGACCTCGATCCTCGGTGAAGTGTACGAGAACCAAGCTGTCAGTGGTGTCACGGATCTTTACGCCACGAACGCGACGACCGACTACAGGGTGATCGTGCAGCCTGTGCCCGGGAATAGCATCAATGACCTGGACAAAGGTGAAGCAGTCGACTACGGTACCGAAGGTATTGAGTTGGTCATCTCCGCTGGTATGCGGTTAAGTTACGGCGCAGTGATGCAAGGTTTCCGGGTCAATATCAACGGAAATGGTTCTCTTGCGATTTCAGGGATGGGTAATGGGCCGACCGGTCAAGTATCCCGTAACCGCATCAAGGTCAACCCGAGCACCAACATTCCGGGCATCGCGACGGGTGAATATGGCGCGCCGTGTCTGTTGACGGACAACCTGTTCTTCCTCGATGGTGGTACGGGCGATGCTGTCTCCGGTAACGGTACGTTGAACATCCTGCGCAATACCTTCGTGCGGCGTAACGGCGCAACCGGTCACGCGGTCTTCGTTGGCAATGGCCTGAGTTTGGCCTCGAAGGGGGTGGTGGGTAACAACGTGTTCCTCGGCTTTGGTGATACCCCAGTTGTCAATACCAACCTGATGACTGCGGCAAACCTGTTCAACAACTTCACAGATGCAGCCTTGGCAACAGCGGCAGCAGGTATCACTGTCGTTACCACCGGCAACATGGTGCGTAATGCGTTGAACGACTTCCGCCCGGACGATAACGGTCCATTGATCGGTGCTGCTTCTTCGGGCGCGATCGATACAACGGACCTGTACAACGGGTCGCGGGGTGGTGTGCCAGACGCGGGCGCTATCCAAGGGTCGGTGGTGAAGGTGTTGTCGAAAGTCAGCATCACGAGCCAAGACGTCAACGCGCAAAGCATCACTGTTAACGGCACCTGCACCAACGGGCCGATTTCAGGAGCGGCGACGCTGTTGCCGGATTCGACCAACCCCAACGGGGCGCTGCAACAGGGGCCGACACCGATCACACTCACCAACAATGGTTCGTCCTGGACGGTGAAGTGGGATAAAGTGCCGGCAGGTAACTACCAAACTCCGGTCATCCGGATCACCAACGATGGTGGTACAAACCTCACCCAAACAGGCGGGGCACCGATCAACATCCTGCCGATTTCGGCCAGCATCATCGCGGCTGAAGCGGCAAGTACGGTAGGCAACGCGCCGACACTGGCGATCGCTAAAACCGGGTTCGACCTGAACACGATCAGCTTGGATGGTGTCGTAGATACGCAAGGTGACGCTAACGCTGTCATCAACGCGTTCATCGACTTCACCGATGGCCGTGCGTCGGTCGGGCCGGTCAAAGCCAACATCTTCGGTAAGAAGTGGGCGGTTCAGCTGTCGAATGTCACGGGTGGTTTCAAAGTGCGTTTGGAAGCGACTGCCAATAGTAAACCGACTGTCAAGATTAACAGCAATAACCTGAAGGTCATCAAGATCCAAGGTGGGTTGGTCTTGCCAGTCCCAGATTGATTAAATATCTAGCTGCATAACTCCCTAGGTCCCACAAGGGCCTAGGGGGCTTATGATGTCATTAAAACGATCGCCCTAAGGGGCTCTCTTCTTTCTTCTCTTGAATAAACATCAGAGAGATTAGAGAAGCTTAACAGTAGAGGGAATAAGAAGGATGTGAGCTAGTAGCTAAGCTACTAGCTATTAAGAGAGCAAAGGGGTGGGTATTGGGAAGGGTGGTTGGATGGAGTAGCAAGCGAAAGTTTACTTGCCGCTAGGCAAGCAGGAGCATTTCACTCAAAAGGTAATGGCGCTACGTAAAAATAAACACATATTACACCTATGTGCTGGGGAATATAAGCACTTGCCATATAACCAACAACAAAAGGAAATCACTATGCTCAGTAAAGAAGACGAGAAGAAATACTTGAAACAAATGCAAGACGGCATGTATCTGGCTCTTGAAGCCGCCCACTACCTCGGGGGGCGGATGGAAATCGAGTATATCCCTAAACAGGAAGCCCCTACCCCCAAACCGATTCAAGCGATAACCGAACTGAATCACCGTCTCGATAAAGCTGAACAAGCGATCGAAGCATTCAAAGACATGCTGAACGGCATGACCGTCAAACAGCTTGCCGAGAAATATGGCGTCAAGACGATCCATGTACCTGAGCTTTACCATCCGGTTGAATACGCCATCCATCGGGAGCTGCAAAAGAAATGCTACGAGAAGGCGTCATTCCAACCTTATCGGATCGATCCCGTGCATGGTCGAATGTACAGATTCGGAGTTCACGCTGTTCGACCCCATAAAGAATTCTTGTTGAACCTCATTCAGCGAATCAACAAGAAGCGTTTTCTTGACTACATCTTGATCTACATTCGCTAAGGAGCCTACCACAAGTCAGCATCTTATCTCCAAGCAGTTGTTGTCGGTTTCTTTTCAACCACCTATTGGAGTTTAGCATGGCGCACGACACGAGTAACGACATCATTTACAAAGAGTACAAATCTCTGATTGGTCAACCCAAGGCCGGGACAGGTGACTGTGTGGCATTGGGCCGTACCCACATCCCCGAACTGAAGGATCGCCCCACGTACAAGTGGATGGCGGGTGACCGGGTGATGGATGTGGCGGACGAGTTAAAGCCAGGCACCGCGATCGCTACGTTCCTGTGTGGTGTCTATCCGCAACACAGTGATACCGGTCAGCATTTCGCTATTTTCGTTCGCGTCACCAAATACCGGACGACAGCACACGGCAAACGTATCCCGACCGAGATCGAAGTGCTCGACCAGTGGAAAGGTCCGACCAAGCCGGTCATCAGTCTGCGACCGATCCGTAGTCAGGGTAGTGCCCCGATGTCATGCAGCGGTGGTTACACTAATGCCTCGAATACGTTAGAAGCGTTCTACGTGATTCAAAAGAACCACGTGAGGCCGTGACCATGCAGCGGCTACTCGTAGGTCTATTGTGGTGGCCTTGGGTGGTTATCGCCGCGCCTCAGCAATTCGAGGTGCGTTGCGAACCATTCGTAGTGGCGGGGGTACCACTCCATGCCGCTGGTGTAATGGAAGGCCCGGTTAACGAACATGGCATTCTAAAGCCCATCCGTAAACGTATCCGTGGCGGATGGGTCGAATCGTACGCAATAGCGAATACCTATCCGAAGTCAGTATGGTGCGGTTATGGTAAGTTAAACGCGGTCATCCGTATCCATCCATTACCCCCAGATGTCAAGAGCTGTCAGGTGCGTTATCACCCCAATGAAAAGGTGGATAAGATTTTCTGTGTAAGATAAAAGGAGAAAGTAATGAGCGTCATGCGTCGTAATGTGCTGCAGGCCAAAGATAACCTGCGTCAAGCCAGTAACATCTTGGCGGACACGAATGATTGTGCGCCAGACTTGCAAGAACTCAAGAACGCCGCCAAGCTGGCCAGTCAAACCGCAGAGACCCTGAACCGTTTGGTCGGCATGCAGATGGTCGTGCAATCCATGGGTAAGTGATCTTACCCGTAAGAAATTTACCAGAGACGCATCCTTTATAGACCCTGTAGCACTTCAATAACCAACAACAATCATGAAGAACTTAACCCGTGACACAATCGTTTTTGATCGGACCGATGGAACTCGTGCAACGTTGTTGCCGTGTGAACATCCTCCGATCGTTGAAGTCGTCGAAGCTGAACTCGCCTGCTATCGCGGGAGTTTGGCGATCGTTCGACAACCGTATCGCCGCGTTATTTTCCCGAACTGGGTAGATGATCCGAAAGGTGGTCCGTACGTGGTGACGAAGGATATCTTCGATTTGCTCCCATTGGGTGCTACGGATTTTGTCACCCCCGATTATTACACGGCCATTCGCAATGGCCTCCAGCAACCCCATGTCGTTCGACGCTTCATCACCAAAGCTGAAGCCGAGACGATTATCGTTAAGCAGTGCGCAGTTCTTGAGCCCCAACCTGAATAACCAACAACATTTCTTATAAGGAAAACCATCATGTTCCCGTTCAATAGCAAAAAGAAAAACAAGACCACCATCGACGCCAAGGTCCTGTTCCACAAGGAATCCAACGACTTCCCGGAACACGGCTCGATCTACGTCGACCACGTGCAACACCGCCTGAAGAACGAGCCGGTGCGTTTCTCGTTCGTCGGCATCGCCCCGCCCCAGATGACGCCGGAAGTATTGGCCCACATCTGGGATCAGGCTGAACGTCAAGGCTACAAGGTGTACAAGCTGCGTAGCTACGCCGATGTCATGAACGTGACGCCGGCGCCCGTGCTGCGCCCGCGGGAAGAAGAACCGAAGCCGGTGGTCACGCCGCGCCCGTGGGACCAGTCCCAACATCGCACCCCCGTGTCCCGTGGCCTGCGTCGCCCGAGCGAGAATCATGCGGCTCCTTCCGCGCAGTGATCCGCTCAAGCGTTCGCTGAAAGCGGCGATCCGGGTGGCCATGAATCCATCCCTACCTATGTCCAAGCGACATGGTTCGGTATGGTTTCAAGTCGATGGGTTTGGTGAACTCAAGCGTGACTTTCTGGTCGATGATTTGGAGCTGTTGCAAAAGCAACCGAAGAAACTGGCTCCGATCATCGCTCGGCAAATCATGCTGATCGATCAAAGCCTGCCGAAACGCGAAGCGATTTGCGCACCAACCCGAATCGACATCGTGGGTCACAATCGCCGCTTGGTCTACGACCTCCCGACGTTTCACTTGGTGTTGGATCAACCCTTGTGAGCATAACCTCCTCCGCTCATTGAGCGGAGGGGTTTACTTTCTATTCTTTTTTTGTTGGGACTCTTATGAATTTAGAACCCCATCAATGGCTTGCGCTGGCCATTATCTTTGGGGCTGTGGTATGGGTCGTCACGTGTGATTTTACCCGGTTATTTAAACTGCGTAAAAAG